AAAAAATTGGACAAAATAAAATTATCAGCGATGAACCAAGCACGAGCTAAAAAAGGGAATGTCAGTGCTAAGCAAAAAGCGATGGCAACTAAATTTAAATTCCAAGAGGATATTACAGAATCCCCAGATGATGTTATGGGAAATGCGTTCTACTTGAGATTTCATCATAGTGACGCGCGTGCATTCGGTTGGCAAAGAAATGGTGATCATGAAGGTGATGCCCTAGTTGGAGAAGAAAATGGAAAAACTCATGGTAGCATAATAGATCATGATGGTCACAGGGTTGGGAGTAGGAGCAATTTGCATTATGCCGGAAGATTGTGGACTTCACAAAAGATTATATCATTTTGGGATTATCCAAAAGCATCCGATTTGCCTAAGATGATTAAACAACTCAATAAAGAATTGAAACAATATAATGAAAAGATTGACATCAATACTTGGGGCGTCGACGTTGTTGCCGATTCAAAAGGCAAATGGGCCAAAAAAATTAAAGGTGATGTAAATTTCAAAAATGATCGCTGGAATATATGGGACACTACTACTGTTATTATTCCATTGAAAAAATTCGCTGGCAGTGAAAAACGGACTGCAGAGGAAATGGGCAAATCACATTTATTGTCTCCATTACTGAAAAAGATAAGTGCGGCCAAAAAAGAGAAATTAAAGGCTATGGATAGTGCCCGATCCAAAAAGGGGCACACTTCCGCCAAACAAAAAGCCATGATGACCAAATTCAAATTTAGTGAAGATATCACTGAATCTCCGGACAAAGTAGCAATCAGTGATAATGGCACGGTGACTCACCGAGACAATGAAGCTTATTCGTTTGCTCCCGGTGGAAATGATTTAAAAACGATGTTTATTAGTGACAAAGGCAGTAGTCATTCGAGTATGATTGTACAGTATCCTGGTGTGGGATTCAATTGGGAATATTCGGGTAGGGTATGGATAAAACATAAGATAATAGCATTTTGGTATGTTCCAAATAAAAATAAATTGAAAACCCAATTAAAATATATAAACAAAGCGTTAAAAGAGGTGACAGGGGTTCAAATTAATGACGATTGGCTGATCGAACTCAAGGGGGATTATTTCAAAAAAAATCCCGATAGGTTAGAACTCGCTCCATATTTTGAAGAACATGGGTATGGATTATTGCCGATTAAATATTACACAGGACAACCACCAAAGCACGATTCCAAAGCGTATCAACAACATCAAGCTTCACCGATGAAGAAAAAGGTTAATAAGGCCAAATTGTCGGCTATGGGAAACGCTCGTATGAAAAAGGGTGGAACTACCGCCAAGCAGAAAGCTATGGCAACTAAATTCAAATTTTCAGAAGATAAATTAAATGAGGGCAGGGTATTTAAATCGGCTGGTATAGTACCATATATCAAAAAGGGTGGTGAAATATACTATTTATTGTTGCATAGTGGCCGCTTGTGGGGATTCCCTAAAGGTATGCTAGATAAGGGTGAGGACTCTGTTGCTACCGCAAAAAGGGAAACCAAAGAGGAAACTGGAATATCCATATCCAAAATTGATAGTGGATGGAAGGCGGCTCAGAAATTTTTCGTCAATGTTGATTATTCGACTGGTGAGAAATTGGACAAGCCTGCCCCCAAATTTGTTGTTTATTTCTTGGGAGAATCACCAACTGAAAAAGTTAAGTTGTCATTCGAACATACGAAATATAAATGGGTGAAATATGAAGAAGGCCTTAAATTATTAAAGTTCGGCAAGGATATACTTAAAAAAGCAAACGAGCATTTGATTAAAAATGAGATACGTGAAAGTGTTAAATTGAATGATGAAATAATTGGAAGATTTATAGAAGAAACGGATATCGTGGCAATAATTAAAGAGGCTAGTATTAATTCCAGGGCCCCAACTGATGATGGCCCTCCAATTTTTTACAAGACATTCGCTGAATACAAAAGGGTATCCAAGAAATGGTTGAATTCCATGTTCCAAGAAACAGGTTGGGAAGTCATGGATTACATATTGTCTCATGGTGCGGAAGACCCTGAAAATGATTTTACAATGGAATACAGTACGGTTCCTGCTGTTGCTTACGGAAAAACTGGTGATGGTGAGGGTTACCCAGACCCAGTTGGCAGGTATAAAAAACACTTCGCTAAGATGAATCGGGAACTTGGTTGGGAAATTATCAAGTGGATGGGAATTGATGGTAAAAAAGTTACGGGTGTTGGTGCGAAAGCTCCAGTCGCTGCAGGTGCCAAGGATGGTACTGAAAATTCGGATAGAATGGAAAAGGATAAAGAAATGAATGAAAATTTATTTACACAGGAATGGTGAAAAGCTGAATTTCTTCGTGGAGAATTGTTACAAGAAGGAGGAGCCTACGGACACATGGCTCACCCATTTGATAACAGAGATTTGACTTTCGGGGATTTGAAAAAAATTATAGAATTGGGCTTGGGTGGACAACTAAATCGTGAGGATAATGTCAGTGAAAAACTGGATGGCCAGAACCTTATGTTATCATGGAAAAATGGTAAACTAATCGCTGCTAGAAATAAGGGTCATATCAAAAATGCTGGAAAAACGGCATTAGATACAAAGGGTATGATTGCCAAATTTAAAGGTAGGGGTGAGATATACAAAGCATTCGTATATGCCATGAAAGACTTGGGCAAAGCCATTGGTCAATTGTCGGATAAACAAAGGGACAAGGTGTTCGATGAGGGTAAAAACTTTATGAATCTTGAAATCATGTGACCTGGATCTGCTAATGTGGTGGATTATGACTTGGCACAGATTATATTCCATGGGGCATTGAAATATGATGCCGCTGGTACTCCAATAGGTGAGGTTCCCGGTAGTGGTAGGATATTGGCTGGAATGATTAAACAGGTCAATCAAAGTGTTCAAAAACATTATAAGATAGAACAACCCATATTCTTGGATATTCCAAAGCATCAAGATTTTGGCAAGTTAAAGAAGAAATTCTCGGCCAGATTGGATAAACTAAAGAGTGAATTTGCACTTGGCGACAAAGCCACATTGGCGATGTATCATCAAGAATGGTGGAAATCATTTATAGTCAAACAAGCGGCAAAAATGAAAGCTAAAAATATCGGTGGTGCATTAGAGGGGTTGATCAGGAGATGGGGATTTTTTGAGAAATCATATAGTGTGGCGATGATGAAAGCAGATTTAAAGAATAATCCAGAATTTTTAGAATGGGCGTTAGCATTTGATAAGAATGACCACGCGGCTCAGGTTAAGGAAAATATGCTTCCATTCGAAACATTGTTTTTTGAGGTCGGTGCAACTATACTGAAAAATGTAAGTGGATATCTAGCCGTAAATCCAGATAAATCCGTACAGAACATGAAGGATGAATTTGAAAAGGCTGTTAAGGAAATTGAAAAAAAGGGTGATCCTAAAAACTTGAAACGATTGCATACACAATTAAAAAGATTGGATGCTATCGGGGGGTTGGATGCGGTTGTACCAACTGAGGGCATTGTATTTAAGTATAATGGGCAGATATACAAGTTCACGGGTTCATTCGCTAGCATAAATCAAATTATGGGTCTATTGACTTTCTAGGAGAAAAACGTATGAAACTGTCCGATTTGAGGCGTTTAAAAATAAGAAAGTAATTGAAATAGATGTGTTCCATAAAGATTATGGTACTATTTATAAGAAACTAAGTGCAAGTGATAAACGCACTGTGGACGCGGCGATAGGCGGTCCTGGTGAAAAAGGAGCATACTAAAATGAAAAAATCAGAATTAAGACAAATGATAAGAGAAGAAATTTTGAAGGAAACTGGCACAGATAAAAATTTGCTGGGTGGTATTGATAAAGGAATTCGACCCAAAGTGGCCGAAAAAGTATTTGCGGCCATGGCAAAACAAGACAAAAAATATGATAAAATGAATAGTTCGTGAAAAGAATTACTAAAATCCAACAACGATTTTTGAAAAGAATGGCAAAAATTTAGAAATGATGCAAAAGATTTTGCTGAAAACATGTAAATAAAAAAGGTGCATGGCATTTGGGAGAAAAATAATGAAATTGACTGATTTAATGATAACGGAAGAATTAAGCCCTCATCAAATTAGAAAGCTTAAATCTGAATACGATAAAATGATTAAAGAAATTGAGAAACAAGAATCTAAGATTAAAACTCAATGGAAGCAATATGGATTGAATGATAAATTTATAAGAAATTTGAATGCTGCTTGGTATGAGATTTGGGATGAAATAGATGAAATCCGGATATTGTTAGATAAGGTAAAATAAACAAAAGAGGTTAATATGAACAGAGAAAATAAGGCCATGAAGGATATTCTGGCAGGTAGAAATCCAGACAAGAAAATACAAGTATCAATGTGGAATCCAGATAAGGATGAAACCATTATTAAAGAACGCGAGAAAACTGCTAAAGAAAAGACTGATCGTGATGAAAAATCGGAAATTTTAAGGGCGGCTAGAATGCCAATGTTTTGCCCCGAATGTAAACACATAATGAATAAAACGGCCGATAAGAAATTTTTCAATCTTACTGGTAAATGTATGGATTGTGTGGTAACTGAAGAGAATAGACACAGGATTGATGGGACATGGGATGTGTACGAAAAGACAAAGGTGCTTCAGAATAAGAGGTCATGGATAAACGAGCAGATTGCTAGTATAGTGGAATGGCGTAAGGGTGAGGAAGTGAAATTTCTCAATCAGATTAATCCAGATGGTCATTCAGTTGAAGAGGAAAAATGGGAAACCAACAAGGCTCAGATTGAAATGCTAGCAGATAAAGCTACAAAAGAGTATAATGAGATGTTGGACTCAGTAAATAGCGAATTATCAGAACTTTAATATTTATAAGTGAACAAGTGTATATAGGAGAAATTTAGTGAAAAAATCAGAAACCATAATGAAGAAATCAGAATTAAGACAGATTATACGAGAAGAAATCCAGAAATTGAATGAAGCCCGACCAATTAATATTGAAATTTGATATGACAATCCGAATGAAGAAAAATTTATTAAATCCAATGTTAAAAAATTTGGTGGTAAAATAATTAAACCATCTGGTGATCAAATTTCAACCATTTGGGATGGGGATGGATATGAGTTTTCCAAATTGATGAAAAAGCATAAATTGAAAATTTATAGGTGGTATTAATATTAAATTGAAGGAAAAGTAAATGAAAAAATCAGAATTAAGACAAATTATTAGGGAAGAAATTCAGAAATTGAATGAGGCTGCACCAGTGCATGCCGATTTTGGTAAATATCTTGGTGATCTTACTGACAGTAAAACTATTTGGTTGTACCCAAAAAAGGGCGCATACGATTTCAAAAAAGAAATTGTGATACTAAAAAAGGCTTTTGGTAAAGCAAAAGTAACACCACATGAAATGGATTCAGTGGAGCTGGTATTTTCTAAGCCAATCCCAAGTCCAAAAGAGTGGGCGAACGCACTAAAATAAGTGGAGAAAAACGTGAAACTAATAGACATGTTGAACAAAGACGGGAAAGTTTATTCTGTTAAAAAACTGGATGAACAGATGGAAATTGGTGATATCACATTCGATGTGGGTAAGGTGTATAATTTTGGAGACGGATTCAAATCAGTAAATGAAGAGGATATCCGACCAAAAAATGAAGAAAAAGAATACCCAAAGCCCATTAAGAAAATATTCAATAAATTTGGGATTCCCCCTAAGGCACATAGTCCAATTTTGACTATGTTGGCGTATATAGAGAAGAATCCAGACGCATTAAAGACTATATTAAAATCAGCGGGCATGACCGAAAATAAAAAGGGCGAAAATTAATGAATAAGATATTTACATATATATGGAAGGGAATACTGGCGTTGGCTAGTATTGCATCCATATTCTTTGCTTTGAAGAATAAAGAAATTAGGGATTTGAGCAAGGTTATCAAAGATAATAAGAAAAAAGAAAAAGAAGTCAAAAAGGAAATTGCCCAATTGGAGAATAATAAGCAGGCCAATAAAAAGGAAATCGAAAAGCTCAAGGGTGATTTGGACAATACTAAAAAAGAAATAGAAGAAATGGAAACTGTATATAAAAGCGATGATGTAGACGCTGCAGTTAAATTTCTCAAGGATTTTGCTAATGGTTAGATGGATTATGATAATACTGATAGTATTATTGTCATGTGGATTTGGACAACATTCATTTACGGATGAAGAAGTATTAAATATTGCCAATAAGGTGACTGAATTGCAACGGCAGGACAGTTTAAAGACAGTAGCTATGGTGACACAGGGTATGATTATAAAGAAATTGGAATTCCAAGCGGAAATGGATTCTTCGATTATTGCGTCCAAAGATAAGAATATAGAAATTTTAGAAGAACGAGTAGAATTGGTTAAACCCAAATGGTGGCAGAATCCGAAGATTGCTTATGTCGGTGGAATGGCCACAGTATGATTTACATTATGGGCTAACGGGCAAATAGTGGGATAATATGATGAATGAAGCACAAAAACTAAAAGAGGCGATGAAGAAAGAGTACATTAAGTGTGCTGTTGATCCCACGTACTTTATGAGAAAATACTGCATCATTCAGCATCCGCAACGTGGTAAGGTAAATTTTAACCTTTATGATTTTCAGGCCGATACTCTAGAAAAAATAGTAAGCAATAATTACACTGTAATTCTCAAAGCTAGACAACTGGGATTATCCACATTAACTGCCGGATATGCCCTTTGACTAATGACATTCAATACGGATAAGGATATTTTGGTTATCGCTACGAAACAGGATAAGGCCAAAAACTTGGTAACAAAAGTAAGGGTTATGCATGCAAATTTACCAAATTGATTAAAATCCACCTGTACGGAGGATAACAGACTTTCAATGAGTTATAAGAATGGCTCAAGAATTAAAGCAGATACATCATCCCCAGACGCTGCACGATCAGAATCACTATCATTATTGATTCTCGATGAAGCGGCATTCATCCCAAAAATTAACGATATATGGACAGCAGCTCAACAGACATTAAGTACTGGTGGCCGCTGTATTGCATTGAGTACACCAAATGGTGCTACTGGATGGTTTCACGATATATGGGTTGGTGCGGAGAATAAGGTTAATTCATTTTTTCCAATATATCTTCACTGGACGGTACACCCAGAACGTGATCAAGTATGGCGTGACAAGCAATCTTTGGATTTGGGCCCAGAATTGGCCGCCCAGGAATGCGATTGTTCGTTTATCACTTCTGGAAAATCGGTAGTCCCCGGTCCAATTATTCAATGGTATTTGGATAATTTAAAGGAAGAACCCATCGCACGAGAAGGTCTTGACGGTAACTATTGAAAATGGAAATATCCTGAAATTGGAGCATCCTATGTGGTTTCGGCAGACGTGGCACGTGGCGATGGTAAGGATTATTCCGCATTTCATGTAATTAATATTGACACATTGGAACAAGTGGCTGAGTATCAGGGGAAAGTCGATACTAAAGCATTTGGAGATTTATGTGTAAATGTGGCTACAGAATATAATGACGCACTGTTAATTATTGAAAATGCCAATATTGGTTGGGGTTCGATTCAACAGGTTGTTGACAGGGATTATAAGAATTTATTTTACGCCACATCGGACTTGAAATATGTGGATGTAAAATCACAGATGACAAACAAATATTATAGAGACGATCGAAAAATGGTGGCAGGGTTTTCAACTACTAGCAGAACCAGACCAATGATCGTGGAAAAACTGGTGGAATATTTTAGAGATAAAACCGCAATAGTACATTCCAATAGACTAATAAATGAGTTATTTTCATTTGTATATGGTCCTGCTTCGGCCGCACAGGCCGATTATGGTGCTAATGACGATTTAGTAATGAGTTTCGCGATAGCCCTATGGGTACGTGATACTGCAATTCGTCTAAGAACTGAGGGAATGACTCAGCAGAAAAATTTAATGAAGCAAATGGTGGATTATCAACCAGTTTATAGCGAAAGTAGTAATAAAAATGATTCATGGAATTGGGACGACTCACATGGGAATAATGTTGGGTTGGACTGGTTGCTGGATTAAAAGAGACGAGGTAAAGAATGGCTGAAGGTAAATTAGCACGGAATTTAAAAAGATTATTTTCTGGAACCGTTATTGTTCGCAATATTGGTGGTAGAAAATTAAAGGTTGTGGACACGGACAATGTCCAATCTACTGTGAATAGAAATTTCATGGATAGATATACTAGATTGTACTCATCAATGGGTGGGTCAACTGGTCGTGCTATACAATTCTATCAAGCTGGGCAGAGAATGGCCCTTTTCAAAGATTACGAACAAATGGATGCGGATGCTATTATCTCATCCGCACTAGACATTTATGCAGATGAATGTTTGGCAGGCGATACCATAATTCCATTATTGGATGGTCAAAAATTGACTTTAAAAGAAATGTTTGATAATAATATGACCGATTTTTGGTTGTATGGTATTGACGATGGTGGAAATTTTAAACCGTCTATGGGTAGATTTGTGGCATATAAGGGAAAATCCGATGTTTATAAAATAACATTGGAAGATGGTACGATATTGAAATCCACTGGAAATCATAGGTGATTGGATTCAAATAATAAATTGAAATATACTGAAAATTTTAAAGTCGGGGATGGAATTTATGCTCTTTCTACTAAAATAAGTGAACATAAAAATATGCCTGGATATGAAATGATAAAAAATGGAGAAAATTTCGAATTTGTTCATCGGATGGTTGCTAAAAATAATAAAATTTTATTGGAAGAACGAAAGCATAAAACGGATAAGGCTGTAATACACCATAGTTCATTTGATAAGAGAAATAATTCTCCGGAACATTTAATTTGGCTTAATTCCAAAGAGCATTGGCAAATGCATGCTGATTTTAACAAACAATTGTGGTCAGATGATACCAAAACTCATGCATATAAAGACAAAATTAAGGAAGCACATGAGGCATATTGAACACCCGAACTTAAACATCAAGTAGCTATACGCCAGTCTAAATTTATGAAAGACTGAATGTCGAAAACTACTGACAATGAAAGAAAAGTTTTATTTGGGAATTATGGTGAAAAAAATGGAATGTATGGCAACGGCGAATTGTTGTCTGGTAATAAAAATGGTAGATGAATATCATCAATGAATAGAATTAGTAAGTATGATTTAAATACACTAGTTGATTTATTAATGAAAGAGTATACTGGTGGTAAAAATAGCAGTGCTAGAAATATTTTATCTAATCACTACGATTTTAATCGTTCGGAATTTTTAAAATTTTCCAAAATGGTATGTGAATATTATGGAATATCAAATTTAAAATCATTACCACGTGAATATTATTTTGAGAAAAATAAACATTTATTATCTGACATGAGATTAAAAATATCCAAATTCAATAAAAATCCAAAGCGAAATTTTAATTTATTGTGCAATAATATAGGGACTACTAAAATAGAGTTTAATCATATATTAAATAAAGCTGGATATCATTCTTTTGGTGATTTTGCGGATTCTTCTAATCATAAAATTATATCTATTGAGAAATTGCCTGAATTGGAAGATGTATATGATATTATTGATGTGGATGATACTAACATTTATGCGATTGAATCGGTCGATGGATCGAAAATATATACTCACAATTCTACAATGAAATCCGAATATGGTGATGTTATTGAGATTACCGCTGAAGATGAGGGTGTAAGGGAAGTATTACATAACTTGTATTATGACATTTTGAATGTTGAATTCAACTTGTGGCCATGAGTTAGAAATATGTGTAAGTATGGGGATTTCTTCCTGCATTTACAGATAGATGACAATTATGGTATATACAATGTTATTCCAATGTCGGCCTATGATGTGGTTAGACTTGAAGGATTAGACCCAGCAAAACCAAATGAGGTTAAATTTCAATTGGGCGAGGGTGAAACCAGACACATGGCTAAGGGTAATGATGAAACCGAGATGCTGGAAGATTATGAGGTTGCACACTTTAGACTACATTCAGATTCAAACTATTTGCCATACGGTAAAAGTATGATTGAAGGTGGCCGTAAAACGTGGAAACAACTAACACTAATGGAAGATGCCATGCTGATTCACAGAATCATGAGGGCCCCTGAAAAGAGAGTATTCAAATTGGATATTGGTAATATTGCTCCAAATGAGGTTGAACCATTCATGAAATCGGTTATTTCCAAAATGAAAAAAACCCCAGTTATGGATGAACAGACTGGTGAATATAATTTAAGATACAACATGCAGAATCTCACTGAGGACTTTTTCCTTCCAGTGCGTGGTTCTGATAGTGGAACTGAGATTGACACATTATCTGGGTTGTCTTATGAGTCCACCGATGATATAGAATATTTGAAGAACAAAATGATGGCGGCTTTGAAAGTACCTAGGGCATTCTTGGGATACGATGAGGCTCTAAACAGTAAATCAACATTGGCAGCAGAAGATGTGAGATTTGCAAAAACAATCGAGCGAATCCAAAAGGTGATAGTTGACGTTTTGATGAAAATTGGTGTGGTTCACCTTTATACTCAAGGGTATAGGGATGAGAGAATGCTTAATTTTGATCTTAGCTTAACTAACTCGTCTATCATGTTTGAAGAGGAACGGTTGGAATTATTGAACAACAAAATTTCAGCGGCTAGTTCACTTCTACAGGACGATTTGGCACCTACAGATTGGATATATAATAATATCTTCAAATTCGGAAAAGCCGAACAAGAACAAATCAGACTGGAACTATTAAAAGACAAAAAACGCAAGTTCCGTTATCAACAGATTGAAGATGAGGGAAATGATCCATTGAAATCTGGTGAAGCTGTTGGTACACAAGGTGCCATGATGGCCGCCGGCGGGGAAGAGGGCGGCGGACCCCCACATCCAGTTCCAGGTGGCGCACAGGAAGAAAATTATGGTGATTATGGAGAAGATAATGAAGCTCCTGCAGGTGGCCATCCAGGTGGTGGCCGACCTAAAGAAGGGCCTAAGTATGGTAAGGATAGTTCCGCTACCGGCCGTGATCCACTAGGAAAACATGACATGAAAAAGGCCAGTAGCAATAGTCCTAAATACGGAAAAACTTTATCACTCTCACATTACGCGTCTTTAAAGACAAGATTGGGTGAAAAGTTCGTAGAAAAGAATCAAAAAATATTAAAAGAATCTGATGATATAGAAAAAGAATATAAAGATGATATTTCTAGCTCAGAGGACGCTGAATAAGCACCGATTTTAGGAAGTTTTAATATTTATATATAAGATAAATTGCATAGAATTTATTAATATGGAGTGAAAATATGAGTAAAAATTTGCGACACAGCAAGATTAAGAACACTGGGATTTTATTTGAACTATTATCAAGACAGATAACAGTGGATGTTCTTAACAATAGGAAGAATTCTTCCGCCATAGATATTATTAAGAAGTATTTTAATGAGAATACGGAACTCGGAAGAGAGCAACAATTGTACCGTATATTGATTGGGGAAAATTACAATGTGGAATCTAAAGCGGATAAGTTGATTGAGGCGGTGATATCTTCACGCCAAAAAATCAAAAATTCAAATTTGCACAACGAAAAATATAATCTCATTAAAGAGATCAAAGAGAATTACAGTGTAGATGAATTTTTCGCGGCCAGAATACCTAATTATAAAGTTTACGCGTCCATCTATAAATTATTTTTGTCTGAGACTTCAGGTGGTACATTCGATCCCGCCGAAGCTGTTAATAGCAGATTTACAATAATTGAACATATAATTAGAAACCCAATTGCCAAAAAAGACAAGCAGGCTAAAATTGTTAGTGAGTATCAAAAGCAGGAAAAAGACTTGAGATTACTATCCTACCAAATTTTAGTTGACAAATTCAATGAACGCTATTCGGCGTTAGATTCCCATCAGAAAAAGTTGTTAAAGGAATATATTAATAATATTTCAAATACCAATAATTTGAGGGAATATATCAATGTTGAATCTAAGAGAGTGACAAAGGAATTAAAATCATTGATTTCCAAGGTTGATGACGATATTACTCGTATCAAATTGAAGGAATCAATTGCTCAAGTCAGTAAGGTAACAACTGGCAAGCTTGTAAAAGATGATCAGGTAGTTAAGATGATGAGATATTATCAGTTAGTTAAAGAAATCAAGAAAACCATCAAAGGAGATAAATAATGAGTGACGCGTTACGGAATTATATTAGGGAATTAGTAGAAGCTGAGTTGGCCGAGGCCAATGCGACTGGTAACATTGATGGTGGTGAAGGTCCTCCTAAGACTCCCAATGCATTCAGAAACAAAAAAAATGGTAAGGTTGAAAAATCCGGCAGAGCAAAGGGTCATAAAGACCCAGCGGTAGGTGAATACACAAAAGCTGATGTCAGCAACAAATATATTAAAAAAATGTATGAAACTATGGTAGCACATAGGGTGTCATTGAATGAAAAACTGGGTATCGAAGCAAGAGAACTTCAGATTTTTATTGATAATGACCAAGCATTGTATAAACAGCGGTTTATTCCAATTTTGAAGAATTTATCTAAGAAAAAGAAATCTGGTAAATTTGACGCCGCTTTGGCTCCAAAATTATTTATGTATTTGGTTGACGATGGTGCAAAACGATATGTCAAAGAGTATGGCGGTAATGTACGTGATGTGTTCCCTAAAAAGGAACGTATGGAATTGGCTAAAGAATATGCTGCAGATTTTGAAGAAGCATTTGAAAATAAAGAATATGATTTTATGAATGAAGATATGGCTCCAAATAAGGTGGATCAGGCTGAGAATGATTGGGGCAAACTCAAACACGCTCACTGACTGATAAGTTCGGTGGCCAGTGACGCCGGTGGTTATTCACAATCTTCCAGTTCAAAAATCTCAGTAATATCCAAGGGATTGGACGGGGTAATGAAATATTTTAAAAAAGATACTGGTATAAAGGGGAAATAATATGATAACTAGACAGCTAATTGTGGATTATTTGTTATTTGATGTTTCACCGCAACAAATTACGGAATCTATTAAACAGAATGGCAAGGTAATTGTACAGGGTGTATTACAACGTGCAAATTCCGAAAATCAAAATGGTAGGGTTTACCCACGCAAGATTTTAATGAGAGAAGCGGAAAAATATTCCGAAAATTTCATTAAACAGAAAAGAGCGATGGGTGAATTGGATCACCCCGATAGTTCAGTAGTAAACCTACAGAACGTATCTCATAATATTGTGGAAACACATTGGGAAGGTGACAATTTAATTGGAACCATCGAAGTATTGGGTACTCCTTCTGGAAATATTCTAAAGGAATTATTTAAAGCTGGCATAAAATTGGGTATTTCATCCAGAGGTTTAGGTTCGGTTCAACAATCTGAAGCTGCTGGTGGTGCACAAGAAGTCCAAGATGATTTCGAATTGATTGCATTCGATTTTGTTTCAAATCCGAGTACACATGGTGCATTTATGTACCCAGTGAATGAATCGGTTGATCCATCTGCCAGAACGTGTGGAAAATGGTGTAAAGTAGAATCAATCATTAATGATATTATTAGAGGATAAATAATGAAAAAATCTGAATTACGTCAAATCATTAAAGAAGAGCTTTTGAAAGAAGAAGAAGGTGACCTCGGCCGTGACATTGATAGGGTTGTCCAGATGGCAAAGGATAAATTTAGCGATTGGGAATCCGATAAAGAAATCAACAAATTGACAATGAAAAATTTACAAAGGCTTGCCGATTTCTTCGGCAAAGACGCTAAAAAACTATTGGCTAAGGAGGGCAAATAATGAAAAGAACGAATTTAAAGGATTTAATTAGTGAACATGCATTCGATCGCAAGTTCGGAGAACCAAGTCCAACACTGGAAGATACAATGAATTCCCATGGTAGAAAATCTATCAATGAAGCTGACATTAAGATGTCAAAACATTGGGAAGAGGTGGTTGCCGAAAAACAGGAAGAACTAGAGGATTTATTCGGTGATTTGGAAGTATTGTTAAATGACAATTCACATGAAGATTGGTTCAATTCCGCATTTAAACATTTTGACAATGCCACTACAGCTATAGAATCGGCGATGAAGAAATTAAAGTCCATAAGTAAGAAAATTAAGGAGTAATCATGGGTAATGAGAAAATATTATACGAATCAATAGGTAATAATTGGAAATCATTTCTAAATGAAGCGGCCAAATATGCCGATTTATATGGAGATGGTGTTGCAATTGGTACATCCGAATATGGTATCTATGCAATTGAAATGAATACTAAGCGTGGTCATTTTTCAATGACCGATTCCACTTATGAGGTGATTACTCAAGAGGGTATCAAGGAAATGGAACGTGATACTATTGAATATGAAGCTGATTATTATTGGGATGAAGTATTTGCACAGGGTGAAAATATTGAAAGTAATTATTCTGGAGAAGAATGGGGAGACATACCAAAGGGTGAACAGAAACATTTAATAGAAACCATGATTGATATTGTAGTGGATAGTAAAATGGACAGTATGCGTGGTGAATTTGATTATGAATTCAACGGAAAATCTGAAGAATTCCATCTGGATATGGTAGGCGGCGGACAGGGAGGAATGGATGATCTCGATAAACCCATTATCCCCAAAAAGGATGCACAAGTACTTAAAATGGCTTGGGACAAACTACACCTTGGAAAAGAAAAAGATTTTGATAGCGGTGAACTGGCTCTTATGAAAAAGGCTATAGACATTTATGAAAAACTTAAAAAGAATGACCAGAAATTACTAGAAAAATCACTTCAATTGTGGTGGATTGGTAACAAGGGCAAGGGTGGCAAGGCCATTGAAAAGATGATGAAAAAGAACGGTTATAAAACGGGAAAATTGAAACCTGGTGAATTGAAAAAAATCAAAAAAACCCCAATGGGTTTCTAAGAAATATAAGGGAGAACCAATGCCAGCAGTCAGCAAAGCACAGCAATCGTTTATGAACGCTGTAGCAAAATACAAAAAGGGTGAACTACCAGACGCGTCTCAAGAAATTAAAGATGCGGCAGAGGGTATGACATCTGGTGAAGTTGATGATTTTGTGGACACTGACACCGAAGACCTGCCGGATACAGTAGAAGAAGCTGAAAAAAAGAGAGATTACGCTAAAGAATATCAGGCTAGAAAACCTTATTATTACAAAAAATTTCAAGCATCCGATAAGGCAAAGAAATACAGAGCCGAATTGAATAAGTACAACCGAGATCATGGTACATACGGAAATGGCGACGGAAAAGACGCTTCACATAAGGGTGGCAAAATAGTTGGCTTTGAAGATCAATCAAAAAACCGCAGTCGCAAGGAGAAAAGCAGATTGAAAAAGGAATCATTGGAAATTCGGATAATCAGAAAAATTATTAGAGCCGAATTATTGGAAGCAATGAAACCATCCGAAGCGTATGGGTACACCAAAGATGGGGTGGTGATGTACAAAGGTTCCAAAAAGAATGTAACCAAAAAAGTAAAAGAGGCTATGAAAAAAAGCCCCGAATCTAAATTTAGTATATTTATGAGTGCCAAGGTTAAGGTCGGCGATAAATATTCGGTAAAAAACGAAATAGACTTGCCAGCAAACTTACATCCAAGACCACATCAACAGGGCGTGGTTGGTGATATGTCATAGGAGACAATGATGAAAAATAAAGACATGATGGAAATGAATAAAAAGTGGAGAGATTGGAGACTCGAGGAAAAAGTGGAAATTATAACTGAATCTTTGAATCCAAATAAAATTATGGAAATATTTGGAGACGTTATTTATAGGAATGTGGATGACATTATTGAAGTGAGAAATAGTAACTCCAAGAAAAATCAATTGGAAATAATTGTTCAAACATCCAAGGGTGATAAACTTGTGACATTGACAGCAAAAATAGAAGATGCACCAGCCGAAGACGTCCCTAGGGCGCATTAAATAGGAGACCAATAATGGCAAAGAAAAAACAAAAATTAGATGAACACATGTTATCAATAGTTGGCGGATTCGTCAATCCTACAAATAACTTCCGTTATCATAGTCTTGGTAAAATCGCTGAAGAATTTGCAACAGAAGAAGACCCAAAATATGACTTGAAAGAGTTTGTAAATGAGGTTGGAAATTTCAATGAAATGGGCAAGGTAATCTATCGTGAAAATGATATTAGAGAAACCGCTCAGAAATTGGCTAAAATGTGTGAGATTGCAAAGCATCACGCTCTTAGTCAAGTTGATGAAGAATTTGATAAAATCACAATCAATAAAAATATGAAAACTTTGGGGAACCATTCCAAGGAATTTAGTAAAATCGCTAATGAGGCTGCTGGGGTACAGCAAAGAATGGAATCACTATTTGAAGATATGGGTCATATTCTAGGCAGGTACTATGAAATTAAAGGTGGCGGTGATAGTGAAGAATCAGTCGATGGTGGCGATATCCGTAAAATTGGTAAAAAAATCAAAGAGAATGACGGTGAATATGAGAAATTTTTCAGGAGTGCAATGAAGAAATACGGAATCAGCTCACCTGATGAACTTGAAGATGATGAGAAAAAGAAATTCTACAATTACATAGATAAGAACTATCAAGCCAAAACCGAATCCAAATTGCAAGAAGGTAAATTTTCAATGGAAGACGATGAAGATGACGGTGATAAAGAAATGGCAGTTCAAGATCATATTGAACGGAAATTAAAGCGTAAGAAAATAGGAGAATGGGAATTCTTTACGGATCAAATGTCTGGTGCATGGGAATGGGGCCGTGATGGTGATGATACTCTAATATACGCTACATTATTCTGGGATGGGGATAACACCGGATTGCCAATCAACGTGGTTGTTGACGGTGGTGATTATGATGATAAATTCAAACCGAATTTTGTTAAATATAAGTCAAAGGGTGCGGATGCCGATTTGAAATGGTATATAAATACTATGAAAAAAATATTAAAGGACGCTAGCGCGAAATACTAAAAATGACAATAGACGAACGAGCTGGAATTGGTGAACTGGTCAAGATTGATCGTAAATTTTATAAAGAATTTATGAAACGATTTGGTGTAACCAAACAAGTAATATCGAAACCTTTTAAAATATTAAAAAGGGACTCAAGTGTAATTAGTGTGAGGTCACTTGAAAATAACAAAAAGTATCAATTGCCGTTTGGAATATATTCATCAGCTACATTTGCAAATTATAAGAATAATCTAAAACAAGCATGGAGTGAAGATGTGGATACTAAGAAAAAACGAGTAACCGTAAAAGAAGTATTCAGGTGGTTCAAAGGACTTGAAGAAAATAAGTGGAGAAAGACATATCCAATCGACGCCCGCAGAATTTCATATTTTGTAAATAACAGTGGATTGAATGAGGTGGATAGAGCAGAAATGCCCAAGTCACTAAAGAAAAAGAATCCTGACGCAACATACGTTCGTGAACAAAAGTTCGCAAAAAGATTTATGGAATATAAGGAAGAATCCAACAAACTTGAAGAATCGGTTCGCTCTGAAATTCGAAGTATATTGGCCGAAGATTTCAATGATGATCAGGTCGGGGAATATGTGAATAATGTGGCCGAATTGAAACAGGCCGCTGGTAATGTCAATATGGACAAAGTAGAAGAATATGCAAAAAAATACTATAGGTCAGTGATAGGAGCTAATAAACATGGTTACATACAGCACTTGACTAAATTATTTAAAAAGCTAAAATAAGAGAACATAAAAAACAAAAGAGGTTAATATGATTAGTGTAAAGGTCATTGATGGAAACATCGAAAAAGCTCTTCAAATTATGAAGAGAAAAATTAAAGATACAAGGTTGTTCGTGGAACTAAGGGAAAACGAAGAATATAAGAAACCATCCCAGCGCCGTAGAGAGCAAAAAGCTAGGGGAAAAATCAGAGAAAAATATCGTATACTGGAGAGACAAAATGGAGAACCACAAAGATAGAGCAATAAAATTTTCAGCATTACTTGAGGCGGATTTGCCATTCAGTGACGATGAAATTATGGAAATAATCAGGGAAGAGATCAATGAGGCCAATTATAAGGGTCTGGTGGATCAATCCAAAAAGATTATGAAAAAGTTAAAAGACGCCAAGCTGTCCCCAGAGGATGTTAAGAAATTAACATTAGCACTGAGGCAGATTCAGGCGGTGTTAGATTACGCGTAAAGCATAAACAAATAAAGGGAAAATAACATGGAAAAGACAATAGAAAAATACGAACAAATTAAGAAACTTTTTAAGACATTTGAAGATAACCACAAGCTCTTTGAAGAAAAGGGTAATAAAGCGGCTGGCAGTAGAGCCAGAAAAGCTATTGGTGAAATCAAAAAACTTGTAACTGAATACCGAAAGGTGTCGGTCGAAGATTCCAAATAGGAGATAACAATGGAGAAATCAGAACTGCGTCAATTAATCCGTGAAGAAATCAAGCGGGTCATGATAAAAGAAGATTACGCCGATGATCTAGCCAAAAAGTTGGTTAAGTCGAAAAAGGTTAAATCTGGCATGAATGAAAAGGATAAACTATCCGCCGCTGGTGCTCAAATGAAAAAAGATTTGGGTGACAAGCGGGCTAAAAATTGGTGGACTACATATCCCGATTTTGCAGCCGATTTCCTAAGTGCCGTGTCCAGCAATCTATCAGAATCGAGCGTTAATGAAAGTGAATATAAACTTGATGGTAAATTAATTAAGCGATTGAAAATGCCCATTTTACAAACATGAGACTATATTGGTAGTGATGCGATGGAATTGGGTGTTAGTGATAATGGAGATGCCATAGAATTGACAATTGATGCTTCAAGATTGGCCCAACAAGATAAGGAAGCCGATCAAATAATTCAGGACATTGTGGCTAAATTCGGGTATAAGAAAGTATTAAAATTTTTAAGCAAAAATATACGAGCATATTAATATGAAAAAATCAGAATTAAGACAAATCATCAGAGAAGAAATTCAAGTCATAATGGAACGTGATGTGGCTTATGATTTGACAAAAATCATTAGAAGCCGACCAGACGCATCCACAAAGAAAAAATTGGCAAAAATATGATCGTCAATGGATAAGAAATCCACAGAATATGGTCATGTTGAAAAGGCTTTATCCGCTTGGGGCGATCCCTATAGTGGTGGTGAGACTTGGCAATCACATGTTGAAAAAGCAATAGGTGCATTGAATGAAGATAAAAAATCCGACTTTCTGGCACAGGCATTTGCCAAACAGAATAAAGAGGGCAAACTGGTAGTAGTTCAGGGTGGTAAGTTCGGTAAAAAGAATTTCAAAAAGGGTCAAAAATTAAACATATTAGGCAGAACATCAAAAGCCTTGCATCCATCACAACAGGGTCTGGTAGTACAGAATCCTAGTGGTAGGGGTGAATTTGTAGTATATGACCACTTCCTCAAAGACGAATCTATATTCAAAATTGTAAAAGAGAAAATGAATATGGGTGTAGTCAGGGCCAAACGGGCAACTGAATTGGATGAAGGGGTTGGAGTTACACTTAGTAACAATAGTGCCGATAGAAGAGATGCATTGGCCATCCTAAAAGACGAATTTAAGGGTGTAAAATATAAGATTAAGGGTAGTGATTATATAGTGTTCAAAAACGATAAGGACGCTGAAAGATTTTTCGATCTGTGCCAACAAGATTATACCGAATTGGCCGGCGCGAACAAAGAGAAATATTAATGAAAAAATCAGAACTACGTCAAATGATCAGGGAAGAAATAGAGCTTACTATCAATGAGGGGGCATTTGCCAAGTTTAAGGACATGATAGAAAAGGCCGTTGAAATGCACACCATAGAAAAGTATATCAAAGCTAATGCGGTCAAAATGTTCAAAGGTATCCCAAATGGTAGTGGATTTGAAGAGCTCAAAAAGGCCATTTTATTTTATGCAAAAGCGTACGAAAATGGTATGAGTGGACGGACCAAATCCAATCGGTTCTATGGAATTCAACAGGTATTCCAAAAAAATCCAAAGGTTGAAAAATGATTCTTCCCAGGACTTAGGCGCGGTAAAATAACCCGTGAATATTTAAGACAATTTGTGGTAGCTTTTGCAAAAGATTACAAAGGGGTAACCGAATCAATCAAATTGAATGAATCAAATGAGGTTGTCAATTCCATGAAACCCGATGTTGATGAATTGGTAAAATTATTGTCTGCAAAATACAAGCGAGCAGACGTGGGACTTGTCAGGATTAAAGAATGGGCGCCAACCCAAACCGCATTTGAAATAAAAATTTATGATAAAGAATTGTTCAATCATCTAACTGTATGGGTGTGGGGTAAGGAACAGGACTCTGCCAGAATATCAATAGAGGTGGCAGGAAGCAACGAACACAGCTTCAAACGGGGTGTTAGACCGACAGTGAAACAAATGTACAAAGCGATATTAAAGTCATATAGGGGACATAGAAACCCTCCAATTGTAAAATAATAGGTAAAGCCTATAATATACGACAAAATATTAAGAAAAACAACAAAAAAATTAAAATAATTGGGTATTTTAGCGACTTTTCATAAATTACCTGATATTTATATATAAATGCAGTATGGGCGAACCCGCCATCATATACCGCAATCAAAAACAAACAAAATTAGAGTTCCTAATAACTTTAGTAAATCCACAATTGTAAAAATTGGAGAAATTAAATGGATGATCTTTTAAAGAGTGCTATTGCAGACGCAAAAGCAGTAAGGGAAACCGCACTAGCAAACGCACGCATAGCTCTAGAAGAGGCATTTCAACCACGTATTCAATCAATGTTAGCCAAGAAAATTCAGGCTGAGGTTGATGACTTTGAGGACGGAGATGAATTCGAAGCTGATGAAGAAGAAGATTTTGATAACGAGGAATCGTTTGATGATGAAGATGAAGTCGCAGTAGACGCCGAAGAAGGCGAAGAAGAAATCGAAGACATTGAAGTAAGTGATGATTTTGAAGACGACGAGGAAGAATTCGACGACGAAGAAGCACCAGAACTTGAAGATGATGAAATGGAAGAATCAGAAGATTTCGACGCTGACGATGAGTTTGGCGATTCCGATCCTGAAGAGGACGAGGACGAGCTAGATTTGGAAGCGGTTATTCGCGAACTTGAATCTGAAATAGACGATGAATACGAAGATGAAGAAGAAATGGACACGGACTACGAGGACGAGGAAGAAGACCTTGAGGAAAATGACGTATCTTCAGATATCGGTAAATCTGACAACAAACAACCTGGTAAAGCAAATCAAACTTCAGGTATCGGTACAGCTGGTAAAGCTAAACTGAAAGAGGAAGATGAATTTGAGGATGAGGAAGAAGAAGAATATGAGGACGATATGGACGAAGATATTGACTTACAGGAACTTCTAAATCAACTTACTGAGGATGATGATGAAGATGAAGATGACGCCGAGGAACAGTTGGAATCCTTACAAGCTGAGCTTACCGAGCATCGCGAAGTGGTGAAATACTTACGTGACAAATTAAATGAAGTTAACCTGCTTAACGCAAAATTACTTTATACAAACAAACTGTTCCGTTCCTTTGAACTGGACAATGGTAAGAAATTTAAAGTGGTCGAGACTTTCGACAGGGCAAAGAATATTCGTGAGGTCAAGTTGGTTTATTCAACTTTGGCAGAATCATTTGGCAGTCGTGTCACTAAGAAGTCAAAACCAAAACTCGAGGAAAATAAACGTCAGGGCAAAAGACGCAGTTCAAGCTCCAAGCCTATCCGTTCTACCAAACCTAAGACAAATAACATCTTGTCAGAAGGTCAGGAAGTCCGTGAGCGTTTTCAAAAACTCGCAAACATTAAATAGGAGAATTTAAATGAGTAAAAGCCTACAAACAATCGAAAAACTAATGGGTGGCTATTCTCCAGTTCGTAAGAGATTAGAGGAGTCTAAGGCTCTTGTAGCAAAGTGGGAACCCACTGGACTACTTGAAGGTCTTAGTACAGAACATGATGTAAACAATATGGCAGTGTTGCTTGAAAACCAAGCACGTCAGCTTATTGATGAATCATCTAAAACTGGAACCGCCTCCAACTCTGAAGAATGGAGCGGCGTAGCCCTTCCACTAGTTCGTAGAATATTTGGTGAATTAGCTGCACAGGAATTCGTTTCTGTACAACCTATGAACCTGCCTTCAGGACTTATTTTCTATCTAGATTTTAAGTATTCTACAGCACAACCAGGATTCGATTCAGGGTCCGACATTTATGGTAACACAAGTTCATCTGGCGATGCAACTGGTGGTCTTTACGGCGCAGGTCGTTTTGGATATACCTCAAATGATGTATCAGTAGCATCAACTTCCTTCGTAACCGCATCCGTGGTTTGGGGTGATGTTGATTTCGAAGCAGACTTGTCTGCATCAGTCGCTGCTGGAACACTTCTTAAAATTACCATTCCAAAGGCACAGGCAGCTGCTGCTGATTGGGACGCTGTACGTTCATTCGTAATTAGTGGTTCTGGTACTTCAGAAGTAACAACACTGTATCCCGCTTACAGTAAAATAAGTGGTACAAACGCTATCTTTATTATTGATCCCGCGCTCGCACCTTCTGGTAGTGGAACTCAATTCACAATCAAATATAGCAAACAACCTACTGACATCACTCGCGGTGATTTCGAACAGACCAGTTTCACGACTCCTGCTCCTAATTCAGCTGATGATATCGGTATCCCTGAGATCGACATTCAGATGCGTTCGATTCCGATCGTCGCAAAGACCAGAAAGTTAAAAGCTATCTGGACACCTGAACTAGCTCAGGATTTAAACGCATATCATAGCGTTGATGCAGAAGCAGAATTAACTGCTATGTTGTCTGAATATGTAACAATGGAAATTGACTTGGAAATTCTTGACATGTTGCGTGCAAACGCTTCTGCTAGGACTGAGTACTGGTCAGCAAAGATTGCTAACGAATATAACGCTTCCACAGGTTTATTCGAAGAGACATCTGCTAACGCTTCTGCTTATGTTAAGGGAACGTGGTATCAGACTTTGGGTAATAAAATCCAAAGAGTTTCTGCAGCAATTCACCAAAAAACCCTCCGTGGTGGTGCAAACTTCCTAGTTGTTTCTCCGGAAACTGCTACGATTATCGAAAGTATTCCGGGTTATGCCGCTGATACTACCGGTGATGCATCTATCACTTCATTCGCTATGGGTGTTCAGAAGGTTGGTATGTTGAATAACAGGTTCACTGTTTACAAGAACCCTTACATGCACGAAAACGTCATTCTTGTCGGTTTCCGTGGAAGTAATTTCTTGGAAACTGGTGCTGTTTATGCTCCATACGTTCCACTGATCATGACACCACTAGTGTATGATCCAGTAAATTTCACCCCGCGTAAGGGTGTCATGACGCGTTATGCGAAGAAAATGGTCCGGCCCGAATTTTATGGCACGATTGTTGTCGCTGACACGAATTTGGTCTAGAACGACTAAGTTTACTGATAGGTAACATAAATAAGAAACCCCTAGAAATAGGGGTTTTTTTTGCGCAAAAACGAAAATAAATTATCTTTTGGGCACCTTCCCTACTATTTATAGTAAAGAGGAATAAAGACCAATGAGTAAAATAACAGAACATAGTGAGTGGAAAAGGAATTGCCCAGATTGTGGGGATACCCTATATTATAGTTGCAAACGATACCTAAATCGGGCCGCGGATAATAAATCGGTGTGCCGTTCATGCCGATCACTGCCGGATTCAATGAAAGAGAAACTTTCAGAATATTGGACTGGCCGCAAACGTGAAAATTACGCTAAAGTTCATCCGTGGACAACGGGACCCACAGAGTGGAGAAATGATTGCCCTGATTGCGGAAAAGAACGGTATTTTTCATCAAAATTCAACATGAAAAATTCTATCAAAAAGGGTACAATCTGTAATAGCTGCTCCACAATAAAATTTAAAAAGGGATTTTGGGATGGGAAATGTACAGACGCTCAAATCAAACAAATGAGAGCCACCAAAGCCGGCTTCACGGGCTGGGATGAGTACAAACTCAAATATCCAGTTAAGAAGCAATACCAGCTTGAGGTTCGTCGCCTGACGCGGCAACAGCCGCTACAGGAACTCCCAGGATACGACAGGTTGCAATCCGATCGTGGGCTGAATGGGGTAGAGGGCGCGTACCAACTGGATCATGTGGTGTCTATAGACAGTGGTTGGCAATTGGGGATACCTCCAGAGTATATTGCACACATCTCAAATTTGAAGGTTATTACATGGGCAGAAAATATCAGTAAAGGCAAGGACTTCCTGGTAGGCTATAAAGGACAAACGACAATGGGAGATGGTATTGTTAATGTTCCACATGTGCCGCTATTCGGTGGATTCATCGAGGGCGATTTCCCGCCGACTGGAAGCTGGCTAGAGGACACCGAGTATCTCAAGCAACAGATAATAAGTGCAATGGGTGTGCCAAAGGAATATTTAACAAGAGGAGACGAATAAAATGGCTGGATTGGATTGGATTTCGAAAAAGGATTTTAAACTAACAACAATACAGAGAAAATTTATTGATAAATTGTTGGAAAATGATATATCAGCGATCAGTACAAAATATAAGGGTGAACTATTTATTGTACTTGAAAGTGAAAAAGATGGAACACAAAAAGTTAAACATGATCATGTGGCTCTTGAATTTTCGGATGCGAGTCGTGTATTTAAACTAACCACTAAAGATTTTGATACCATTCAGACTAGATATGGTAAATATTATATAAGATTTAATAATGAAAATAAATTAAAATAACGGTTGACTTTGTCAGTATAATCTTGCATCTTCAGGTATGATAAGAGAGGACAACCAAACCGTGAAAACCCACAAAAAAATTAAAATTGAAACTGGCGTCTATAAATATAGGGGCTTTTGGTGTTGTGTCAATGAGGAAACTCCCACTGGTTATTGGGGCAGATGGTCAGCTTCCACTGGAATCATCACTGATTCATTGAAAAATTGTATGAGACAAATAGACGGGAAATTGGACAAATAAATGAAAGAATACCAAATTCCCAAAGAATTACAATCGGAAACGGATACATTCGAATTTTTTAGAAAAGTACGATTGTTGTATCCAGCGTTGAAAAATAAAAATTTAAGATATGATAAATATAAAAAAACCGTAACTGTTTTGAGAAGAAAAAGAAAGTAGAATTATGTTTAAAGTTGGATTGTATATGACAATATATGGGACGGGTATGGTATTGTTAGGCGTATCGTTGCCATTGGGTATTGCTATGGGTTTGGTTGGGGTATTTGGCGTTTATTATGAATATGACAATAAGGGTTAATTAAATGAAAGCTGAATTTTTAAAGGAATTGAAAGCATTATTGGAAAAATATGATGCTTCCCTAGATGTCGAAGAACGTAACGATGGTAGTTGGTATCCCATTACAGAATTGGAAATATATTTCGATAAAACTGGTGACAGGATTGAATTGGCTAAATATAATGACGCCAATTCTCTTGAAATAGAAATAAAAAACGAATTGGACAAATAATGAAAGTTAGACAACAAATAGTACCGATGCATAGGGGAGTTCAATATTCAGATAAGGTGCATGACGTTGATGCGTTTAGTGAATTGACTCAAACATTTATACGGAGTGCTTTTGATAGTGATGAGGGCGATGTGATTCCAAAGCGTGTTATTACTGAGTATGAAGATCGTATGGTTATTTTTGAAAGGCTGGACGATTAAATGAAAATTAAAAAAGACGAAAAGTTATGGATGGTTCCAACTCGGTATTGGGAAACAACTGAGCCGGAATCATGTATTGGGCTCACCGATGACGTTTATAGTGGTAAACATGCCTATGTGTTTTTAGAGCATTATGGTTATAATGCGTATGTTAAAATTGAAGACTTATTTCATATTAAAGAAAATGCCATTAAAGTAGCTGAAGCGCGGGCCATTATAAAAGATGCAAATTTTAATGATGAAGGAAGTGAAATTGATATTGATGATTTCATTGAACAAGTCAGAGCGAGTGGATAATTAAATGGATGCTGCTACAGAAAAATAATGATTTATAAACGAAATTAATAGCCCCAGCAATGGGGCTTTTTTTTGTGCTAAAATAAATCGGGGTTTTGAGAGTGCCCATTACTATTTATAAAAAAAGGAATAGAATAATGGACTATAATAAAAAATACATATTCATATCAGATGGAACTTGGTTTGATAAGGGTACTGAATGTACCGTTGAAGATGGAGATTCCATGTGGTCGTATGGGATATGGAACTATGGTACTGCTAAAAAGGAATTTACCCTTGAAGAAATGAATGAGCACAGAGGTGATATTGGCGGCATATTCAGAGGGATTAGAACATGTGAAAATTCTGCAGCTGAAGGTGGCAGGCCGGTTGGTGAAAAATATGATGATGGTGAAGTATGTGGTATGGATGAATTTGAGATAAGGAGAATATAGATGAAGTTTAATAGAAATGACATGGTAAAATGGAACGGCGAGCTATATGAGTTTGGGTATTATAATGCTAATAGGGCTATTATATACAGACCCGGTGAGACTGATAAGGACAATAGGTATATTACAGTATTGGTAGAGGAGTTACAGGCTTCAGGCAAGCAATTGTTGAAGGGCAACGAATAGGTGAGCAACAATAAATACAGAAAATTGGTTGCCAAAGGCCGCGGCGAATGGATAAAAAAGTGGTTCGGCGGCTCGACTGAAACCGATCCAGTAATAGATGGTAATACAGTGCCATACGAAGAATTAATAGTCGGATTCAGAAGATTTTCGACTGATCAGGAAATATTTTTTAATAAACCATTTGGAGAAGATAGATAATGAGTAAAAAGGTTACATTAATTAGTAAGAACTATTATGCCGAAGAATTGGGTGACATTGAACAAGATGTCAGTGATGCGATTCAAGATTCAAAGGTTATGGCAGATGATACGGATGAACACGGATTTACCAAAGGTCACTTGACTGTTATAATAGAATATATTCCAGAGAGTGAGGACAAACCATGCAAGTCATATATGGGGGTTGGCCCAGGACATCAGAGCAGGTTGCAATGTGAGGAACAGGGCACGCATGTAATCCATAGGGCATATTATGATTATGGTGGATATACCGCATATTGGAAAGGCAACGAAGCCTTTTCGGGATTTTTTGATGATGTCCCCGGTAATGGTGATTTGGAAGTTGAATATTACGAGGAACATAATGAAGATTAAATTTAGAATATGGGATGGTGAAAAAATGACATACCTGAATAATTGTGGCTATGCTATGGCTACATTATTCTTCACCAATTCAGGCCATAATGATACTGGCAGTTGTAATGAGGGTTATAATTTGGATCATGTCAAAGTGATGCAATTTATTGGTATGATGGATACCAACGGTAAGGAAATATTTGAAGGTGATATTGTGGAGTACGAGAATGGCAATGCTGGCTACGGCAGGCCGAGATCAGAAGAATTGAGCAGATATACGATTCCACCGATAATGGAAATTGAAGATGACATGCTGCCGTTTATTAGGTATAGTGAGGTCGTCGGGAATACAGTGGAGACTGAATAATGGAAGAAACGATTAAAAAATTGGCGGACAACATGATATTTGTCAAGATACAGCCCAAGAGAATAGATGGGGATTGGGCATTTAGGTATGTGTGGGAACGGTTTAATGCAAATGGTGATAGCATGTATATGTCAGAATGGGGAGGTTTTGAAGAAGTGATGGATTGTGTGAATGGCGCGTTGGGGCATGTTAATGATTAAATTGATGAGTTTGATGGAAGAAAGACGCCAGCTGGAATATGACATTGTTGCATTCGAAAAGGGTGGATTCTCAACAACGTGGGAGAGCATACAGCTTTGGTGGTTGGATTACCGAATTGGAAAATTGGCAATGAAAAGGAATATGGATGATGAATAAAGCCGAATATAACATAGTGGTACGCAACCAACAATGGAATAGCCATACCAAAAAATATTCGTATGATAACTTTAGTTATGAAGCCGGATGGGAATGCTTTCAGATTAAGGATAAACGTATGGATGGATCGGGTCATGTCATTGCTGTGTATCCATTTCACAATTGGCATTTGACATTGGAGAAGAAATAATGATAGAACGGTTATTAAACACATATACGATATTGAGGACAAATGCTGATGGATCGGCCGCCTATATATCCGAATTTGTGGAAAAAGAAGAGGCCCAACGCAGGTTGGGTGTATTTCTCAGTGAACAAATTGATCCACTTGTTACATTCACTTTGATTAAATATAGGGGTGATAGCAATGATTAAATTGGAAAAAACTGGTGACTTGGGCGAGATGTTTGACATGATTGCAGAATTTGTGTATGAGTATTGGGATGGTGAATCCGATCCTTTTGTACATGGTCAGGGTAAGACAATTGCAATAGAATTGGGCGGACCCGAAAAACCGATGGGGGTGCGAATTCCATGACTATTATCATGTTAAGGGATCGGATAATTCAGAGACTTCTACTGACAGGATTGAGGGCCCTCCCGTTTTCACCCAAGAAAGTGATAACGATGTGACTGATTCTCATTCTCAATTAGATAAAAATAAATTAAAATAACGGTTGACTTTGTCGTTTTTATCTTGTATCTTCAGGTATGAGAGAAACAGAACTAAAGAAATTAACATTGCCGAAAGTCTAATAATGCCCCGGTCGCCTCCCACATAAAATAATAAGAATTATAAAATATATTACAATAATAGATATACCAAGGGCCCATCATCGTATGGGCCCTTAATAGTTTGCAAAATAAATTAAAATAACGGTTGACTTTGTCGTTTTTATCTTGTATCTTCAGGTATGATAAGAAAAGGAAACAAAATGAAAATCGAACCAAGAAATTTTAATGATACACAAGTAACTTTTAACCGAATCGGCTGGAAGGGCAAAACCTATCAGTACCGAGGATATGATTACGCCCACAACCCCAAAGCTTTGTATGAGGCCAACGCTGATGAAACGGCATTGGATAGTAGGGTAATGGATTTGTTTAAATCCCCAGTGGGTGAAACTTCAATTTATAAGAACATCCCAATGGAATACCGTTGGAACCCGCTCATCAGAGGCATGATGATGTCGGGAACATATCGTATTAAGTATCGCGGCCCTTCAAAGCCCGAATTTCTATTCACACGACCACAAGCGCATACGTTAGCAGAATACGCCGACACATTCACAATCTATCCGAGATAAGCATGGGATTTTTTACAAGATTATTTGGACAAGAATGTAAGGTCAGATTTGAGGGGACTCTCTATGATGGCAGAGTTTTTACTGGCAAGTGTAGAATTGAAACATTCAATATAAATAATGATGAATTGGAACAAAATCTGAAAAATCATATTTTTGTGGAAACTGGTGATAAGGTGGGATCGGTAAAAGTATTGGGATTTGCAGAACATTAGGAAAAGTCTTATCATAGAAAGCCTCAGCAATGGGGCTTTTTTTAGCTGCAGTATGTCCACGAATACTGGACATACTAGCCGCATATCATGCAATTAAAATAAGTGTGACGTTTGGTGGGTCTTGTGTATATGTATATATAAAGGAGATCGTATGCGGGATAATATATATTTTAGAATGCACCTTACTGAAAATGAACACTATTTTATGGAATCTGAATTCAAAAAGGCCTGTGCCGAATATGGGTGTGAATTGGCATATTACAGAAAAATGAAGAATGGTCACATTCCAATGATTAGGGAATGTAAAATTACTGGCGGCAAATTGGGCAAATTCAAAGGATTTCTGAAGCAGGAAAAATATGATAAACATGTCGTGGATAGGAAGTGCTTTTCAGAGCACCCCGATATGATGTGTGAAGATTGCAATTGCTGGAAACAAGTAAGGGCGTATTGTTCATAATGAGGGATAAAAGATATATAATAGAGGGCGTTAAAGGTCTGAAGGATTGGTTTGCAAAGGAAATAGAGGAACAGGGTTCCGAGAAAACGGAAGTGCTCGATTTACTACAGGATGTATTGGATGAACTCAATAAGCCCGATCCACAACCAGAAATTAGGGAAGTATTGCCACCAGGTATGTGTCCAATGTGTCATAGCTTCTTTTGTAGTGGAAATTGTTTCAAATAGATAAGGAGATAAAAAGATGGTATTGGAAATATTATTTGTATTGTGTATTGTGTTATATTGGGTTGCCGAGGGGGTAACCGAAGGATTTACTTGGGCATCACATGACCAACGGACCGTAAATAAATTGATTCATCTAAACAATGGAACAAACGGATTAATGGATTATCACGGATGGCGCCTCTTTGAAAATATTGGGATTTGGGGAGCGGTGATTATTGCATTTTTTATTGATTTGCCGATTTTAAGCTTTTTCTTACTGGGAGTGGGGGCGTGGTTGATAGGAACGGCATTGTATGAAATGGCACTTAATCATGTGAATACTGGGAGTATTTACAAGACTAACGATTTCAGGTGGCACATATTTGGAAAAGATATTAGAACGGTGACGGGGAAACTGATATGGGTATTATTTTTCCTCGGGGTATTATTATTGATATTATTTATTTTGTAAATGGCAGAAAACGCTTGACTTTGTCAATATAATCTTGTATATTCAGGTATGATAAGAAAAGGAAAACAAATGAATTTAAGAGAAATGACACCACAAGAACGAGAAGTAACAATGGCTGAATGGCGGGAAAAAGACAGTCTCAAACAAGAAGCTGAAATGGCCGAACGCCACAAAATTAAGGAGTTCGCTAATTTATGTGGATATTCAGACGTTGAACCTTATGAAGTTGTTGAAACTCGTACTCCTAATAAGGTTATGATTCGATTTATGGATTCTGAAATGCTTACACCGGCTAAGTGTGTAGCAATTGGTGGATTCGTTGGTCACTTTGATAACTATACTCAGACTTGGGAAAACTCTTCAAATGAAGAATATCCTTTGGTGGCAATCCGTTGGTCAAAGGCTAAGGGATACTGGTTTGATAAGTACGGAAGACGCTTTAGTATGTCTGATAAAGCTGTCAAATTTTACGATAACAACTTCTAAGAAAGGCCCATATAATGGCTTACATGTCTCAAGAAAATAAGAAATCAAAGGCTCCAAAAATCAAAGCTTTGTTGAAGGAATATGGAATCAAAGGATCGTTGGCCGTACGGAATTACAGCACATTGGTTCTAAATTTAAAGGGCGGCACGATTGATTTCATCGGCGAATATAACAAACAGGTGGATGCTCAGAATTCCAGGGTTGGTCAGTATAGAGCTGAAGGTTATATGGATGTTAATACTTATTGGTATATGGAACATTTCACTGGAGAGGCCAAGGAATTTTTTGGTAAGGTTCTTGAAATTATGAATGATGGGAACCACGATAATTCGGATGCTCAGGTTGATTATTTCGACGTGGGTTGGTATTCCAATATTAATGTTGGTAAGTGGAATAAACCATACGAATATGTTGCACCGATATTGGAGCATGATAATGAGTAAATTAAGTAAAGCACACAAAGCATTTATTGTAGAATCCGCTATGGATTATCTTGGGGTCAGTGATAGAAATCCCGAAGTGGGTATGGGCATGTTTGCCTTTACCGCTGTGGACCTTGCGGTGGCAGAATTTAAAGAAACGGCCGAACTTTTCGGGCCGGTAATTGATGTTTCTCAAGCTGAAAAGGATGAAATTGAAGAAGAGGTCGTTCGATTACGAACATGGCCAAATGGAGCACACTAATGGCAGATAAAATTAAGTGGTTGACAAAAGTGGAAGATATCGAGGGTTCTGGGATAGAAGTGCTCGAGAATTCACTATTAACTACAGATGGTAAGGGTAAAGAATTTAAACAGTTGGTACTCGATGAATTGAAGTACCAATTGACTAACCAACTCATAGAACGGAATGCCCATCTTGAGAGATTGGTGAGCTCGTATGAAGTGGGTATTGATCCCTACGCACGGAACTTGTAATCATGACAAATAATTATATGGTATCGGGTAGTGTGGGGGGTTTCTACGGCGGGTCTGTTCCATCTGGGTGGGTGCAAATGCAATACGATGTGCCGAAACCATTCACAGAATGGGAATCTAAAATTGGAAAATCTAACAATTGGTGAAATGGTGTAAATGCAATCCCAGAATTTAAATCCAAGATACCAAGAAAAAACCCGTGGCTGGATATGTGGTATCCAAAGGTAACCATCGCGATGGTTGGTTTGCCGGCTGTAAGGAATGCATTTCCTCAACAAATAGCTCAACAAATAGTCAGTGTTCAACCTATGGGAACCCCAAAAGGGGTGACATACTATATGGATGAAATTTATGAAAAAAATAAATATAAACGGGCGTGGAATAAATTCAAACGATTATGCCAATTTGGGACAACCAAACTATTTATTGGAAAGCAAAAATAACGGTTGACTTTGTCATAAATATCTTGTATCTTCAAGTATGAAAAGAAAAGGAATATTATGGATTTATTAGACAAAATTATAGCTTATGAACAAGGTGAACTTGGGAGTGACGCAACGATTGATTTATTTTCGGAACTGGTAATAAGTGGCCAAGCATGGTCATTACAGGGTCATTATGGCCGAACCGCTTCCCAATTGGTTACTGAAGGTTTCTTAGCTGAAACTGGTGAGGTTTTAAGATATTTCGACAGTGAGGTGGCATAATGTGGTATCGCATCAAATACCGTGTCGCGATGGCATGGATTAACGCAATTCTATTAGGAGATTTAATAATGGAAAAATTACAATGGGTAAAGTTTTACACAATTCAATCAACCGTATATGTACTATACGGGTTAAATTCGGTAATTAGAGTATAATTGATGAATAAATATATTAATAAGTATTTTGAATGGGTCACGTCGTTTAGTACGGGGCAACGATTTATGATATTTGTATCATTATTTGCTCTGGCCATAGTAGTTAATGTAAACGGAGCGGTGTGGCTGGGGTATCCTATGCTTTTTCTAGCTGGAAACTTTTTTCCATCGTCACTATTATTTAAAGGAAAAAGATAAAATGCGTTCCGTCATTTTAAAGAGTAAAGAATCAATTATAGTGGGTGACCACATCTATCAAATGGATGAACAGGGTGAACCCAACAGGGATATTGAACCGATCCACATTGAATTGGCGGCATGTAGTGATGACTATTTAAAGTCATTGTCACAAATGGAATTATTGGCGTTCGCTAATTATTTCAGTGAATATAGAGAAGTTTACTTCGGAGGGTACACATTCAATGCTTAATACGGAAGAAGCATATAAGACAGTAATTGACATTTTGATATCATATTCCGATACTCAGAAACTTGAGTTGTTCCACTATATCGCCAAGAACTACCCCGATTCTATGGCCGATTCGGCAATGGAAATGTATGGTGGTATAGTTTCTGGTGAAAAGGTTTCCGCGGAAATTATTGAATATCTAAGGCAGAATAAAAAAATTAACGCTATTAAGGTGTACCGATCAACGTCTGGTATGGGGTTAAAGGAATCTAAGGATTTTATTGACGAGGTTGATAGGGACTTACGCAGAAGAGGAATAATTTAATGCCAGTAATGGATAAAAATGAGTTGCCAAAAAGACAGCGATTGCAGATTGATTTGGACGGTCCCGATGGTAACGCTTTTGTTATATTAGGTTACACCAAATCCCTTTGCAAATCGGTTGGGTACAATGAACAACAGGCAAAGAAAATTTCAGCTGAAATGAAGGAATCCGATTATGATCACTTATTATTGGTATTCTTGAAATATTTCGACGCTTATGTGGATATATGGACTTCCAATGCAGACCTACTCAAAACATTGAATGATCATGTGAAACACAAAATGTTTGCAGACGATATATTGGAACATGAAGATTGATCATATTCCGAATGAAAATAAAAAAGGCTCGTGAGAGCTTTTTTTGTGCCCAAAATTAATTTTGTTGATACTTAATTATAAGGGAATTACATGACTTAGTACCACATTTGCCGAATAAAGGAGAAATGTTATGGCTAAGAAAAAAGCAAGTGGAGTTACAGAAATTATAATCGTATTGGATCGTTCAGGTTCAATGGGTGGTATTCGACTGGATACTATTGAAGGATTTAACAAATTTTTAGAAGATCAAAGGAAATTGGGTATCAATGGCAGAATGACATTGGCACAATTTGACGATAATTATCAGCTCGATTATGAGGGTGTGGATATCAATGATGTTAAATATTTAGATGAATATACATACGAGCCACGGGGTATGACTGCATTATTTGATGCAGTTGGTAAAACCATTAATGACACCAAAAAAAGACTAAAAACGAATCCAGTAGATAATGTCGTATTTGTGGTGATAACAGATGGTCACGAAAACGCGAGCCAAGAGTTCAATCAAGAATCAGCATTCAAGATGATTACGGAATGTAAAGATGATAATGGCTGGGAATTTGTATTTTTAGGTGCGAATCAAGACGCTATTCAATCTGGTGGGCACATCGGCGTTAGGGCAGCAACTTCGGCCACATTTGATACATCGAATATACGCGCCGCGTATGATTCCCTTTCAAGTAATGTCAGGTCGTATAGATCAACGGGTGTTTCTGGAAGTTTGGATTGGTCGCAGGCTCAAAGGAAATCATTGGTAGAGTAGCGGTTAGAAACCGTACTTGTTCCATATTTCATTGGAACGCTCGAATGTCAATCGGATATGTTCTTCGGACAAGGGGTATCCAGAATTAAATACCGCTATAGATGCGACTGAATGGGATATATGTGCCTCCAGCCCATTCAGTTGATCTTCGGTTAGTTTATCCCTGTCCAAAGCTTTCAATTTTTCATGCAGTGTTTTTAATTTTTCTATTACTTCACTCATTTCGGCCTTTCTGGTGTTATTCATACCACAAGATACAAGATAAATATGACAAAGTCAACACTTTTTTCGCGTAAAATTACCTTTTTGATATTTATATGTGAATAAACTTATTTAGGAGAAACATAGTGAGCTATACTTTTTATAGAGACAAAGAATCCATTTTTGAGTGTGACGTTAAGGTAGATGGAGCAAGTCTTAGTGATACATCGGCACGATTAATTTTGACATTTGAAAATGGCCTTACAACATTGTATGAGGGTACAGTTAAAATATCAGGGGATTGCGAGATTAAAATTCCGGCTATTAAGGAAAAATTAACTGAATCTGAAGTGGGCGCCGCGACATTGGAAGTCATAGCAGAATCCACAGTTTTCAAACCGTGGACATCGGATTTTACATTAAAGCGGAGCAAAATTGTCACAGTCGAAGTTGCCGACAAAAAGAAGACTCCTTCAAAACCAAAATTATCGGTTGAAGTAAAGCGGCCGGGACAACACAAAGATGAAATAATATTGGAAAAAATCCAAGAAATGTTGGCGTCAACAAAGAAAACCCAATTAAGAGAATTGGTCAGAGAATTTAAGGGTATAGATATGTCCAGAGATGCCCAAAAGTGGTTAAAGCGTGTATTGCCTAATGACAAAACACATACGTCATCATTGATTGGTAAACTATACGATTCACTAAGTAAATAGGAGAATATATAATGGCCGATTTATTACCAATAGCAATATGACCTGGTAGTGGTTCTGCGGTAAGCGGTTCAACTCCATACGGATTTTACGATGGGGATACATCTTTTCAATCGGATGCACCCAAGTTCGCCAATTGGTCGGCTAGAACAATGGGATATCCTATTGTGGAAATTGAGATGCAGGATATTAACTTTTATGCGGCATTTGAAGATTCAGTAAATGAATATTCATCCCATGTGAATCAAATCAATATTAGGGACAATCTGTTACATTTACAGGGTCAACCAACAAGTTCAAATATTAGTCAAAATGTGGTGACTCCCACATTGAGTAGGACTGTATTTCTATCACAGCAGTATGGTTCTGAAACAGGGGCAGGTGGGTTTGTCGATTGGAAAATGGGGCATATCACAGCGACTCCACTTACAAATGAATATGATTTAAATGTGTTATATGCTGACGTATCAGAAAGTGGTGCGGCTATTGAGGTCAAGAGGGTATTTCATGATGGAACACCCGCTATCACGCGTTATTTTGACCCCTACGCTGGAACAGGTGCCGGATCGTATAACATGATGGATAACTTTGGTTGGGGAAATATGACCCCAGCCGTTCAATTTATGATGATGCCCATTTATGCGGATTTATTGAGAATTCAGGCTATCGAATTTAACGATCAAATCAGAAAAAGTGCATATCACTTTGAGATAAGAAATAACAAATTGAAACTATTTCCAATACCAACTCAATATTTTGAGGTATGGTTTGAATATATAGTAAGGGCTGACAGGGATGGTGCACTGGTAGCACCTTATGGTGAAACCACCACTGGTAAAATATCCGATTACTCCAATATACCATATAACAACATGACATACGCTTCAATCAATTCGGTTGGTAGACAATGGATACGCAAGTATGCTCTTGCTAGTGCAAGGGAAATATTGGGTGATATCCGAAGCAAATTTGGGTCAATCCCAATTCCAAATTCAGAAGTTCAGTTGGATGGTGAAACCATGCGAGCAGAGGCAATTGCCGAAAAAGAGCGGCTTGTTACTGAGTTAAGGGAAACATTGGAGGCAATTAGTAGGAAAGCACTAATGGAAGCTGATAAAGAAGAAGCAGAAAATTTACAGGATAAACTAAACAAGATTCCGATTCACATTTACATAGGATAATATTATGACAGGTAGATTTATGACAGGTCGGGATTTGAAACTCTTTGATCGGATCAATAAAGAATTAATAGGTGATTTAGGCCAAGCAAAACCCGGTTGGATAAATCAGACTGCCATATTATATAAGGTATCCGTAAGCGATACCAAAGTGGATATGTACGGAGAAAGCTCGGATGGTAAAGTATGGAAATCGGGGGTAGAATTTGCATGTCTCATTGACGCCGAAGATTTCGATTGGAGTAATGAAGCATACGGTACTGATGAGGGGCAAAATGTGTCATTCTATCTAATGAGGGATGCACTGGTACAGGCCAGCATTGTACCACAACAGGGCGATATATTTGAATGGAATTTCGGATATTTTGAGATAAACGGGATCAATGAAAATCAACTTATATATGGGGATGTAGAAAACAATTGGTCGGCTGGATATTCTTGTCATAGGATAAGAAAATCCAATGTGAACATCGAAAGAGTTAGGAGCAATTAATGAAAAAATCAGAATTAAGACAGATGATAAGAGAAGAAATTCAGAAATTAACTGAAGGGCAAGTAAAAATTTGGAAATCTCCTCAAGGTGTGCTAAGACGAAATAAAGATTGGTCATACTCTGTTTTCAAATCTATGGATGATATGGACGCAAATAAAGCGGTTTTGTCAAATGTTAGCATGGACGACTTGGCTTCATGGGGAGCTAAAAACAAGAAACAATTTAAGGCTATGGGATTGAGTGGGTTCACCGAATCTATAACCGAAGAAGTCAAAGAACCACCATTGATAACCAAAATTCGGTGGATTGTGGACAATAAGCAATTCAAAAAAATTAACGGACAAGTGGTTGATGCTTTCACCGCACAACACGTAATTCAGGTGTACGATGCGCTTGGTGATAAAAACAAAGAGCAATTTGGCAAGATGAAATTAGAACCTATGGTTAACCTTACATGGAAACTATTTAAAAAGGTAGGAAAATAGTATGAAAAAATCAGAATTAAGACAAATAATTAGAGAAGAAATTCAGAAATTGGATGAAAAGGCTTTTGACAAACCCAAATATATTCGACACATCAATGTGCCCCCTAATAATATCAATGTGATATTATACAATGATAGAATCCAAATCGTCGGCGGCCACACTGGTTATGAAGAATATATTATGATTGACGAATTGCCCGATCTTATAAAAGCACTTAAAAAAATAAAATAGGAATAAAACATGGCAACTCGGACAAAACCACAACCTCGGTCTGAAAGACAAACTAAAGGTCGGGTAGTAAATAGGGCAGAACAAACAACTCGTAAAGGTGATACAAGTCCAAATGTATCTATAGGGTTAATGGATATTGATGCCGCAATTATGTACTACTTTCAGGAAGTGATAAAACCAACAGTTGTTGATAACGGAGAACAAGTTAATGTTCCAGTTATATACGCCAACCCCGAAAGGTGGAAAGCGGCACAAGTTGACGGTTTTATGAGGGACAACAAACGCCAAATTATTATTCCAGCTATAGCATTCCGCAGAACTGGGGTTGAAAAAGACGACTCAATGCCGGTGGATAAACTGGATGCCAACGACCCAAAACTACATTACACATTTGAAAAGAAATATACACAAAAGAACAGATACAGTAATTTTTCTGTATTACAGGGTGCCCTACCGCAACGAGAATACTACAATGTAGTTATGCCAGATTATGTTACATTAAACTATGAATGCACATTGTGGACAACTTATACAGAACAGATGAATACACTTGTTGAAAAGATAAACTATACTGATGGAGCTTATTGGGGTGAACCAAGCAAGTTTAAGTTTCGTACAGAATTGAGTGGTTTTGATGACGCAAGTGAATATGACGACGGGGAACGCAAAATTAAAATGGGTTTTACACTCACAGTTAAAGGTTATTTGATACCAGAATCGTTCAATGATTATATAACTACAATCAGAACATATTCACCCAAAACAATCAATATGGGTGTATCTTTTAAGGAAAATATAACTTAAACTAAAAAAAATTAACAAAACAGCGAGTTTTGGTAATACTGCTTGATATATATTATTAAAGCAGTAATAAAAACAGTTACTAAATAAACAAGGAGAAAAGTTATGACTGAAGTAGATGCAAAGATTAAATTTTCAGAAGAGGAAATGGAATCATTAAAGGGATTAAGTTCTGGATACCAAGCGATCCAGTTTGAGTTTGGACAATTACGAATTAGGAAGATGGCGCTTAAAGCTGAATTGGATGGAGTTGAACTTCGTGGTGACGAACTAGAAAACGAATATCGCAAACAACAAGAAACCGAACAAACTCTAGTTAAAGAATTAACAGACAAGTACGGCCCAGGTACTCTTAATCCAGAGACGGGCGAATTTATGCCCACACCAACAGAAGGATAATATCCTTATAAATTAGGAGAATACAAATGGCCGAAAGAATAGTTTCCCCCGGTGTTTTCACCAACGAAACTGATCTATCGTTTCTTCCACAAGGAATTTCCGAAATCGGTGCCGCAATTGTTGGGCCTACAGTAAAAGGGCCAGCATTTGTACCAACCGTTATTCGAAGTTTCCAGCAGTTTGAGGAAGTTTTCGGTACGACTGATAATCGTTATTATACACCGTATGCAGTAGAACAATATTTAAGAAGCGCGGGGTCAGTGACCATCGTTCGCGTTCTTGGATTAGGAGGATATAGTTCAGATTATGTCGCTCTTCAAATATCAAGTTCCGATGGAACTAAAACAGTGGCAGTCATTGCACCATCTCGTGGTGGATTGAATGGACTGGGAGATTTATCCGCAAGTACAATTACTGGCGACTGATCTTCAGCTACACTAACATTGTCTGGATCGGATACAACCGTAGCGTCATACGCGATTTCATTCAATACCGGCAGTGCAAATTACATTGAAAATGTGATAAGCTCTAGTCCACAGGTTCAAACTTCTGGACAAACCACATTGGCCGGATATCTTTACAAAAATTACAAAACATATCAATCTAGTCAGGGTCTTGATTCTAACGCTTCCGCTTCAGTGGCAAGTGGTACTATGAATTTTGCTTTTGATGCGACATCTGCAACTGCAGTTGATAATTTAGCTGGGTACACCCCATCTATCCAATCACAGTTAATCAATGGGTCGAGATACAATCTATTTCAGATTTATACTCGTTCTCATGGGACAGATGTTAATAGTAAATATGTTGTAGTAATTGCAAATGTGAAATCCGCCGCGACTGTTCCGGGTAGCAATTTCGGATCATTTTCATTACAAGTTCGCAAGATTGATCAAGTGGCTTGGAAACAAAAGAATGAGACAGTAGTGGAATCGTGGGATGATCTAAATTTCAATCCTACAAGCACTAATTACTTCGCACGTGTCATTGGTGACAGGTATGCGGATATTGATAACAATGGTAAATTGACATATAACGGTGACTGGCCTAACAAGTCCAATCACATTTATATTAGAAATTACTCAGCTATTGCCGATGGTTCGGTTCCTGTAACAGTAGTCCCAATGGGATTTGCAGCTGCAAGTGTAACTGATCCAACTACAACAGCTGTACCAGTGGCGTCATATTTAACCGCACAGGTGAATCCAGATACCAATGTATTTAACTCATCATATTACTATGGTTGGGATAATTCAAAGGATGATAATCGCCAATATCTAGCGCCAGTGCCAAATTCAGCAGGCGTTGGTAACAACGTATCAATGAGTTTAGAAGATATGACTGGTGATGATGCAGCTAGTACCACTGGAAATACATACGCGAGTTCAAGTCAATATATTACATTGACAAATTCAAACATCAAACAGCGTCAATTTGGAGTTCCATTCCAAGGAGCGTTCGATGGTGATAATCCGGCAAATCCAAAATCGGTCGGTGTGAATATTTCTTCCGCCAACACGATGGGATTCAATCTCACTGATAGTACGACAAGTGGGTCAGTTGCTTACAAAAAGGCTATTAACGCCGTAAGTAATCCAGATGAATTTGATATCAATATGTTGGTAACTCCAGGTATTATCCACAAGTGGCATAGTATAATTACAAACCATGCCATTGACAAAATGGAAGCTAGGGGTGATGCATTTTATGTATTGGACTCGGCTGATATTGATGACGGTATTGATGATGTAACTGATACTATTAGTGCATTAGATACAAATTATGCGGCAACATATTACCCTTGGGTTAAAATTGCCGATAGAAACACTTCACTTCCAGTATGGGTTCCACCAGGAATCGTATTACCGGGTGTAATTGCTTATACTGATAGGGTATCCCACGAATGGTTTGCACCAGCAGGTCTAAATCGTGGTGGTCTTACTACAGTTCTTGAAGCAAAAACACGCTTGACACATGATGAACGTGATACCCTTTATGAAAATAGAGTTAATCCAATCGCTTCATTCCCAGCACAGGGCGTGGTGGTCTGGGGTCAAAAGACCCTTCAGGCATTACCTTCTGCATTGGATCGTGTTAATGTGAGGCGTCTATTAATTAAACTGAAGAAATATATTGCTTCAACATCAAGATACTTGGTATTCGAACAGAACAATTCTGCAACAAGAACGAGATTTCTAAATATGGTTAATCCATTCTTAGAATCCGTACAGCAGAACAGTGGTTTGACTGCATTTCAAGTTGTGATGGACGAGACGAATAATACTCCAGATGTGATTGATAGGAACAAGCTGGTTGGCCAGATTTTTATCCAACCGACTCGGACTGCAGAATTTATAGTCCTTGATTTTATTGTTGTTCCAACGGGTGCAACTTTTCCTTCATAAAATAACAGTAAAATAAACCTAAAAAGCCCTCGATTTATCGGGGGTTTTGTGTATCTGGTTTATAATTATTATTAGTAATTGGTGGTATGGGTTGGTAATAAATAAAGGAATGATAATGGGTAGAAATATGGATAGTTCAAAGTGGGAAATTAGAAAATGCAAAATGTGCAGTAATGAATTTAAAGTGTATAAAATACAGAAAAAGACGATGTGTTCATCAGATTGCCGTAAAAAATGGAATTTATTGCCTAAAAATATAGAACATAAACGAAAAAAATCTATTGAATCGCAAATGGAAAAATATGGAAAATTATTTTACCAGACTGAAGAATTTCAACAAAAAACGAAAAAAATCAAGTTGGAAAAGTATGGTGATGAAAATTATGTAAATGTGGAAAAAGGTAAAAAAACCAAGTTGGAAAAGTATGGTGATGAAAATTACAATAACAGGGATAAGTTTAAAGATACGATGATTGAAATATTCGGTGGAATAGGCCTACAAAGGCCCGATGTATTGGGGGCGGCTAAGAGGGGTATGGTTGAAAAATATGGAGTGGAATATGCATTTCAAAGTGATGATATTAAAAACAAAATAAAACGAACTAATATTGGCAAGTTTGGTAAAGAAACATATTGGGGCTCCAATGTTTATAATCAAGAAATGTATAATAAGAAAATGGAATCGTTAATTCCGATATTGGAAGAAATGAATTTGATAATGTTATCTGATTATGGTGGTAGTAAAAAAATCGTTGATGGTCATGCCAAGCATATTAAATATGATTTTAAATGTTTAACATGTGACATGACATTCAATTACACTACAGCCAATGGCATTGTTCCAAAATGCCCGAAATGCTATGGAACCGATGGAGGGACGTCATTCATGGAAAGGGAATTTCAAAAATATATAAGAGAATTATTACCAAATATTGAAATATATGAAAATGATAGGACTTTATTAAATGGCAAAGAATTGGATGTGTATATTCCGACTAAAAACTTGGCATTTGAATTCGATGGTTTATACTGGCATTCTGAAACCAAAAAGGATAAAAATTATCATTTAAATAAGACTGAAAAATGTGAGAAAAATGGTGTTAGACTTATTCATATTTTTGAAGACGAATGGGTATATAAGAATGATATAGTAAAAAATAGAATTAAGCATATAGTTGGGATTATGGATAAAAAAATATATGCTAGAAATACCAAAATTAAGGAAATTTCTGCTAAAGAAAAGGGGAAATTTCTAAATCAATTTCATGTTCAAGGCTCTGGAAAATCTAGTATTAAATTGGGAGCTTTTCATAATGATGAACTAGTCGCGGTCATGACATTTGGAAATAATAGAATTGCTCTTGGGAATAAAAACAAAGAAGGTGAATATGAATTAATCCGATTTGCTTCTAAATATTCAATAACTGGTGGCGCCAGCAAATTGCTTTCATATTTTACCAAAAATTATAATCCGTCCAAAATTATAAGTTATTCAGATAGAAGATGGAACACTGGATTGGTGTATGAGCGAATGGGATTTAAAAAAATATCAAATGGGACACCTGGATATTGGTATGTGAAAAATGGCCAAAGATTTCATAGATATAATTTTAGAAAGTCACTATTATCGGAAAAATTAAAGAAATTCAATGATAGTTTAACGGAATGGGAAAATATGCAATTAAATGGCTTTGATCGAATATGGGATTGTGGCAATTTTAAGTATGAAATGAATTTAAAATAAATAAAAATAACGCTTGACTTTGTCATTATTATCTTGTATCTTCAAGTACGAAAAGAAAAGGAATATACATGAATCAAAGTGAACGCAGAACACAATTAGTTATATGGAGCGATAGTTATTATAATCAAAATATCTCAATCGTTCCCGACCATATATTTGACGAAGCACAGGCTTCGTATTTTAAAGATTTTAACGACCCCGAATTACTTTCTACAATTGGTTCTCCAGTTGTAAAATCGTCCGCTTGGGAAAAAGCAACTCACAAAATTCCAATGGGTTCACTCAGTAAAGTATCAACCGAATCGGAATTTTTAAAATGGTATTCTACAGTAACTGGACAAGTTGTTCTGTCCGAAAAGCTCGATGGAATTTCAATTGATTTGGAATATCAAGAAGGTATTTTTATCCGTGGCATCACCAGAGGTGATGGTATTGTGGGTGAAGATATCACAGTCAATGTTAAACAGATGAAGGGATTTATTCCCCAATTGATTAACAATGATACGGTATCAGTTCGTGGTGAGATTGTTATACTTGAAAACGATTTTGATAAAATTGTTGAACTTCAAAAATTACGTGGTGACGATCCAATCAAAAATCCTCGAAATGGGGCAGGCGGAAAAGCCCGTGACCGTGAAGGAATTTACGCTGGATATCTGACAATCAAATGTTATGATACGTCAAATACCGGACCCAAAGATGTGGAATTTAATTGGTTGGAAAGCCAAGGATTTAAGACTCCAAACTGGGGAGTATATTTTAATAGTGGCACTATTCTAGCCGTATATAATGTGTATGAAGAGGACACTCGTGCAAGTCTAGATTATGAAATTGATGGACTTGTATTGGAAATTAACGACCCCAAAATTCGTGAAGAATTGGGATACAAAGACGGGCGTCCAAAGTTTGCAAAGGCATTCAAGTTCGCGAGTCTAAAAGCCAAAACTCAGATTGAAGGTATTGAATGGTCACTCGGCAAGAGTGGAACCATTACCCCAGTTGCATTGTTGAAGCCCGTTCACATGGGCGGTGTGACTGTACAACGTGCAAGTCTGGCTAATCTAGCTCGTTTCGAAGAAATGGGATTGCACATTCATGATGAGGTTGTTGTGTCTAGGCGGGGTGATGTGATTCCATATATTGAATCCATTTCTAGACCTATGAGGGGTGACAAATTCAAAGCACCCGAGCGCTGTCCAACCTGTGACAAACTCGTTATCAAAGATGACAAGTTCCTTAGATGTATCAACCCAACATGTTCGGGAGCAATCATCGGTGGAATTATCAAATGGATTAACAAATCCGATATGTCTGGTGATGGACTTGGGGGATCAACCATTGAAAAATTAGTTGATTTGGGATTTGTGAACACTCCGGCAGACTTATACAAATTGTCGGTAAATGACTTTCTAACATTACCAGGATTCGCTACACGATCGGCAAACAAAATGCACGACATTATTCAGAGCCACAAAACGATTTCATTAGCTGATTTCGTGGGTGGGTTGAACTTGGGACACTTTGGTTCATCATTGACTAAATTATTGATAGATGCGGGATATGATTCACTTGAAAAGCTACAAAATTTAGCAGTATGGGATATCATGGGAGTCCCAGGATTCGGCAAATCACGGGCACAAGATTTTGTTTCAAGCCTATCGAATAAAAAGAGTGTGGTCGATGATTTACTATTATATGTGTCTATAGAGAAGGATGCACCAAAAATGGTTGCAGATTCAAATGGATTAAACGGAATGAGCTTTTGTTTCACAGGTGCTATCCACAAAATCGGTGAAGATGGAAAACGCCTGACTCGTAAAGATATGGAAAAATTGGTATTGATGAACGGAGGAGATACTTCCAATGTCAAGAAAGGACTTACATATCTTGTACAGGCCGACCCCGATAGTGTGAGTTCCAAAACAATCAAAGCTTCAAAATTCGGAGTTGAAATTCTGAGTGAATCTAAATTTTTCGAAATGATTGATTAAGATTTTCAAACAACACCCTACAGAGCCCCATTTATTGGGGCTTTTTTTGCGAAAAGCGAAAATAACGGTTGACTTTGTCGTTTTTATCTTGTATCTTCAGGTATGATAAGAAAAGGAAACAAAATGTATTCAGTTAAAAATGTAAAAACATTTCCAGGTCATGATGACGGATTGGGAATGAATTGTAATTTGTATAAGAACAACAAAAAGGTGGCCACAGTTCACGATGACGCGTGGGGAGGGGCATTTCATTTCAATTGGGTCAATAACACCGAATCGGATATTTTGGATAACTATTTAGAAACATTTCCAAAATATTTCTTTATTGATGAAATGCATACTCATACCCAAGATACATTTGTAGACAAATTGGTCATGAATGTATTGATCGGGAAAGAGGCCAAAGTGGCATTGAGAAAACGATTTATCCTTATTACGGATGAGGGAAACTTCTTACAATTTAAGAAAAATGGTTGTACCCTTGAATCGTTTGGAACGTATATCGACGAATCAAAGCAGTATAATGGTGAAGTTGCAAACCTAATGGATTTCGATAAGTTTTTAGAATTATATAAGGAATATATCAAATGAGAAATGTAAAATTTACTCAAAAAGAATGGGTTGAATTGTACCCATTATATACACATGGCATTAAGGCTACTGGAGATTGGGTAGAAGGTATTCAGTACATTGAAGAAATGTTGACTGATAGACAATACAATTTCCTAATGGGGTTCGCTATGTGGATTGTAGCTGGCGGGGTTGAAGATTTTTATGGTCAGGAAATGGAAGTACGTGCCTTTGGTAGTGGTAACTATATCCAACGATTTCAAGAATACAAGAGTGGGGTATAATATGTCGGTACATAGTGATAGACTTGCACAATTTCTGGATGTATCATACAGTGGTCGTAAACTTTTGAAACACCATAATTTGGATGAATATGGTACGTGGCATGTTAGAGGTGAAGACCCCAATTGCGATATGGGTGGTCCTCATCACATGCCCGATCTTGGGTATTTTAAGGGGACACTTGAAGAAGTCATAAATCGTGCTGTCGACCTTCCGCGATTTTGGTCATGGGGAGGTGGTGGTGATATTTCAAAAGTGGTTGATAATGTAGTAACCACACTTTCGGAGCCGGCCGATGAAATGGAACAATAGGATTAAGTTGAAAATAAACGTCAAAGTTGAAAATAACGCTTGACTTCGTCATTATTTCGTCGTATATTCAGGTATGAAAGAAAAGGATAACCAAATGAGCAAGACTTTAAAAGATTTACAGGCAGAGAAAAGACAATTATTAGTAAAATTCGATAGAATCTGCAGTATGCATTCGGGAGCGGATCATAGGGTTCAGAATATGTTGGTATTAATCAGAGAAAATAAAAGGGCAATCGCCAAAATGGGGGAAACCAAATAATGACTATAGGCAAAGGAATCGCGTTTGGGTCACTATTTTTCTCGGTGGCACTGATTTGCATATTCGCACCGGCCGCGAGCTTCATCGCAATAGTTCTGGGGGTTATTGGGTCCATGTCAATCGCTGAGGCCGATTAATGCCCGAGTTGCTTGTAATAATGGGTGAAGCGATTCTGCTATTCTTATTTTTGGAATAATGATTTATAAACGAGTACAAAGATAAAATTTTAGGGGGGCGTTGGTTACTCACCTACCACAGCCGGCGTCACCCCGCACCATTACAAAAACCCCCTCCTTTCTTATCACCTCTGGGGGTTTTTTCTTTGCCGCATTGCAAAATAACGGTTGACTTTGTCAGTATAATCTTGTATCTTCAGGTATGATAAGAAAAGGAAAACAAATGACAAATTTACCATACACTTTTGATTTATTTTGGGATATCAAAGATACCGAAACACTTACAAGAGAGCTCAATTGGGCTATTGAAAAAGTTGGTGATATGATTGAGGCAATGGAAGGTCATAAAATTGAAATGGCCCCTGACACCATCGAAAAATTGGACAAATTAAAAAAAATATTGGAGATCAAATAATGAGTGAGCGAGAATTCGTTTTAAGAGACGAAACAGGTGATAGGGATACTATTCTATTGATAACCCCAGATACTTGGACATTGAAAGTCGTTCAAGATTACATCAGTGGGTCAGATTATAGTGTATATGAATTTTCATATTGGTCTACTAAAATGGTCAATGATAATACATTGATTATGACAATTGAAGATTGGGAAAATAGGTAAAATGAAATATCTAGTACGACCCCGTGATTTCCACATATACGAATTGGATGAATCCAATGGATGTTATAGATCGTATTCATGTAGAAGTGTAACATATTCAGATGGTACACGACCAAATGCCCAATCACATTTTACATTTGAAAATTTAACGGAAAATTATGATTTTATCAGTATTGATAATTCGGAACTTCCGGCCTATGAAGAAAAGCATCAATTGTATTTGGACTATACATCATGGGCAACAAGATCAGATGGTCATGGTGGTTCAAAGGGTGGCACAATGGGAGAATATTTAAGGCGGAGAAAATGAGAAAAAAATAAAAGCGTCAATCCTATTTTCGTTTATAATGGTGTTACTGCTCCAATATGTCACTAGTGGATTGTTATGGCTATGTTGGGGAGCGGCCCTATTTTTGGGCCAATTGATGATTTGGGAAGAATTATAAAATGAATACTGTAAAGACTGCAAACGGCATTAGGGAAATCGTACCGGTATATTGTGAATGGACTGGAAAACAATTGTGTTGGGCAACCGTACCCGAATGTCCAATAATGGAAGGTGCAACACCGGCGTATCTTAGTTTTAAAGTTGTTGATACCGACGGTAAGGTATTAATGGATTTATCGGATTGTCATACATTCTAAAGCGTTTCATCTAACTACACTTAGGGCTCTCTATTGAGGGCCTTTTTTGTGTCCAATAATAAAACTACTAAAAAACTCATAGGAAAAAAAACATGAAAACGGGCCGTTTTTTAAGTTTATGATATTTATATACGAATAAAGATATTTTAAATTTAAACAAGGAGAATACAGATGGCCGATTTGATTGATGCTTCTGAGATTTTTTTCACCCCATTCGAACCAAAGGTTAAAAACAGATATATAATGTATATCGAAGGAATCCCTGCATATCTTATTAAGACCGCAGCAAGACCTTCAATCACGTTTGAAGAGATTGAATTAAATCATATAAATGTAAAACGATATGTAAAGGGCAAGGGTTCATGGGAACCTTTGGATATTACTCTTTACGATCCAGTAGTTCCATCAGCTGCACAAGCGTGCATGGAATGGGTTCGTTTAGGACATGAATCTGTGACTGGCCGTGATGGTTATTCGGATTTTTACAAAAAAGATATTACCATTAATGTACTAGGACCCGTGGGCGACAAAGTCGAGGAGTGGACGCTAAAGGGAGCGTGGATTACCAATTTCAATGGTAATGATTTAGACTGGGCATCCGGAGCTGACGCGATGGAAATTAGTCTGAGCCTTCGCTACGATTATGCAATTTTACAATACTAGGAGATACTCGTGGAACTAAAAAATAGAAAATTGACTGTAGCCGCGGTAGTATTTGCCGTGGCATCACTCATGCTATGGGGTGGGGCATTAACCGCTGTATTATGGGTGGAATTGGTAAAATGGATTCTAATCACATTTGCCGGTGGTAATGGATTTGAACACGCGGCTAGTGCATATAAAGCTAAAGCTGGAGAATAACAACATTATGGGCACTCGATATCTAATTTGGGTGCCCTTTTTAAAATAATTTAATAAAGGTTTTTAACCAAAAACAAAAACAACGTAAGAAAACAAAGAGGAGTTATTATGAGCGAAGAAATGAAATTTCCGAGTGAAATTGTTTCATTGCCGTCCAAGGGATTTTTCTATCCAGAAGATAGTCCATTGGCCAAAGGTGAATTAGAGATGCGGTATATGACCGCTAAGGATGAAGATATTCTAACATCCCAAAATTTAATAAGAAGGGGGGTGGTTATCGACAAGTTATTAAAGTCCTTAGTAGTTGACAAATCTATTAATTTAGATTCAATGCTTATTGGAGACAAAAATGCATTGATGGTAGCGGCCCGCGTATTAGGATATGGTAAAGATTACGGCTTTGAAGTAGACTGCCCAGCCTGTACCGAACACAATAAGGATAATGTGGATTTAACCCAATTATCCGAAAAATCCGTCAGTTTTGATGGTCTTGAAAAGGGAGTAAATGAATTCTCTTGAACACTTCCAAATTCCAAAGTTGAAGTAAAATTTAAATTGCTCACCCAAAAGGATGAACGTGAAATCGACGAGGAATTGAAGGGTCTTAAGAAAATCTCAAAGGGCTCTGGAGCCGATAGTGATATCACCACACGCCTGAAAAAGGTGTTACTTGAAGTTAATGGAAAATCCGAAAGGTCTTATATTAATGCATTTGTGGATACCAGCTTCCTAGCAGTGGATTCACTACCATTCAGAGAGCATCTAAAGAGTATTACTCCAGATGTGGATATGACATATTACTTTGAATGCTCATCCTGTTCACATGCAGAGGAGGTATCCGTCCCAATGACGGTTCAGTTTTTTTGGCCTTCCTCCAGAGTATAGGGTAACCGTACACGAGGAAATATACACACTTTGTTATCATGGAAACGGCGGGTTCAATCATACCGAGGTATATCACATGCCAGTATGGCTCCGCCGTTTCTATATCAAAATGATACAAAAATCCCTTAAAGAAGAACAGGATGCATACGATGCATCCCAAGGTAAAAATAAGGGAATGGCCCGCGGTCCACAACTGAAAACTTAGGAATTTGATATTTATATGCGGACAATCACATAAACAAAATCACGGAGATGCAAAATGGGAATAATGGATATGCTAGATGATTTCTTATCTTTTTTACTTAGAAATGATAAGAAAGGCGCACAAAAATATATAGAAAATCATCCAGAAATAAAAAAACATAAAAAGGAATTGAAGAAGGCTATAAAAGATGCCAATGACGCGTGGGACAAGGTGGATTTTTCCCAGCTTGAAAATGTTGTTACAAAAAAAGAATTCATGTCTGAGCATTTCAAACGAAAATAAATTAATTAGGATCAACTAAAATGGCTAAACAAAAACCAATCCAAGTCACATCCAAGGAACGCACGGACCTTTTAAAGAAAGAGATTGCCATAAATGACAGGTTGATTGATCAAGCCGAAGAAAAAGTAAAACAAGGTGTAATTCTCAAAGATACTGAAGAGAAAACATTATTACAGTTAAAAAATCAGAATAAGGAAAAAAAGAAACAACTACGAGCTTCCAAATCCCAGGTTGATATTGCTAGTGACCTTTCAAAACGGATGCGGAATCTATCGGAATCTGGACAAGAGGTTGCACGAAATTCGTTAAATTGGTCGGCTACTTTAAAAACCATAAAATTGACAACCGACAAAACTTCCGATTCGGCCGAACTGTTAAACGATTTGTCCAAACAACATGCCCAGCTGGGGCTAACCGTACTTGAAAATCAAGAAAACCTAAATTCCAAAGAGCACGAATCGGTGGATTTATCATCGCATTTAAACGATTTGTATGCTGCTAGAAAACAAGTAAAGAATGATATCAGTCTGGATGATGAAAAAGCTAGAAAACAATATATAAATATAATCGACGCTGAAATCAAAACGGCCGTAGTCCTTGAAAAGCAGGCTAAAATGAAAGATTTGATTATTGATAAAACTGACGAATTAAATGGTAAAATCAGTGATATGCAAAAAAAATGGGATGATGTCAAAGCCAAAGTAGTGTCTATAGTTAAAAACCCAATCACGGCACTCAAGGTGGGAATTCTGGCTATTGGTGTTGGATTGGTGGCCATGGGTAAGAAAATGTTTGAATTTGGAAATGAGACTGGATTTTCTTATACACAATTATCCGAATTCGGACCAGCAGTGATGTTCGCTAAAGATGAAATGAATGCCCTGTTAACTGAAACTGGATCATTGAATGGTGTAACCTATGACACATTAATTGATATGAAATTGTTGTCACTTCAATATGGAGTCTCCGCAGAATCTGCAGCAAAATTATCCACTCAAATAATGGCCGTATCTGGTTTAACCAGAGAGGCGGCGTTGGATAGTCTTAAAATGGTGGGTAGTCTGGCACGAGCCGAAGGTGTTGCTCCAGCGGCAGTGATGGAAGACATAGCCGAAAATTCGGAATTTTTTGCTAGTTTTGCAAAGGCTGGTGGTGATAACTTGACAATGGCCGCTATCGAAGCTAGAAAATTGGGTATTAATTTGGGGACAGTGTCAAAAATATCCGATGGGTTATTGGACTTCGAAAGCTCGATAGAAAAATCAATGGAAGCTTCAGTATTATTGGGTAGGAATATCAATTTGGATAGGGCCCGTGGCTTGGCAATTAACGGTAATGTGGTTGAAATGCAGAGAGAAGTATTATCCCTAGTGGGGAGCCAATCACAATTTGAAAGCATGAATGTTATTCAACGCAGGGCACTCGCTGACGCGATAGGTGTTGGTGTGGATGAACTATCTAAAATGATAGTGAACCAAGAAAATCTTAATAAAAGAACTGATAAACAGATTGCGTCAGATGAAGCTCGTGCCGATATGATTGAAAGTCTTAAAAAGGCTATAATGGCACTGAATGTGGCGATACAACCTTTTGTCACATCATTGGGTGAGAAAGTGATTCCATATTTGGAATGGATGGTTGAAAATTTGGGAACACTTGTTAAATGGACTGGGACATTTGTAGCTCTATGGGCCGCTAAAAAGTTAGCAACTGGTATATGGAATGCCGGTGCTGGAATTTTAAGCATGATGAAAAATGTGAAAACATTGTCGGCCTTGGGACTGAGCAAGGGTATTACAGCGATTAAAAATATGGGTAGTGGTGGATTATCCAAAGACAATGGTGGCCGATTGAGAGATGCTAAGGGCAGATTCGCAAAAGCACCAAAACCAAAAGGCAAGGGTGGACTTGGATTTGTAGAAAAAATGAACCCCAAGAAAATGTTGGCTGGAGCTGCAGCGATGTTAATAATATCCGCGGCATTATTTGTAACTGCTAAAGCATTGATAGAATTTAATAAAGTGGATTGGCCCAGCTTGGGTAAAGCCGCGTTAGCATTGGGTGGATTGGTACTGGCCGTTTTGGCATTGGGGGCTATAATGACTAGTGGAGTTGGAACTGTAGCTATATTGGCCGGAGCTGCCGCGATGGCAATAATGGCCGGAGGATTATTGGTATTGGGATTGGCCATCCAATCAATAGCAACTGGGTTCGCAATGTTGGAACCTACATTGGCAAAATTGGCACCAATGACCGCATCAATTTTAAGTCTGGGAGGAGCTCTTGGAGAATTAGGCTGGGGTATGACAAAACTGGCAGGCGGTGCATTATTACTTACTCCATTCCTACCAGTGTTGGGCAAATTGACTGGACTCACCACAGGTGGAAATGTGAATGTGTCTGGAGACGGAAATATGGTATCACAATCGACTGACATGAAAGAAACAAATGGATTATTAACTAAACTGGTGGATGTTAATTCTAGGTTACTACAACAGAATGAATTATTAATGGGTAAGCTTACAAATAAGGTTGCCGACTTGGGAGTAGCATAATGGGTATATTAGATTTAACAAGTGACCTATCAAAAAATGCGGGGATTAATTTGAGTGTCCACGGTGAAAGGCATGGGGGGACTGAACCCGGTGGTTTGCCAGTACACCCCGATGGACATTCTATATTGGATAACTCGGCCGGCGACAATTTAAGTGAGCACGGTGGCCGTCATGGTGGCACTTCAAATGAAACACCATCACGACCATCGCATTCCCCTAATCATTCTTCATTGGACAATGGGGTTGGCAATTCAAGTAATGCACAAACATTTGATGATGGGCATGGATATACTGTTACTGGAAATAAATATTGGACAAGACCAAATGCCAGTGCATTGGCACAGATGTTAGAATCGGTGGGTGGTACATATACTCCTACTGGAGAAGGTGTACAAACTGGACCAGTAAATTATTTTAGTGGTATAAGTGGTGAGTGGGGTGCCGGAACGTCACCTCTTGGATTCACATTTGGATTCACTGATAAGAATTCGTCTGAGTTGACACGCGGTACTGAACAGGTAATAACATTGCCAACATCCTATCCCAAAACAAGATCAGTATTCAATCACTACACTATTCCAGCCTTTGAGAGCTCTATTTATTACGACGCTGATACAGATATGGCCGCTCCATCACACAATCCAGGTACTATCATCACACGGCAAATGGGTAGAACTACTCCACCTCCAGGATTATCGGCAACACACGCGGCTATTAACACATCATTTCCAGAGGGCCAACCTACATTTCATATTTCAAAACAACATGGCTTTACTGGGGAATATGGGGTGCAAGATAGAGAATCTGGAACATACATATTAAATACTCCAGAAACTGTTCCGTCCGCCCCATTATTATTTGCAGGACTTTTTGGATTAAATAAGGGGAGTAGGTTTTCAGACTTGGCAGACCCCGCACAATTGAAATACCCATCTGCTGATATATTTGGAACATCGTATTCAGAAATGACTTCATTGGGCTCCAATATAACAATTCCTGAGACATCATTGGATAAATTTCAACAATATACTGGAGAGGACACGTTTACTAATTATTTTGCAAGAAGATCACGATATGACAAAACTACATTTGACACCCTATCCATAGGGAATTATTCATCAGAATTTCAACTTGGTAAGGCCAAAGAAAATTCGCCAGAGTTTGATAACGAGGGGTTCAAAAAATCGCTGGCGTATGCTGGAAAAAATAGAGAAGGGGATGGCCAACTTGGATGGGAAACTTCAATCTCCACAATTACAAAGGGACCCAAATCCAATCTGGCCAAATTGCACAAAGATGGTACGGATAATGTGGATAGTCTTGAAGATTATTATGGTCGGGGATTCAAAAAGGATAACAACCTTGCATATAGAAATGACAATGTGATTGGATTCGATCAACCCTATTTCCTTAAAGAAATTGGGGATAGATGGGGAATAGATGCCATGGGCGATACCGATATCGGTGTTGTTAGGGGTGGTTTGAACACCGCTATAGCAAGAACTATTGCCGATGAAATAAGAATTGCAAAATTTATTCTTACTCCAAAGGGAATTGTGTTTGCATTAAAACAGGCTGTATTTCAGAGATTTAATACGAGAGCCGAAACTAGATTGTGGAATCCGATTTCACTATTTACTTCAGTGATTCCGGCTATACATGGCCAACGGCATGTGGATCAAACTAGACCACAATTTGCACCAACCGCTCCAGCGGATATTTTAAAAGACCCCGCAAAATGATTTAAACAAAAAGCGGAAGGTGTGTTGAATACAGGACCCGCCCAAGATTCTGGTATTGATACGGCTAAAACGTCATTGGAACATTATTTTGCAAAAGAGAGGGCTATATTGGATTATGAAGTTAATCCTTTGGCGGCCGAAATTGATAAATTTCTAGGTATTCCAAGTGAAATGAGCCGTGAAATTGATAGGGTTCGCCAAATATCCACTGGTGAAAAGAGCAAGACTCAGTTCGGCCCTTTTGCTGGAAATTGGAAAGGGGACCCACTCAATCAAGTTGTTGCAGATGTTGGTGACCCTGGAGCACATGGGGAACTTAAAGAAATTGAAAATCTGGGGTATATCAAATCAAATCTGGGTGATAACAATATAGTAACTTCAAACTTGGACAGGGTCAACGCATTGCCTTATGGACTTGTTGGTGGTTTGGAACCCGGATCAGAGGGCACCAATGGATTGGGGAAAGTTACGGATTTCATTCCATTTAAATTCAAAGATGCTGTTAATAATAAATGAATTATTTTCAGAGCTATATTGTCAGGGATATCCGATAGTGTATCTCCAGAATGGTCAGAAGAGCGGTATATTGGCCGACCAGATAAGGTTTATACATATACTGGAGTGGATAGGGAAATTAGCTTCAATTTTAATATATATCCAAAGACAAAACAGGAACTGCCTATCTTGTGGGAAAAAATGAATTATTTAGTTGGGATGTGTTATCCTAGCTGGAAAACATTCACTAATACTAATTCACAACGTATGATATCACCATTTGCCGAATTAACAATAGGCAATTTATGGAAGAATGCTCCTGGATTTCTAACTAGTTTGTCTATTACAGTGGAAGATAATACCACATGGGAAATGGATGAGCATTTTCAATTGCCCAAGCATTTGAGTGTTAGTGTTGGGTATAAATACATTGGGAAATATAATCCCGATCAACTTGGCAAACATTATGAATTGGATTGGTTGGATTTACAACACCAAAAAGATAATATCAATGGAGACCCAGATAAAGGAATTGCTCCAAAAGCAGCATTCGGTGGTTATCCTGATAGAAATACGGATGCATTGGATTTGAGGGGTTTATTTGATGCTCTAGGTCAAGCTGGTAATGGCGATTAATTGGGAGAATTAAAAAATGGGTAGATATTCATATACAGGTATAAAAAATAGTAGTACTGGGGCCCGAGCGTTCAAGACTACATTATACCCAAAAATAGATATATTAGATAGTGACATTTTTACAATTTCAAAAAAGGGTGATCGTCTTGATATGTTGGCATATAAATATTATGGTGACACATCGTTATGGTGGATTATAGCACTTGCAAATGATATTGATGACGCAACATTTGTTTTGAAATCGTCCATTGAATTGAGAATACCCACAGATACCAGTAAAATAATATCCGATATGGAAAGTCTAAATAAAGAGTAATAATAATGATTAATTTACAACCAATACACGAGAAAATTCGTCGGGAATTGCATAAGAGGGAAAAACTCTTAAACAGGGATGGCATCCTATTTGAAGGTCCCCAAACCGATGGTACTGGTAAAAAGAAAGCTGACGCCAACAACATTTTTGCCAAATCTACTTGGATCAGAATGATGTCTCCCGGTTTAAAATATGACAAAGAATTGTCTCCAGAGGAAAATAAAAAGCTGGGTAACACCAAGGATGTTGTTTCTATAGGCGGTGGATTATTAAAAGAAGATGGCTCCATGTATTTTGGATATGATGATATGTATAATTCTCCTAGAAATACTGGAGAAAATTCCTATAGACCTGTTCCAGGAATAAAAAATATTAGTGTTGAATATAAGGATGCGATGGTGGCATTAAGGCGTGCCACCATAACTTGAAAAGTATGGTCTTTTGAGGACTTGGAAAAGCTTCAATCATTTTTTATGAAATCCGGCAAATCGGTTATTTTGGAATGGGGGTATTCTTATGAGAAAAATGATATCAATTTGATGGATATTAAAGACTTGAATTATAAAACTATATATAAGCGATTTATTGAAAAGGCGTTCAATTCTGGAGGAACTTATGATGGAATGATGGGCGTTATTACAACTTGGGAATGGTCTGTTGCCGATGACGGGTCTATAGATTGCACCACTAATATATCCAGTATGGGTCTGGATATATTAAAACAGCAAACTACTCCAGTCGACGATATTAACATATCCCAAACCACAAAATCTTCAGCGTCAAGTACCGAAGATCAGAAACAAACAGTCCCCACAATGACATTTAATAAATTTTTGGAAGATATTCATGATAAATTAACTTTTCAAATAGCCGACGCATCCCAATCAGGCAATCCAATATCAAATGTGGCTTTTCTGGATGGCAAATTGTATATGTCATGGGGATGAATTGAAGATAATATATTAAGTAGGTATTTGGGCAAAGTTAATGGTAAGGGTGAAATTTTAAATTCTATAAGAAGTATTGAACCAGTTTTGGATGATGCCGGCAATCATCTTGGGTTGAATCAAATTAAAGATTTGGAATCAAAATATAGCGGATTGGAATTAGCCAAAGTGCAAAAAATAAAAAGTGGATTAAATAACGAAAACGGACCACCCGCATATATTTCAAGTGAAATGTCAAATCACACATCATTGTTATCTCCAAATTATAGCTTTTTTATATTACCTGGGCAATTTAAAAAAACTGATAGGGATTTATTTGATTCAAATGCACGACCTGTTCATCCAATATTGGTAGCATTTGATAAGGAAAAATCGAAATTTTCCAAATTCGAATCCCGCAAAGGTGTGGGATCACAGAGTAGTAATGTTACATACGGGTACATGAGAAATATAGTATTTAATTGGAACTATTTGGTGGAAAATGTATGGAAGGATTCCGATAATATAAAAACTGCTATGGATAGGTTGTTTCAACACATGAATGAAAATGTGGGAATCTGAGATTTAAAAATCATAGCTTCTCCAGATAACCCATCCCAGTTGAAAATAGTTGATATGAATACTGTGAAATATAATATTTCGGATTTGCTTAAAAAGGATAATAGTAGTAAATTATCGTCGGATTGGAATGATGCCCTTGGCCTGTTATTTAAATTCAATACATTGTCCAAAGATAGTATAGTATCTGGTCACAGTTTAACGTGTAAAATTCCAGACGCAATGGCCATGGCGACGATGTACTCAAATTCCACAACTACTATATCTCCGGCCACCGCAGGCGGATCAAAGGCTATCGCGATAGGGTCGTCTGATAATGATGTAAAAGATGGAATAATGGATAATATTTCACCGGGATATATATGGGATAAATTCGGGAATTCTACGGGAATGACCAATGACGATATCAATTTAACCGGTGGGTTTACAATAGATGTAACGCCCCAATCTGATTCATCTCAAGGAATTACAACGAATACTCCGGCAGAAATAAAATCCGCTACCATATCTTCAATGAAATTTAATGCCGATCAATATTTGGCATTTAAAGATGGGGATATTGGAACCGATGGGACAATATATAATACATACGGGGATTCGATTGGAAAAATGAGGAATCCAAAAACTTTATTTTATCTGGATATTATGAAATATCTAATAGGTCATGACCCCAAATATTCCACAATGTACAATCAGGCTCCCCTAATTCCGATTGAAATTTCATTGACAATGGATGGTATTTCTGGGATATTTCCCGGTAATTGTTTTCAAAATGATTACATGCCCAAACAGTACAATGAAATTTCAGTATTCCAAGTATTTACATCAACTCAAGAATTGGATAGTTCTGGGTGAAAAACCACCATAGGCGGGAAGCTTAGAGTGGACATGTCAAAACTCGCCCCAGATTATGTGGAAGCTTCTATAAAAGAAATGGAACAAAAAATACAAGATGATCTGGCACTGGCCGAAAAACAAGAAAAGGTCCGACTGGCCGAAGCTGAACGAGAGTTCATTGAAGGTCAAAATAATGCAGGTAATTTATAATGAAAACTATTAATGAAATAAAAGAAAAATTGAATATGAAATTGACAGGGTTCACCACATCAACCAATGAATTTACTTATGAAAATGGTACATGGGTCAGACCCGATATTTCATATTCCATATACTACACTAAGGATAAGGAAGAGCACTACATTTCAGAAACGGTTATTCCTGAGAAAATGATTAGGGTTAAGGGGAGCTCCGCATTTGCACAATATAGTGAGTCCAAAAATGGAAATATGGAATCCACTAAATTCGTAAATTCGTATATGCCAAAAGTTAAAAAACCCGATATTAAGAGGGGGTACATGATTAGATACTTTGTGCAACCAAAAAACCAACCTCACGTGGATTTAACCGAAATCAATAAATCTGGGTTCAATGGTGATTTAACCTACTATAAGAAACGCAAAATAAATTGGAAAATTGTTGGTGCAAAGAACACTGTAATAGGGGAAAATAAACGAGCTCTAAAATACCTGAATAAACAATATCCAGATACATTTATCAGTATGGGCCCACTAGAATTTTGACAGGGGACTTCAAGTAAAAAGGAAGAAATCGAAAAAAAACTGGGGCTTTAGGAAATACGCTGATACTTATAATAAAGGTTGCGTAAATGGTTATAGAAACAATATCACAATTAGAATATTTTATGGCACAATGGGGTTCCCATGAGTGGATCGTCGTGCCTATATTATCCGATACAAAACAACACCCTTTGCAGAATCAACTATGTACTTTGTATATTAAAATAGTTGGTGACAACGAGGACGCTATCCTGGCGTTCGATCATACGGAATCATTGAACCTCCCCTATGAGGCTTTGGCCACATTGGAAACTGGTCAGCGTAAATATGTATATGATAAAAAGGAATTGAACCACATCTATAAATTCGAGAATGTGGTGGATGTCAATGTGGCATATTATTTGACTACTAACAAACCTTTGCTTGTGGATAAAATTACCACTCCAGCACATCAGTTTTTTCACGTAAGGCATTACAGAAAATCCAATCTCAATTCAATAATCCCAATCCTGAAGCACTTGGAATATTGCCGGAAATTGGCGGCCGAGCTGGAGCTGTGGACATTCATCCCAATCAATGAATTGTATAATGATGAATACATAGAAAATATGGGGTACATAGAAACCGCGGGGCTCAGGACTACGGATAGCATGGCATACTCAAATTACAATATGTTTACCAGTACAGGTCGACCATCCAATGCTTGGGGTGGTACTAATTATGCGGCACTAAATAAGTCTGATGAGACTAGAAAAAAATATGTTAGTAGGCATGGTAAAAATGGATATTTGATTGAATTCGACTTCAGCGGGAATCACTTGTATATTATTGCCGATTTGATAGGGTTTAAATTTCCAGAATCACCCCACGCGTATTTGGGTAAAATATACTATGGCGCCACCGACCTAACCCCAGAGCAATATAAAGAGGGCAAGGGTATCACATTTCAATTATTGTATGGTGGAATTGACAAAGAGTTCGAAAAAATCGACTTTTTTAAACAAGTTAATATGTATATATGGAAGCTGTGGGCAGAGTACAAGATGGGCAATGTAGTGTCACCTGTGAGCGGAAAAACGATATATAAGAATAATCTAAAAAACATGAATCCGCAAAAGTTATTCAATTATATGTTACAATTGTTGGAGTTCGAAGATGTTCACAAATACTTGAATCAAATTAAAATTTTGTTGGATAGATCGAAAACTAGGATTATACTTTACACTTATGATTCACTACTTTTCGATTTTAATGCGACTGACGGTAAGGAATTACTGATTGACATTAAAAATGTGCTGGAAAGCTACGGGAAATTGGTTACGACAGATATGGGTGTAAATTATTTTGAAATGAAAAACATAGATAATTATTTTGTGTAATATTTATAGACGAACAAAAATGGAGAAAATATAATGAGTTTTGACTACAATCCAGAAGAATATTTAGATGCTTTGGTAAATGAATGGGCATACAGAGTAAATAATGGGACACCGAATCCACATGATTTCGGCCACCAGATGGCACTGCGGGACATTTTAACAGAGTGGGATTGGAATATGCCTACAATTAATGAATTTATTACCAACCTTAAAAATACGACACCCGCCAATGAAGCGATTGGTAAAGTGTATATTCAAGATAAAGAAGCACCAGCGGGTGCTCAAGTTAAGACTGGTCCTAAAGGTGGTAAATATTACAGGGGGAACACCGAAACTGGGGAACCTGATAATTCCGATGAAGAGGGAGAATCCGAAGACAATTCCGAATCAAAACCAGAAGAATCGGATAGCTTGATAACTGGTGACCCATCCGAGGGGGATAATCAAGTTAAATTGGATGCATTCGAATATGGGTATGGTGATTTTGAAAAGGAAACTGGTTCCAAACCAGCTCCTGGTGGAGCGGGATCAATGTTCAATGAAATTGTATCTGGTGAGGGCGTACACATGTTATCCAAAAATTCGTCTATGAAAACTGATGAACTGGCCATGGAAATGTATAAGAAATATCATGGGACAAAATTGTCTAAAGAACAGAAAAAGACTCCGATGCCCGCTAGCCAGATACCACAACCATTGAGGGATAAAAAAGATCAGGCGTCCAAAGCTGTCAGGGAAGCTAAGAAAAGTGGAGATAAAAAGGTGATGAAAGCTGCTATAGAAGAATTCGCCGCCGCTGAACAGAATATTGGGTACTATACAAAATGTTTGGTATCGGCTCGATCTGCCAAGAAAAAATACACAAATACCATATCTAGAGTAGCCAATTTACAAAAAGAGGGGGCGTTTGGAAAATCCAAACGAGTTGACACATTTTATGGAGCAAACCAATCATTGGCTGCACAGGTGGCGAGTGTGGAAAATGCCAGAAGTGTATTGTTGCCAAGTGGGCAGAAAGTTTCAAAAGACGATGCCATTGTCTTTGTCAAAGCTGGTGGTGGTGGTGCAAATCCATCTGATACGGCCACCTTTGTTTCGGATGAAAAAGGAAATTTATTAATACAATTCCATTCGGATAAAACATCGACTGGTGATATTCAAGATAATTCAACATTAGCAAAAGAAGGTGATAATTACAAAGATGCCATTGATGCACAGGGTGGATTATCCAGAGAAGAAAAGGATAATTCCAAAAAAATCGTGGATGAATACTCCACCAAAATGGATGAGGTTGAAAAGAATTACAATAATCAGGCCGTTCCAATTGCACAAAGATTGGAAGAATTGCCATTTAAAGATCAAATGTCCATTATCAACAACGATAAGGGGTCATTGGGTAAAAATATAGAAGCGGCATTGTTTGGAAAAACTGGATTGAAACCCCAATATAAAAAACTTGTACCAGCTGGAGTTGATCCTAAAAAATTATCAATGGAACTGAAATACAAAATGATTAGAAAATTGGTAGCCAGCGGTGCTGGAAAGCCTAGTGATGTTAAAGCCATTAATAAAGTTGGTCTTGGATTACAAAAAAAGAACCCTGATATCGAGGGGATTGATGTTAAAAAGAACCTATCGGTCCAGCGTAAATTGGCTGTTAAATTGCAGAGAGATAGGATCAACGCGTTAAATGAAACAGTTGCCGAAGTCGACGGGGTAGATGTACCATTGGGCAGATTAATGGAAGCTGAAGAAACGATTAGGGGATTCCACTTGAAATTATTGGATTACCCGCCTAAGAAATATGAAGAGGGTAACCCTGGAAGTATGGTAGGGGATAGCTTGGATATCAATATGGGTGGAACAGTGGTTAATGGTGATGTATTGAGGCAAGCATTGGGAGTACAAAATACTACAGAATTCAAGAAACAATTCAGACTTGAAGAGACTGATGAATTGACTAAAGATGCCAATAATAATATCACTGGGAAAGTCGTATTTGTATATGCTGTCAAAGCTGGTGGTGAAAAAATACAAATAGGGTACAAAACCTATAGATCAAAATCTGGTGCCACAGGCAAAACATCCAATACTATGCAGTATAGTAAGGAAATGCAAAAACGATTTAAAGAAATATCGGATAAGGAAAAATAATATGAGAACGCAGCTGTTATGTACTTTCTCGAAAAGGAACCAACTACACGATACATTGGATTTGATAATTGATTATCACGATATACTATTTAATAAGGTGTATGTATTTCAGAATGAAGATAATTTTCATCAGCTGATATGCACGTACAATATTGAACAGGAAACGGAAAATTACCTTACAAATAAGGATACCATTTCATTGCATAGGAAAAAGCAATCAAATACACTATACACTATTAACGCTCTAAATGAAATAATCAGGCGTAAAAATAATGGGGTACTGGATAAGCAATTTCCTATTGATTGAGATGAATTCAGAAATAATCTGTTATTAACAAACTCATCGGGGTTTGTCAAAATACCCACTCGGATATACACCATCATAAATGTAACCGAATGGGAATCTAAAGAAAATTAAAGAAAAAGCTTGACTTTGTCAGTATAATCTTGTATCTTGAGGCAACAAAAAAAAGGAGTTACAAATGAGACGTTTTATTACAATTTTACTATTATTGGCCGTACTAGTAATGACAATCGGGTGTGCAAACCCAAAAACAATTGATGGAATCACCTATGATACTTATGGGCTGGCAAATAAAGATCAGGTGATGAATCCAGACATCGAATACAAAATCGTATTTGGCAATGTGGTCTGGTCCATTATCCTATCCGAAACAATTATTGTTCCGGTTTATATGGTAGGGTGGTCAATGTGGGAACCAGTCGGCAAGAAAGACCCCAACGCTGTTAAGGGTCAGATCGGTTATAAACATTAAATATAATTCAAAGAGCCCCCTTATGGGGGCTTTTTTTATGCCCAAAATGAAATAACAGTTGACTTTGTCGTTTTTATCTTGTATCTTGTGATATGGAAAGAGAATGAACAAATATGACTGAAGAACATACAATGTTTGAATTAGCTTCCGATATTAAGGATAAGCTATCAGACGTTATCAACCCCGACGATCTAACTGATGTTATAGAAGTGGTTAGGCAATCTGAAAATGGTGCATATCATTCTGGGTTGGGGACTGTCACAATTAAAAAGTCACGCAAACGGATTAATGTTTACGTGTCATTTACTGGTAATACTGGTTCACGTAGGGACAGCGTGAGTACATCGGTTGACACGATATTGGGTGTCAATGATTCGTTGCATAAGTTGAAATACCATAACGATGTAATCAAATATGAAACCAAAGGTCATTGGGATTATTTATACGAAATTGAAATATTGGTAACAAAATAATGGCCAGCGATTTAAAAAATGAAATTGCCCTCGCTGTTGGTAAAGAAAAAGGTCGAATTCTTCATAGTGATTATGTTAAAGAATTGAACAAAAGGCTGGAATTGATATCAAAGGGGACATTGGCACATAAGGTGTGGGCAGCTATGTGGATGGATAATAAATTGCGAACCAATATGAAAAAAGATTTGAGCACCGAATATTACGATGGTACAGTGGATATGTGCAATATGATTTTAAGAGAATTTGACGAAGTATTTTTAGAAGAGGAATTCGTCACACAAGAGGAAGAATAATGAAATTAAAAGATTTACAGCCATACGATAGTTTGACATTTAGAAATAATAGAGTATATTTGACGTATGCCGGTTCTATTTGGGATACGCATAACGAAGATTTTACGTCAAAAAAGAACAGAAAATTTGACATTGTTAGGGTTGAACGAAACGGGGAAATCCTATTCGAAGATGAGGAATATAAAAGGTTACACAATGTTACTTAGTAGAAAAGAATTTGGGATGCAAGTATTTGAGCGGGATATATCACTGTGCGTTATGTGTGGTGAAGAAGCCGTTGATGCACATCATATCATGGATAGAAAATTGTTCAAAGATGGTGGATATTACTTAGACAATGGGGCATCATTATGCTCCAAGCATCACATTGACGCTGAAAATGGAACTATTACACCCGCTGAATTGCGTGAAATTATTGGTATCAAAACGGCAGTTCTACCCAATGGAACCTATGACCCAAGAGTAGATTATGATAAGTGGGGCAATACACAAAAATATTTCAAGTACCCACGCACATATCATTTCCCTTGGTCAGAGGGGCTACAGAATGATGATAAGATGATGCAGAATCCCAATCAATTTGTTGGTAAAGAAGTAGTGGTCACTATCAAAATGGATGGTGAAAATACTACAATGTATAATGATTATATTCATGCTCGGTCATTGGATAGTCGGCATCACGCTAGCCGCAATTATGTTAAGGGAATCCATGGGTCGATTAAATACAGAATTCCAGCGGGTTGGCGAATATGTGGTGAGAATTTGTACGCGGAACATGCGATAAAATACAAAAATTTGGACAATTATTTTCAGGTGTTTTCTATATGGCAGGCCGATAATATTTGTTTGTCGTGGAAAGCAGCCCAACATTACGCGGTGGACGCCGGACTAATGCCGGTTAGCACCATATATGAAGGTATATATGACGAAGCTTTAATTCGTGAATTGGGTGATGAAATAATGGTAAATGGGTTCAATGGTGATCCAGTTGAAGGTTATGTTGTTAGACTGGCCGACCGATTCCATTACGATGATTTTGCCGATTCTATGGGAAAATGTGTACGAGCGGGACATGTTGGTGCAACTGATGATCATTGGATGAGCCAATGGAATGAATCAATGGTAAATAAATTAGGTTAATTGCAAAATAACGGTTGACTTTGTCATTTTTATCTTGTATCTTCTAGTATGATAAGAGAGGAACACATGACAAAAGAAGAATTAGAAATTTTAGAGGATGTCTTTAGGACACCTTATTCCCGTTTAGTGGAAATGGATGACTTTGTTAAATTTCCAAAGGGTGCCACCATATTTTTAAGTGGCATGGTTCACTGTCCATATACATTGACATTAACACCCAAAAGGGTTTTTGTTGACATGAAAATGGACAATTTTCAAAAAATGCAATTCGATAAAATATTACCAACTTTTAATTGGAAAATGATTTAAATGGCAAATGTAGAACGACAAGACTTTGATAAGTTACAGGAATTTTTGAATACCAATCTGGTGTATCTGTTTAGGAACAGCAGATATATTTCGATTAAGATTGAAAGGGTTCACGACCATTCAATTACTATACTCGGAAACAACATCACCAGCCAATCTGGTCTAACCAACCAAATGCGTATTAGGATTACAAGAGATTATGTTGATTCTAATATATCTCCTGGTAGATTTGCATATAACCCAAGTGGAATGTATCTGGGTCACAAAGAGGGTCGGGAACGAAAATTGGGTAAATTCAAGAAAATTCTACAAGTATCCAATGATCACATGAAAACTTATGAAAATGGGGTTCGTGAAAAACTGGCAGATTTTAATAGGGAAGCTGATCATAACACTCTAATGGAGAATGAATTTTCCCGTCATTTTGAGGTTGCCACTTCGGGAGCTCGTGGAGGGAAATTGATCAGTAGGAATTATCAGTATGAACCAAAACGCTGGGGCAGACCCAGTGATGAAGTTGAACAATTACCATTGGTTTCATTCAGAAAAAATGAAGATGAAACATATACAATTAATAGGGATTCGGGATTCTTTGTGAATCCAGAAGAATTCCAATTCAACGCCCGACATCTCAAGGAATTGGGTGAATTTTTAGAACGAGTCCTTTTTGATAAGGAACACATGACAGAATTATTGGAGGAAGATGATGATTGAGGGAGCACGGAAATACGCGATACTTAGGCACAACAAAGCCAACCAGACCTATGATGGTAAACCATACGAAACTCATCTGAGTGAAGTTGTAAACGTGGTTGAAGAATATAAACATTTAATTCGGGGATTCCACGAACGGTACGAACATCTGATTTCGGCCGCATGGAACCACGACGTAATTGAAGATACCGATACCAGTTATGGTGACTTGGAAAAGGAAATTGGAACCACTGTTGCCGATTTGGTGTATAGAGTCACCAACGAATTGGGCAAAAACAGAATCGAAAGGGGAATGAAAACATACCCCAAAACACGAGAGAGTGATGCCGCAATATTCCTGAAATTATCGGATAGGATTGCGAACACCAGACGTTCCAAGCGGAACGGCCATAGAATGTTTAAGGCATACATTAAAGAGTACCCAACATTCAGATACGCTTTGAAAAAGGGTCATCTGTTTGATGAGATGTGGGCACATCTTGACGAACTATATGGATACGAGGAATCTTAAAATGGAACCTATTGAAGTGGAAGTGATGTACCACGAGCCACCAATTTATAAGTATATCCCCAAGACTACAGAACGGCTGCAAGACGAAACGTGGTATCCTGAATTTCATGAATTTTGTGAATGGGCCGCATTTGAAGATTGGTGGAATTATAAGATACTGCCCGACACGGACGAAATCAGAGAATTGTATTTGATGTTCTATGAAGATTTGAATGATGAAAAATTTGATGGTGATATGGACAGATTGCAATCGTATTGTGAATATGAATTACTTGCTATTCCGGGTCTAATTGAAGTTTATAAAGAATTTGGGAATGGATAATGAGAAAAATTAGTAAAATGATTTGTGAACAATGTGGATCAAATGATGTAAATTTTATAATCGAACATCCAGATTATGATGGATTAATTGAAGTGGATAAAAACGGGAATTTATTTGATTCGGGGCAAATTTTGCATCGCTCCATAGATGATCTTAACCTAAATAGTTTCGAATTCATTGATGGGGAATGTTTGGATTGTGGGGATTTTAACACTGTTATGGTGTACTTTGAAGACGGTGTGTTTGAAAAGGATGAAAAGGCTTTTATGCATTTTACCGAATTGGGCACATCCACTAGAACGGAAACAAAATTAACTAAAATTGAAGACATCAATGTTGGGGACATTTATTTTAATGTCGGGGATACAATCAATGGCGATTTTTCAATTCAACTCATCCAGGTGGAAAAGAAAGCGGTTAGAAGTTTTACTGGTCGGAGATATCTATTTTTCTCCAAATTTGCCGAATTGGGGGCGATGAAATATGAAAATGATCAAGTTCGGAGTAAATGTTTTAAAGATGAATTGTGGTTACCGGCTACCAATGAACATCTAATGGCGTTTGAAATGTTGGAATTATTGGCATTTCCAAATGGTGAAGTAACATTTGAATCGGCCAAATTGAAAATTCAATCAGCTGGAGTTGACTATGAAGGATTATTTGGATAATGAGAAAAATCCCCGAAATATTGAAAAAGAAGAGAATTCATTCGTCAAATCATTATGGTCAATATAGGGATATTCACGTTCTAGGTGGTGTATGGAAATGGTGTAAGCGTGGCAGTACGATTATGATTGTATCTCCAGCTTGGAAGAAATACACTATTTCTGAATCAGATTTCACTGGTATATCACACGAAGAACTAAGCCGAGGGGCATACAAGGGGTACTACGTTGGCATAGATCCCGCTCAGGTTAAACGATACATAATGAATACTATTTGGGGCACTGAGTATCCCCAGAAAATTAATATAAAATATGAAAAAGATAAGGAATGGGAATAATAAAGCTTGACTTTCTCATAAATATCTTGTATATTATAGTATGAATAAGAATGACATTATTGGAGAATTGCTTAGAATATTAATTCAGGCCACTATTGAATATGTGGATTCGGTTGAAAAGGAGCTATTTGATTTCGAAGATAGTAACGATTTACTGTCGGATACCATAACTGATATGGAAGAAGAAAATGAAGATTTACGTGAACAACTGAATGAAGTTTTACATGAATTGGAAATACGGGACATGGATATGAGAAATATATTGGATGATGACAATGAATAAAAAGGACATAATTGCGCGATTAAAAGATTTGAGCCGATTCGATATGGCAGCTGAAATTGATCCCTACAGTGATCGCATCGGCGGATATTCAACATGGGTTGAAAAAGACCGTTATGAGTTTGGGGATTATGTGGAATGGGATGATATTGCCATTCTCATAAAAGAGCTGGAAAATGATACAATTTTGGAGTATGACAATGAAACCGATTAATATATTAAATGAACCAATAAAAGTGTATCATGCAAATTTACTGGAATCTGATGACAATTCAATGTATAGGCGTGAATGCCCATTTTGTGAAATTGGGTTATTTATGGTAAGGCGTGATAATGAAACATTTGTATTGGAAGATACTGATAATTGTATTTCATGTGGACAACAGGTGATTTACATGGATATTGACAAAATGAGAGCTAAAGAAAATTTCGAAGAATTAAAGGATGTGGAATAAATGAAAACATTAATTATTGTTAGGGGAGTACCAGGTTGTGGTAAGTCCACCTATGCAAAGGAATTGGTTCGAAAGGACCCACAGAATTGGCTTCGCGTTAACCGAGACGATTTCAGGACGATGGCAAATGCCGGAGTATATTCTGAAGTATTTGAAATGGTTATCCAAGATACAGTTATGGCGATGGCTCGTAAGGCCCTACAAAAAGGGTTGAATGTGGTTACTGATGACACCAACTTAAAAGGTAAAACCGTATCACAATGGCACAGACTTGCACAGAGTGTGGGTGATGTTGAAGTGATAGAAAAATATATTGATGTGGAGCTGAAAACTGCGTTACATCGTAACGCTACTCGACCGTCTGAAGATCAGGTGCCAGAGGGAGTGGTTAAGAAATTTTTCACCAAATACATCAACAAGAATCTTAAAGTGACTCCAAAATCATATTGCCCACCAGTGGATAATCCAATGTTCACCAATATTCAGGATCAGAGTTTGCCACAAGCAATCGTATGTGACTTGGATGGGACATTGGCAAAGATGGTTGCTAGGGGCCCATACGATTGGGACAAGGTGGATACTGATGCAGTGAATAGCCCAGTACGCCACGTATTGGATACATACGGATATTCGAACATGATGCTCAATGAAGATGACGAAGACGAACACGTTGAAATCATTCTATTCTCGGCACGCGATGGTTCTTCCCGTGATTTGACTGAATCTTGGCTGCGTACACATAACATCCATTATAACCAGTTGATTATGCGTGAAGCGGGTGATATGCGTAAAGACAGTACGGTTAAAAAAGAAATGTATGAACAATTTCTTGAGGACAAGTATAATATCCTATTTGTTCTAGATGACAGAGATTCCGTGGTCGAATTATGGCGAAACGAAATTGGGGTTCCGTGTTTTCAGGTCGACTACGGTAATTTTTAGCAGAAAGGTTAAGAAATGAAAATTAATACGGAACACATGAGAAAATTAATGGAAGCGTATAATATCGCCGCGAAGGGTGATGATCCATATAAACATTATGCGGCCGTAGTTACACTGCGAAAAGAAATTCAGGGGTTTGAACGGACTCTTGAAATCTATGAGAAACACATCCATGCAAATATGTTTGCACAGTTGGAAAAAGACTTGCTCAAAGGAAATTAATTTCAAAAAAGCGAAAATAACGGTTGACTTTGTCGTTTTTATCTTGTATCTTGAGGTATGATAAGAGAGGACAATCAAATGCATAAAAGTGAAAGAGTCGAATTATTGACTAACGCCCAAGACTTAATTAATGAGGCCATCGGCCTAATTGAAGAGGCAGTAAGCGGTACAGAAAACGATATGTCTGCACAGGCATATATTATAGCACACTTGAATAACTGGGCAAATGGTGGAAACCCATGCGACGAGACAATCCCAGTATTAATTGAAGAAATTGAGGAAAATTAAGATGAGTAAATATTGGTGGGACTTTGAGGGTCCAGATACGGTTATAGTTGAGAGTGAAAATTCAAATGTACCATTGGCCGAATTTGAATACGATTATATGGGTGGTGATGGAGAAATAATGACACATCCAGACGGCACACAATCTCGTCAGGGGTGTGCATCGGCCGCAATCGAGTTGGCAGAACAATTTATTAACGATTTAGAAGGACAGAATTAAAATGACATTGCAAGAATTTATTGACGACAACAGAGCTGAACTCGACTCGGGCATCCGAGCGGCTATAGGTCAACCAAATTTTGATCTTGACGACGACGAACGTGAGTTGTGGATTATGAATGACGAAGGCCTTTACAACTGGGCTCTATCAGAAGGTGTAGAGGAAATCTAAGATGTCAACCAATCAACTCAAAAAAATGGTGGAAGTCGATTTCGAAAGACATGCTTGTGATTTTTGCAATCATTATGTTGAATATGGACCCAACCACGACCATTTCAATTCCAGCGGAGAAACTTTGATATGGGGCGAATCTCAACCGATTTTTATTGACAAGTGTGCTATTTGTGAAAATGATTTTTGCAACGATCACAAAGGAGTTGAATATTCCGAAGATGGTTCAATTTGCCACAAATGTGCCGAAACATACCAATTCGATATCAGTGGGGTGTCATTTATTAATATCAAAACTGGTGAAAAAGCCGGAAGCTTCAACCTATAGGGGTGGAATTATGGAAATCACACTGACTCCAGAAAATGTAAATGACTACCATCTGAATTATCGGAATGGTGTATTACATGCAAATATAATGAGACTGGTTGAAGCTGGAAAATCGGTCGATATTGAAGTGGAAATTCAGACCAATGCCCAATTCTTGGTAGTTAATTATGGGGGCAATATTAACTAAAATAATTAAAAAAATAGTAAGATTTTTTTTCAAAACACCCAAAATAAAAGGGTGTTTTTCTTTGCCTGCTTACTATATATTAATGTGAAAAGAAACACAGGTTGTATGAATTAAATATAACTAATTAAACATTAACGAATGAGCATTTAAACACTTAGGAGAAACAAAAATGGCCGATATTAATGCATTAAAAAAACGTCTAGAACAGCTAGAATCAACAAATCACCGTGTAAACAACCTCTGGAAACCATCTTCCGGAAAAACCCAAATCAGACTCGTACCTTATAAAATGGATCATGATAATCCATTCATTGAGTTACTTTTTCATTATGACTTAGGTGGCAAGAACTACTTGTCTCCACTGTCATTTCAGAGACCCGATCCAATCGAGGAATTCTCTAAGAAGCTGCGGGCTTCAGGAGATTCAGAAGGTTGGAAACTGTCTAAGAAACTTAGTGCTAAGATGAGAACTTATGTTCCAATCGTGGTACGTGGTGAAGAAGATCAGGGTGTAAAATTCTGGGGTTTTGGAAAAACAGTTTACCAAGAACTGCTCGGATTCATGTCTGACCCAGACTACGGTGACATTACCGACCCAACAAGTGGTCGTGATGTAGTCGTGGAATTCAAAACCGCGGAAGAAGTCGGTGCGAGTTTTCCAAAAACTAACATTCGCGTTAAGCCAAATGTTACACCATTAACCGCCAATAAGGCACAACTGGATAACTTCTTGGAAAATCAAAAAGATGTCCGCGAAATTTATCAGGAACTTTCTTATGATGATTTGGCAGAGGCTCTCAATGATTACCTTAGCCCAGATGCAGAGGAAGAATCTGATACAGCCGGAGACGGTATGACAAAATCTCAAATGCAGGAACATGTTGAAACTGCTTCCATTGATAATTTCGATGACATTTTTAACAAGAAAAACTAAATAATAAACGATACGGGGAGACTTCACAGTCTCCCCATATTATTTTAGGAGACGCAAATGAGAGATAGAGACGAATTAGCCTCAATGATCGCGGATTCGATTAACAAATCATCCGCCGAAAAATCCGCTTTCTTTTTAGATAGCGAAGAATCACCCACAGATGTAACGGATTGAATTTCCACTGGATCATCAGAACTAGATTTAGCGATATCAAATATGCCCAACGGGGGAATACCCGTGGGTAGAATCACTGAATTTAATGGATTGGAAGGTACTGGCAAAAGTCTTGTCGGTGCTCACATCTTGGCTAACGCCCAGCGTAAAGGTGGGGTGGCCATATACATTGATACTGAAACTTCAGTTAGCCCACAATTTTTGACAGCCATTGGAGTGGATGTTAAGAACATGATTTATGATCATGTGGAAACAGTTGAAGAGATTTTTGAACACATTGAAAATATTGTGACAAAGGTTAGGGAACAAGATAAGGGCAGACTGGTTACAATTCTTGTGGACAGTATAGCCGCAGCCAGTACAAAGGTTGAAATGGAAGCCGATTTTGATAAGGATGGTTGGGCAACAAGCAAAGCCATTATTATCTCAAAGGCTATGAGAAAAATCACACAAATGATTGGTAAACAACGTGTCGCATTGGTTTTCACAAATCAATTGAGGCAGAAGTTGGGTGCAATGTTTGGTGACCAATGGACTACTTCTGGTGGAAAGGCATTGCCATTCCATGCATCAGTTAGAGTTAGATTAAAGAACGCTGGCCGAATAAAGGTTGGTACTGGTACAAAAGAACAGGTCGTTGGAATGAAAATTAAAGCACAGGTAATCAAGAATAGAATGGGTCCGCCTCTGAGGCAGGCCGAATTCAACCTAAGTTTCGCTTCTGGAATTGATGACATTGGGAGCTGGATAAGAATTTTATCCGCTCATAAGATTGTCAAACAGGCCGGAGCTTGGTACACCATCGAGTACGAGGATAAAGAAATAAAATTTCAGGCAAAGAAATTTGAAGAGGTTTTAGAGAAAAATCCCAAATTGGAAAAATATCTATACGATCAAATATGTGAAAAAACCATATTGAAATACAGAAATTCTCCAGACGAGCCGGTGGTATTGGATGCCGAAGTGGAAGAAATTGAAGAGATGTTGGAAGACGACAGTTAATCTTCATCGGACTTGGGGCATTTTTGCTTTTTAGGTTGTTACTCCAAAATACATACATAAATATTAGAAGTTAAGAATGCCCCTTTTTTAGAAAGGTGTAAATGAACAATAAAACATTACAACGGATACTGGATCAAGTTCAGAAGGAACATGACAATGCAGATGATCTGGAATATAATAGCAACGTGTTGATAGTCGATGGACTAAATACATTTATCAGGGCCTTTTCGGCCGTACCCATGACAAATACAAATGGGGCTCATGTCGGTGGAATCATCGGATTTTTGAGGTCTATAGCATATACTGTCAAAACATTAAATCCCACTCGGCTGATAATCACATTTGATGGCAAGGGTGGTTCGGTGCGCCGTAGAGAATTGTATCCAGAATACAAAGGAAAACGGAAAGTATCAAAATTAAATAGAGCGGATGCATTCAGTACCGCTGAGGACGAACATCAGTCGATGATGGAGCAGTTGAAAAAGACTGTTGATTATTTGGGGACACTTCCGTTATCACTGATTACGGTGGAGAATATTGAGGCTGATGACACAATGGCATATATTGCCAAGCAGGTTTTGACTGATAGTAAAATCACATTAATGAGCACTGACAAAGATTTTCTACAACTTGTAAATGATAGAATATCGGTGTGGTCACCTACCAAAAAAATACTCTATACTCCAGAGGTAATCAGGGCTGAATATCAAATACCACCAAATAATTTCCTAGCATATAGGATTATGGAAGGTGATGTATCTGATAATATTCCAGGTGTCGGTGGAGCCAAAATCAAAACAATCATAAAGAGATTCCCAGATGTATTGGATGATTCAAAGAAATTGAATGTTGATGATTTGATAGAATATGCTAAGGGTCAAGACACCAAATTGAAAGTGTATGACAATGTTATTAATAACAAAGAGCTATTGGAATTGAATTGGAAATTGATGCAACTGGATGAGGTGGTTATTAGTAATACCGCCAAATTTCATATACTGAGTGTGGTCGATAGGGATCAACAAACCAAGTTTAATAAATTACAATTTGAGAAAATGTTTATTAGAGACCAACTGCACCAATCCATACCCAATCTGGAAACATGGTTAAACCAGTCCTTTTTAACATTGGACAAATTCGTGCGAGAACATAATGGGAAGAAAAAAGAAGTATAATACAGTAGAAGAACGTAAAGAGGCACAGAGGAAATGGCAAGCCGATCATTACGAACGCAATAAAAAGGAAATATTGAAGAGGGCTAGAGATGCCTATCGCAAGAAAAAGATTGAAAAAGCCAAGCGCGAACGAATGAAAAAATTGTATGATGAATAGGAAAAATAAATCAATATGTTACAAAATATATCAGCGTTTTTCGCCATATATACGATATCTATATGTACGGAAAAGCTTGATTAATTAAAGGGTTGGGATATTGGGTTGACTTTTATAGCCCATCAAAAAATATAGTGATCGAATACTATGAAAAAAAACATCTAAAACAAATAAAACGGGATGTGAGAAGAAAAATGGAAATTATAAGTTATATGGATTGTGAATTTATAGAAATTAGAGAATGGGAAAATGGTAGATAGTGAAAAACTAACCCCATTTGGGAGTTCGTTTCAAACCAAAGTGATATCGTCACTTCTGGCTGACACCAAGTATTTTCAGACAATAGGGGATATCTTGGAACCAGTCATGTTTGATAGTGACGCTAATCAATGGTTAGTGGCCACCATCAGTGAGTATTTTATGGAGTACAAAACGACTCCAACACTCGATGTACTTAAAATCAAAATAAATGAAATACAGAATGACATCCTACAGACATCAGTAATTGCTAAGCTCAAAGAGGCATGGCAAAATATGGATTCTACTGATCTAGAATTTGTCAAAGGGGAATCATTGGAATTTTGTAAAAATCAAATATTGAAAAACGCAATTATTCAATCGGTTGATTTATTACAAGAAAAGAAATACGATTCGATTAAGGGGCTGATTGATAATGCCCTAAAAGCTGGATCGGAACGAGATATAGGCCACGATTATATTGTGGGTTTGGAGGAGAGATTGACAAAAAGCACTAGAAGTACGATAGAAACCCCTTGGGAATCCGTCACTGAATTGATGGACGGGGGAGCTGGTAAGGGTGAATTAATAGTGGTGGTAGCACCCGCTGGTATTGGAAAAACGTGGGTATTACAGACAGTTGGGGCACATGGGGTTAAAATTGGTTTGACAGTAGTTCACTATACATTGGAATTAAATCAGAATTATGTTGGTTTGAGATATGATACTATTATGAGTGGGGTTCCAACCGCAAACATTAAGTATCATCAAGAGGATGTAAAAAAGGTAATTGATGCATTACCGGGGAAAATGATAATTAAGTATTGGCCAACCAGATCGGCATCGGTACAAACGATTGCGGCTCACTTAAAACAAATGGAAATTCAGAATATTATACCCGACCTAATTGTGGTTGATTATGCCGATATTCTGAGAGATTCATCTGGAGCCGTAGAAAAACGATTCCAGCTGAGTAATATTTATGAGGACTTGAGAGGTCTGGCCGGTGAATTCAGTTTACCAGTATGGACGGCATCTCAAGCGAATCGTAGTGCATTGGAAGAGGAAATTATTGATGCTTCCAAAGTTGCAGAGGATTATTCTAAGATAATGACAGCTGACTTTGTAATGTCTATTAGTCGTCAAGTATCTGATAAGATAGCGAATACGGCTAGATGTCACATTATCAAAAACAGATTTGGTCAGGATGGTATTACCTTGCCGATGAATATGAATACGAATATAGGTAAAATAGAAATCTTTGAGGGTCAAAGTTTTAGTGGAAAAGAACAACAGAAAAAGATGAATAACGGTGATGAGTATGTCCGCAAGGAATTGAAGAACCGATTCAAAGATTTGATGGTGGATAATAAGGCCGAGAAAAAGGTCGATGGATATGAATAGGAGAGAATAAATGGTAACTTTTAAATTATCGGATAAATTTATAGATGGGTTCAAGCGCAAGCGGGCACCCTTCGGTTTCAATGGGTTAGGGGCCCTAGTATATATGAGGACATATTCCAGAATAAAGGAAGATGGTTCAAATGAACAATGGTGGGAAACAGTACAGCGTGTAGTTGAAGGTACATATAGCATGCAGAAAAACTGGATAGACGAACAAGGTCTTGGATGGAACCCATGGCAGGCACAGAGGTCTGCACAGGAAATGTATGAGCGTATTTTTGAAATGAAATTTCTACCACCCGGACGGGGTCTGTGGGCAATGGGCACTGCTATCACTGAAGAAAAGGGATTGTATGCGGCATTGAATAACTGTGCATTCGTATCCACCGAAAATTTGAAAGACGATTTGGCCAAACCATTCACGTTTCTAATGGACGCTTCCATGTTGGGAGTCGGTGTTGGATTTGATACAAAGGGGGCAGGGCAACTTATTGTCAAAGGCCCTAATGTGGATAGACCACCAGAAAAGTTTGTAATCCCAGATTCCCGTGAGGGTTGGGTTGATGCCATGAAATTATTGATCGAGAGCTATTTTCTTGGTACTTCACCTATGGATTATGATTATGATACAATCAGGCCAGAGGGAGCACCAATAAAGGGGTTCGGCGGCACTTCAAGTGGGTACAAACCACTTAAAGCTGCTATGGATGAAATATCCAAAACACTAGATAAAAATGTTGGGGCACCTATTACAATAACCACAATAGTTGATATTATGAATCATATTGGTAAATGTGTGGTGGCCGGAAATGTCAGACGCTGTTTACCAAATCACTATGAAGTTCAAACGGAAAATGGTTTCAAATGTATGAGTGAACTTACATCGGGAGATATGATAAATACAGCAGGAGGTTTGCGAGAGGTTAATGATGTCATAGATAGCGGAAAACAGAAAGTGTTGAAAATTAAAACGATGAACAATACTGAATATGAAGCTACTGAAAAACATACATTATTGGTATATAATCAGAAACTAGGCTTTAAGTGGAAAATGGTAAAGGATATTGATTCGGAGTTAGATTTTTTAGTTAAACCCAAAAATAAATAAAATATGAAGCGGTTAAGAATAATGGATACCGATTTAAATTAGATGTATATTAATAGGAGAATGATTATGTATGGGATAGAAGATTTCAATTTGGAAGATTTCAATTTAATTTCGATTATGGAAATAGTCGATGAAAATAAATATGTTCAAACGATGGACATAGAGGTTGCGGACAAGCATCATTTCTTTGTACGAAATCCTGAATACTCGGATGAATGTATTGTATCACACAATACAGCCGAAATTGTATTTGGTGATCCTGAGAATCAGGAATATTTGGACTTAAAGGATTACGACGTGAATCCATATAGGGAAGAATTTGGGTGGACATCGAACAATTCTATATTTGCCGAATTGGGCATGGATTATACTGATGCTTGTAAACGTGTTGTGAAAAATGGTGAACCGGGATTTGCATGGCTTGAGAATATGCAGGGTTACTCACGTATGAAGAGCGGTAAAGACTACAAAGATAGACGTGTAAAAGGTGGAAATCCATGTGTTGTTGGTGATTCAATTATTACTACTGATAGAGGTAGACTTAGAATGGATGAATTAGTTGAACGTGTAAATTCAGGTGAAACCATAAAAGTTATGTCTTTTAATGAACAAACATTAACAACTGAATTTAATGTTATTACAAAAGCGTGGATGAGTAAAAAGGATGCTACTGTATTGACATTGGAAATTGAGGAAAATGACCAAATGTTTAAATTGACATGTACCCCCGACCATAAAATATATACAACTAATCGAGGATATGTTGAGGCTAATGATTTAACTGGGGAGGATGATATAAAAATAATTACATAATTCGTTTGTATATGGTATTTATTTTTGATATTTATAATAAAGAAACACTCTATATAAAGGAATGAACTGTGAAAACATATTGTGAAAAAAAGAACGGAAAAATTAAATTTGGAGATACTAATCATATTAGTTACGTGGGTCACTATACAAACAATAACAATAAAACATATTATTTGCGTAGCAAGATTGAATTCGTGGTGGCTAGATGATTAGATATAAAAAATCTTAAATTTTTATATGAATGCAAAATATATATAATAAATTCAAAAAATTATAAACCCGATTTTTTCCACACTGTAAATGATAAAATCAGAACTATTATAGAAGTAAAACCAGATAAACAAACGGCTCTGGAATATTATTCTAAATATAACGAGTATTTTAAGAATATAGGAATTCGGTATGTAGTTTTATGAGAAAAACACATACATCAATTAATACGTAAAAATAATTTACAAGATGAGGTACTAAATTGAATAGACTATAGCATCACGAATTATAAAGTTCCCGATATGAGAGGGAAAAATAATCCTAGATATGGAATGAAAACATCAGCAACTACTAAAAAGAAGATAGGTGATAAGACCAGAGAAAGATGTAAGGATAATGAGTATATTGATAAATTGAGTACCTCTATTTCTAAGTTCTATAATACGGACATGGGACTAAAACGAAGAAATGAAATTTCAGAGTTAAGAAAACGTGAAAACGTAGAATTCTGGAAACGGAAAAATCATGATGACCCACTTACTACTGCTATATGTAAAATATGTGGTGATTTATTTAGATATAGAGGTATTAGTGAAAGTGGTCGTGTAACTTGTAGAAAAAATGGATGTACTACAAAATATAATAATAGTATTGGAATTCCTCGAAAACCATTATCTAAAAAATCAAGTATTAGCTCATATAAAACAAGACTGTTAAACGGTGGTAATAAAATGAAATTAACTGAAAACTATAAAGATTGAAACGAGAAAATTAACATGTTAAAGAAAACGTATAATATTCCAATGACGTTTGGTATGAATGAAAATACCATTGTCAAATATTTTGGAAATATAAACACCTATATAAAGGAGATAAAAAAATATGGGAAAACTAATAAGAACGATTTTACATAAAACTGTGGAGGATGTATTCGATTTAACCGTCGATGCTGTCCATAATTTTATAGCCAATGGTATATTGGTACATAACTGCCTTAACTACTAAGTCTCGGGGCAGTATAAATTTCTCCTGATTGACTTGGAAGGTGAGTATACACCGACAGGGCGCAAGGGTAAAGCCAGCGTGAGAGACTGAGCGGAGAAACTTCAAAATGAAGATGCGACAGTCCACCTTATGAATCGAAACTTCTGATACGATTTGTAAACAGCGAACAAAGTTTAGAATCCTATGAATTGTGTTGTCTAGTTGAAACATTTCCAGACAATCATACGAGCAAAGAAGATTATTTGCGAACATTGAAATATGCTTATCTTTATGCAAAGACAGTGACACTTGGAAAAACTCATTGGCCAGACACAAATAGGGTTATGCTGAGAAATCGTAGAATTGGTACATCGGTATCTGGTATTGCCCAATTCATTACCAATCGAGGTCTGGGTGTACTCAGGGATTGGTTGGAAAGTGGGTACGATGAGATTAAGAAATGGGATGAGATGTATTCAGATTGGTTATGTATTCAGCCCAGTATAAAAATTACAAGTGTGAAACCTAGTGGGACAGTATCACTACTGGCCGGATCAACTCCAGGATTACATTATCCAGAGAGTAGGTTCTACATCAGGCGTGTACGACTGGCAAAAAGTAGTAAACTGATTACACCACTTGAAAACGCTGGATACAAAATAGAACCGGCTTATGGTTCTGAAGAAAGCACAGTTGTGGTGGAAATTCCCATTGATGAGGGTGATGGAATTAGGACAAAGAAGGACTTAACGATGTGGGAACAATTGGCCCTTGCGGCGTTTATGCAACGGCATTGGGCTGACAATGCTGTTAGTGCCACGATCACGTTTGATCCGGAAACCGAATCGGATCAACTCCCATTCGCTTTGAACTATTTTCAGTATCAATTAAAAGGCATTTCATTTCTACCTAGAGTGGAAAAGGGGGCCTATAGACAAATGCCGTATGAGGAAATCACTGAAAGTGAATATGATAATATGAAAACTAATCTAAAATATTTGAGTTTAATTCACATTGAAGGGGAAATGGCAAACCCAGAAAAATATTGTGGGAATGATACGTGTGAAATTGATGCCGAGTGGGCACAAGTTGAAGATGAACAGGATGAAAAATAATCTAATCTCATAGTGAGATTGATATAGACAGATAAACAAGGAGAAAGACAATGTTAGTAAAGTTAAAAAGTTGGACAAGAGAGAAAGTTATTGAATGTGACAGTTACCATATTGAAAAAGTGGAGCATGGACATAGATGACAAATAATGAGAAACGCCACACAAGGAGATGTTAATGGTCTCGTCCTTGACCAAGTAATGGAACATTGGTCAAATGGGGAAGATGTGCGGGTGTTTGTAACTGACAATGGTAAAAATGTGGAGTCATACAGATATACATGGACTAAGCCACCATGCGGTCCGCCGCAGGAAGGCTATGGTTCACGGGACATTGGGACGGTTGAGCCACGGTTTGACCACGATTTATCCAAGGACACATTGGCTTTTATAATCGGTGCAGTTGAAAAGTATGGAAATGATGCATCATATAGTGAGTCGCTTGTAGTGTATTTACAAGAGCGTCTTTTTGGTAAGGATGAAATAGCTAAATAAAACAAAAACTGGTGGGGTGGGCTTCTCGGTCTGCCCCTAAGTAAACGGAGAAATAAATGTACACATTAAAATTAAACGCATTTAGCGATGATATGATTGAACGGTATGCAAACCATACACATTATCATGAAGGAGATTCGGGGATAGATTTGTTCTTCCCAGACCCAGTAACAATACCAGCTGGAACTTTGGGTAAGAAAATCGGTCTCGGATTTTCGTGTGAAATGATATATGGGATGTCTGAAAACGTGTCATTCAATATATACCCACGATCCAGTATTTCCAAAACACCATTGAGATTGTCAAATTCGGTTGGTCTAGTGGATGCTGGTTATAGAGGTGAGATCATGGCATTATTTGATAATCACAGTGATAGGGATTACCATATTAGTGCGGGAGACAGGCTGCTACAGATCGTAGGACCCAACCTCCAGCCCATTGATTTGGAATATGCTGAAGAATTATCTGGTTCCGATAGGGATGAAGATGGTGTTGGAAGCACGGGAAAATAGTTGAAAATAAATCGTGTCTTTGGGAAATAAAACACTATTTATATACGCGGTTGAGGTGTAAGGGGATTTGCATGTCGGCTTTCCAGCCGGAGGAGTTGGTTCAAAACCTTCCAACCGCTCTATTACAAATGCGATTGAGGTGTTCAAGGGGAGCACGTCGGTATTCCATATCGAAGGAGTGGGTTCGAATCCTGCCGATCGCTCTATTAAAAATGCGATTGAAGTGTAACAGGTAAGCACGCCGACATACCATGTCGGAAGAGTGGGTTCGAGTCCTACTGATCGCTCTATTAATGCAAGGAAAAAAATGTTATATGAACTTCTCAAGTAAATTTTTCGATATCAAACCATTTGATATAGAAGAAGAAAAACAAAATCTAATCAATAATTTGGACTTTTTACATTCTATGACAGTGGAAGAACAAACCCTGTATAAGAAATGGCAGGAGTTCAATAAGAACGAACATAAGATCAGGGGGAAAGCCCACCTGTTTGATGTGTTTGAAAAAAGGTTATGGGCACCAACCGATATCTATGATGAGGATTTAACCATTAAGGAAATTAATGCGTTGGAGCCAGTTGTAGAATATGCAGGAAGCGATGAAGCTGCTGATTGGTCATTGTATAGGATGTTAATTCACACAATGGATTGGTCTGCGAACCCCGGTAGAAATATGAAATTCTATGTAAAGGATGCTGTCACTCGTAAGGTGTTGGGTCTAATATCAATGGGTTCAGATGTTACCAGTATCAAGGTCAGAGATGATTATATTGGTTGGAAAAAAGAAGATAAATTTGTAAATCACAAGTTGAATAATACGGCTATAGCCAGCACAATTGTGTCGGTTCAACCATTGGGTTATAACATGCTTGGTGGAAAATTGATAGCCGCGTTGGCAACAGTGTCAACAATTAGGGACAAGTGGGAAAAGGAATATGGTGATGTTCTAGCTGGGGTTACAACCACTTCATTATATGGCATCCATTCACAATATAACGGAATTCCACATTGGAAAACGATGGGTGAATCTGCTGGCAAGATTAGGATCAAGCCAGATGATAGTGAATATTTGAAATGGAATAAGTGGCTCAAAGAGAATTATCCAGATGAGTTTGAAAAAGCCATTACTGGAACGGGTCCCAAACAGAATGTATTAAGCAAGGTATTCAGCCATTTGAAAATTAGAGGTTATGAGCATGGATTTCATAGAGGTGTCTATTTTGCGTCAATCTATGATAATACAGTGCCATTCTTAAAGGGTGAAATTGAACAATCTGAGCTCAAAATGAAACTGAAATATGAACAGGATTATGAATATATCGACAGGTGGTGGAAAAAGAAAGCCATAAGACGATATCAGAACATGATTGCACAGGATAGGATTAAACCAGAGAAATTATTCTATGGTGATATCGTGGGTGTATCTTGGGAAGAATGCCAAGAAATGTATTTAAAAGAAGTGGGGAGATAATGAGTAAAACACTAGTTGAGAAGATCGAAGAATTGGGTACTGATTGGAGCAAGGTGAATACCGCTTTGCATCACTTATGGTCAAAAAATGTCGGAACTGATAATTATGACAAAGAAGAATGGAAATTGTTAGAAAAATATATATATAAAATTATATTGAAAGACAGGGGATAAGCTTATTTATAAGTCAATTTATTTCGAAGCGGAAAAACAGAAGATTCATTTGTGGGATGATGACCGCGGCTATTTCACAATACCATATAGACGTTATGGGTATATAAAAGATAGGGGCGGCACATATACTTCATTATATGGGGACAGGCTTAAGAAAATCCACAAGTGGGGCAAAGATTCCACTGGATTATTTGAGAGTGATGTACACCCTGAAACAAGAACATTAATTGATCTGTACACCAATGACGATGAACCATCAAAAGGTAACAAAACGATTATTATTGATATTGAAGTCGAGGTCACAGATGGATTCCCAACTGCTACTTTGGCCGAGAATAAGGTTACGGCTATATCAATTTACGATTTTACGGATAAGAAATATTATGGTTTGGTATTGGAAAATGGCAAGGGTATTATCAAGCCATCCACAACTCCAGAGCTTGACATTGAAGTGTTTGATATGGAAGTTGATTTGTTGAATAGATTCATGCAGATATACCTACGCATAAAACCAACTATTATTACTGGTTGGAATGTGGATAGATTTGATGTAACATACCTATACAATAGAATGGCCGATCAGCTGGATGAAGATGTAGCCAATTGCTTGTCTCCAATCGGTGTGGTACATTGGAGTGATTTCAGGGGTAGCTACAGAATCGCTGGGGTTGCAACAATGGATTACTTACAGTTGTATAAGAAATTTACATTTACGCAACAGGCTTCATACAGATTGGATGCGATTGCTGATTTCGAATTGGGTGAACGCAAAATTGAATATGATGGTACACTAAACGAATTATATGAAAATGACATTGAAAAATTTGTCCAATACAACATCCATGATGTTCGACTAATTGAGATGTTGGACAAGAAATTGAATTTTATAGAAATCGCTCGTGGTATTTGTCACTTGGGGCATGTTCCGTATGAAGATATTTACTATGACAGTAGATACCTAGAGGCTGCTATTCTTGTTTATCTGAAAAAATTGAACATCATCGCTCCGAATAAGCCCGAGCGTGAGGGTTGGAAGGATGAAATTGGCTTTGAGGGTGCTCACGTTCAAAAGCCCAAGAAGGGTCGTCATAATTGGGTATATGATTTGGATTTAACATCAATGTATCCAAGCATCATTATGTCGTTGAACATTTCTCCAGAGACAAAAATAGGTAAAATAGATGGGTGGGATTCCAATAAATTTGTGAAAAAAACCCCAAAAACCTATACTGTCAAATATGGTACAACCGCACTCCAATCCATGGATCAGGATGAACTACAGGTATTTTTTGATACCAATCATGTGTCGGTATCGGCCAATGGGATATTGTACAAAACTGATAGGGATGGCCTAATCGCGTCACTCCTGAAAAAGTGGTTCGACGAACGTGTTGAATTCAGAAAATTGGCTAAGAAGTTTGCCGACGCGGGTGATAACGAGAAATATGATTATTTCAATAGACGACAACATATCCAGAAGATTCTCCTTAACTCACTTTTTGGGGCACTCGGTTTGCAGGGTTGGAGATTCCATGACGTAGACAACGCCCTTGCAGTTACATCGACGGGGGTAGAATTAATTCGATTTTCCAAAACCATTGCAAACCATTATTACAATACTGAGCTTGGTAAAGAAATTGAACTTGAAATGGAAGATGGGTCTATCAGAAAATTATATGAAAATTGGCCAATCCATGTAAAAAGGGGTGGTAAAAAAGTTCAAATTTTAGCCAAAAATCTCAAAATAAATGATGATATTCTCTAAGTTTATACTATTTATATACAGACACAATGTATCAATGTATAAAATATAAATTGGAGAGTAAGATGAAAAAGGGGTCAGCGAGAACATTACAATATTGATTGGATAAAGGGTATAAAGGGGAAGAAGCAGAAAAAATGCGTATGAGCAGAATTCCAGGTACTATAGAATATTTTACTATATTTAAGGGGCTCCCATTGAATGAGGCCGAAATTGCGAAAGAAAATTATAACAAAAGGTCCGTTCCGACATTGGAAAATATGATACGCAAGTATGGGGAAACTGAAGGTGAAATTAGGTGGGGTGCATATCGTGAAAAACAGGCAAAATCCAATACATTTGAATATAAGCGTGATAAGTATGGTTGGACATTGGAACAATTCGATGCTTATAACAAATCAAGGGGATTGTCTGGTAAAGACAATGGCAATTATGGGTCGAGCTATTATGAAGCTTGGGTTAAAAAGTATGGAAAAATAAAGGCCGATGAAATGAATAATGCTTTAGGTGAATTGAAAGCCAAAGGGGGGAAATCTCAAAAAGGTGTACCCAAATCATTTGTGGCTAGAAAAAATATGAGTATAGCTGCAAAGAAAAGGATAATGGATCAGGGTACTTACATTTCATATAATCCAAATTCAATTCCGATAATTGAAAAATATGGAAAAGAAAATGGATATAAATTTCAACATGCTGAAAATGGCGGCGAATATTTGGTTAGGGAAGTTTACTATTGGGTAGATGGGTATGATCATGAAAATAATGTGGTGGTTGAATATGATGAAAAATACCATGAAATGCAAACGGAAAAAGATAAAATTAGGCAACAACATATAATGGATGTGTTGGGGTGCAAATTTATAAGAATTAAAGAATCTGGAGAAATTAAGATTTATGAAAATTAAAAATATAAGGGAATCAAAAGGTGTCGATGTGGATCATGTTATCTACATCGACACGTAGTGCGGATTCACTATTTATTTCGTCAACCGCGATGGTGAGCAAACGATATGGAAACAAGAAATTCAGTGATGTCATGCTGTCACAGTACATCTTGACAATAGCTGGTGACACCCAAAAATTCATAAATAACTCGTATGACTATTTTGCCAAGAAATTCTGTAATCTTCCCGGTGCACACCGGTTTGAGATTAAACAGGAATTGATTGCAAAGTCAGCTGTATTTGTCAATGCTAAGAAAAATTATGGGTTGCGTGTTATCAATGACAATGGTGTGAAAGTGGATAAAAATGTGTACAAAGGCTTGGCCGTAGTTCGCAGTGATTTCCCACAATCATACAGAAAATTGTTAGGTGAGGTGCTAGGTGATGTTCTAGCGGATGTTCCAAAAGATAAGATCGACGATCGTATTATTGAATACAAAAACAACATGAGATACTTGAATGTCGAAGATATCGCCAAACCAACTGGGGTTAAGAATATCAAAAAATATTTGGTTCCACCTGGAGCGGGTGGGGGATTTTCTACTTGGAAGTCTCGTTGTCCTATCCATGTCAAATCATCTATCATATACAATGATTTGATTAAGCATTTTGACAAACAAAAGAAGTACGCATTGATAGGGGCCGGCGACAAGGTCAAATGGGTGTACTTAAAGAAAAATAATTTAGGATTAGAAAGTGTGGCTTATACAGGTCACGAAGACCCAAAGGAAATTATGGATTTCATATATAATTTTGTGGATAGGGATAAGATGTACGATAGTATATTTTTGAACAAAATCACATCAATATATTCTGCCATGGACTGGTCGTTGCCCATAGATAAAAAGTTCTCGATGGACAGATTTTTTTAATCGTTTGGGCACATTAATGTATATGTATATATAAAGAAACAAGGAGTTACAATGGAAAAAGGAAAATTAGTACGGTTTATTCAAAAATATCATTTGAATGGCAACGTACAATCGGTTTCAATGAATAGTGACGGTGAGACGTTAAAGGCGGAGTTTGTAACTTCGGACAGAGGGTTGCTCGGAACTATTAAAATGAAGAATTGGGGATTTGAAAAATCCAAAATTGGTATCTTGGATACTGAGAAGTTCTTAAAATTATTGGCAGTATTGGATAATGATGTTAAATTGTCATTGTTAAAAGCTGGCGATACGGCAATCACATTAAAGGTCGCGGACAATAGTTCTACAGTCAATCTGATGTTATCAGACTTGTCGGTAATTCCAGCTGTACCGCCTTTGAAGTATGTGCCGCCAATGAATCTCAAGTTGAACTTGGATTCAAATTTCATTAAGAAGTTTATCGCTGGTAAGGGTGCTCTATCCGATGTGGATAATTTCACAGTGGTCACAGATAACGATTCTGTTAATTTGGTGATCGGTTATGCATCAATTAATACGGACAGGGTTATTGTTCCAGTTGATACTGAAGTATTCGAAAAGATTGACAAGGTATCATTCAACGCAAATATCTTCAAAGATATCCTGCAATGTAACCGTGAATGTAAAAGTGGAGTAATGGAAATCAGCTCAGAGGGTCTTTCAAAACTGACCTTTAATGTTGATGACTATGAAGTTGTGTATTTCTTAGCCGCATCTGAAAACGTAGGATAAACAACAATGGTTAGAAAAACATCTCATTCGATATGGTGTGAATTATATCGACCAACATCAATGGAAACATTCGTAGGAAATGATCATCTCAAGGATAAAATTGATATGTACATTGAAACCAATGATCCGCCCCACCTGTTATTTCATGGTAAGGCGGGCACTGGTAAAACTACATTGGCCAAGGTCATACATAATAGTATAGACTGTGACCACTTGTACATCAATGCTTCAGACAAAGGTGGTGTGGATTACATTAGGACTGATATCATTCCATTTGCCAGTAGTGTTGGATTTAGGGAGTTGAAATTGGTTATCCTCGATGAGGCCGACTTTTTGACTCCACAATTCCAAGCATCACTACGCAACGCTATGGAAACGTACGCGATGAATACTCGGTTCATATTGACTTGCAATTACCCCGAACGGATAATCGAACCAATACAGAGCCGGTGCCAAATGTTTGAAGTTTATCCTCCAAGCAAAAAGGAAATCGCCGTACATGTCAGTGCAATATTGGCAAAAGAGGGTGTGAACCATACCGCGAGTGACATCGGATTGATTGTCAATAGTAAATATCCAGACATTAGAAGTATTATCAATACATTGCAGAAACAATCAATTAATGGTGAGCTGAGATTGGACAAGCGTTCGGTTGTGGAAAGTGACTATAAATTGAAGATATTGGATGTACTGAAAAAGCAGGATAAGAAAAACTCATTTGCTAGTATTAGACAAATGGTGGCGGACAATTCAATCAGAGATTTCGCTGAGATTTATTCAATGTTATTTTCTGAGGTGGATGATTACGCTAAGGGTCATATCGCTCAAACGATATTGATTCTGGCCAGATACCAATTGAGTGATTCTCAAAGTGTCGATAAAGAAATAAATTTTATGGCATGCGTAATAGAATTGTTAGATTGTATTAAGTAAATGGAAGAACAATTTGTAGACACGTCGAGGGTAGAACTTAGGATTATTACTACCGCTATAGCAAAAAGGATGATTGTAAAATACCATTACAGTCACGCATGGCCCGCATCAACTCAAGCTCCATTAGGGGTATTCTATAAGACAGGCAAGAAACATAAGTTTCTTGATGAGGATGATGAAAAATTGATTGGTTGTATTGTCTATGGCAATCCAGTTGGTCGTAGAGCGGCCGCATCTATAGTGGATAGTGATGAGATTAACGCTCATGAAAGTGTTTATGAATTGACAAGGTTATTCATCCATGATGGATACGGCAAGAATATTGAGAGTTATGTTATAGGTCAATCGTTCAAATGGTTGAAAGAGAATAGGCCTAAAATCAAAATGTTGATCAGTTATGCCGACCCAGCACAGGGTCATGTTGGAGGAATCTATAAGGCCACCAACTGGGGATACCAAAGTGCGGATGATATGAAGTTGATGTTCAATTACCCAATTTCATTAACAAACGATCCTTATGATTGGATTCATAGCCGTACTGTATTTTCAAGGTACGGAGTGACTCCATATCCAACGGATGATGCAGTAGCCAAAATGAAGAAAGCGGTGGGCCAGACATTCTGGATGAAACGAGAATGTGTGAAGCATCGCTATATTCAATTCTTAGTGGACAAGAGGGAAAAACGGAAATTGATAAAATTGCTGAAGCACCCATTTCGAGACTATCCTACAACGGCCGACGACGATAGTGAAATTATTGAAGTGATAGTTGACGGGAGTGGAAAATTTGGGAAGTTCATGTAATGGAGAAATATACAGACATATCTAGAGTAAGTGTTCGACCAATAGATCGGACTACTGCTAAAGGTATCATTGAAAAATACCATTATAGTCATTTGATTCCAGCTACTTTACAGCTGTCATTGGGTGTATTTTATGAATCTGATGACACAGGTAAATTTTTTGATGACAATGAAAAATTGATAGGGTGCATAATGTATGGGCATCCATCTGGCAGAATGGTAGTGGATTCCATAACCGAAGGTGATTTGCTCGATCGGGAAAATATAATGGAACTTTTGAGGTTGTTTATCCATGATGGTTATGGCAAGAATATTGAGAGTTATGTAATCGGACAATCGTTCAAATGGCTCAAAATCAACAGACCAAAAGTAAAGGTGTTAATCAGCTTTTCCGACCCAGCAGAAGGTCATTTGGGTATCATATACCAATCGACCAACTGGTTGTTTCAAATGATTCCATCATCTGGTAAGTGGCAATTTTCAATGGAAAAAAACCCGTATCATTGGGTACACCCCAGAACAATATTTGGAAGATATGGATTTTGTGGTGTGGAAGATATGAAAAAGTCATTTGATAAGAACTTCTATGCCAAGCGCCTGACAAACAAATTTCGATATTTGTACATACTGACCAATAAATCGGAAGCTAGGAAAATCAAGAAAAATCTAATCCACGAACTACTGCCATACCCAAAGTCAATTGATTATATGGAAGAAATAGTGGAAGTCGAAGTGAGCGGAAATTCGAAGCTCGGAAAGTTCATATAATGGAAAAATATACGGATACTTCTAGGGTCACTATAAGGCCGATAGACAAAAAGACTGGTATTAATATGATTAAAAAATACCATTACACTCACAAAGCACCTGGTACTACTCAGGATGTGTTGGGTGTGTTTTATAAGGGTGAAGAAGCCAACAAGTTTTTCGATGATGATGAAGTATTGATCGGGTGCATGTTATATGGTCATCCAGTTGGTAGGTGGACAATAAAATCCATTATCGAAGATGAAAATATCAAATCCTATAATGTGTATGAATTACTGAGGTTATTTGTACACGATGGGTATGGCAAGAATATCGAAAGCTTTGTCATAGGTCAATCATTTAAGTGGCTGAAAGAGAACCGACCAGAGGTGAAAATATTGGTGAGTTATGCCGATCCTGAAGCCGGTCATGTGGGCATCATATACCAATCAACTAACTGGATGTTCCAGATTCCAGAACCAGGTGGAGCAATGATGACTTCACTAACCAAAGACCCGTATGTATGGGTTCACCCAAGGTCAATGCACGCAAAGTTTGGTGCTTGTGGGGTGGATGGTCTCAAAGAGGCATTGGACAAACCATTCTACATGAAAAAATCACCTCCAAAATTTAGATATGTATATCTATTGACGGACAAAAGGGAGAGCAAGATATTGAAATCGAAATTCGTATATCAACAATCTCCATATCCAAAAGAGCACGATTATGTTGAAAAAGTTATTGAAATGGTGCCCAATGAAGAGAAAAAATTTAGTAAATTTATTTAAATGGTATATATTTATACCTGAAAGGAAATGTTATGAGTCAATTAAATCCAAGAAAACCATTACCAAAATCACCACCAAAACTAGACCTAGCGAAGGCAGAAACCATCGTATGTGAACAAGAGGGGTGTGGTAATATGTTATTTCTTCAGTCATTCGTGATGAAAAGAGTATCGGCCATTTTGAGCCCAAGCGGTAAAGAAGAATTACTACAAATTCCAGTTATGAGTTGCGGAGCATGTGGTGGGGTCAATAAGGAATTCATGGCCGCATTCGGAGAACCCGACAGCGATGGTTAATACCAAGATCAAAAAGGCCAAAACCTTATTTGAACATGTAAACCATGTCAATGAAAAACAAACCAAAAATTACTGGGAAACCTTATCTGAAGCCGATAAGAAAAATTGGTCCAATTATATGATCCACAGGTTTTTGTCGATGGAACCAGCATTTATTGAGATAGTGAATGAGGTTCAAAAATATAATCTCACTCCGGATATGGTGTATAAATTCTACATAGATGTTCTGCCAAAGGGTAAGCGGTGGTTGAAATATGTAAAAAAAACGGCCAAACAGAAATTCGAGAGTGGATTGGTGGAATTGTTTGCAAAGCATTTTGAGGCTAGTATTCTTGAATCGACTGAATACATTGAATTATTGAGCCGATCTGAAATTGAAGAGATTTTGGACAAATATGGTCTGGATGCAAAAACAAAACGAAAATATCTGAAAGGAATTTAGAATGTCATTACACAAGAGATGGTTAATAGAAGAAATCCAGAAATACTGGAATGTAACACAAGAGGAAGCATTAAGGTATGCAGATACATACGATGCGACTGAGCAAGGTAGAGTTGAATTGAAAGCCATATTGATCAAATGTGGAGTTTCCAGAGAAAAATTAAGAGAATTGAGATTATAGGAGCTAGTATGGAAGAAAATGTAGATTTAGAAGAGGGTGTAAAAGAACCCGGAGAAATAGAAGAAGTATCGGTGGCGTTTGATTTGGGGTCATTCCAATTGGATAATGGTATTGATTTGATCAATAACGCTCTCCATTTTGTGGGAGAATTCAATTCAGAATCAATCGCTGATATTATTAATAGGATGACATTTATGTATAATGTCAACTCCGAGAGGGATATCAATTTAATGGTGACTTCTCAAGGTGGTGATGTGTACGCATTATTCGGCCTGCTCGATTTTATACATGGCCTAAAGGTAAAGGTAAATGTGTATGTAATTGGTAGTGCATTGTCTTCAGGGGGTATCCTGCTTGCATGTACGACGGGTGAACGAGTGGTCGGCCCACATTCAGTGGTTTTATTCCATGATGGTGAAATATCAATGGGTGGCAAATTGGATGATGTAAAGGGTCAAAGTAAGCACATGGAAATGTTAGCCGATAAAATTCTCGATATGTTGGAAGAAAAAACTTCAATGAATCGCAAGTTTTGGCTTGACAATACCAAAAATGACTTGTATCTTGAAGCTGACGATTGTGTAACTTATGGGATAGCTGATAGAATTGGAGGAATGCATGACTAATCACGTTTCCAATTCACAGGTAGTGAAGTATTCAAAATGCCCATTACATTGGAAATTGGAGTATATTGATGAGATAGGGGACTATGAAACGAATATCTACTTGATATTTGGTACATCCGCTCATACTGTTATACAATCGTATATCAAGACATTGTATAACGAAAGTGTTAAGAAAGCCAATGAAATGGATTTGGATCAAATGCTCATAGATGAAATGAAATCGGAGTATGCTAAGGCACAGGAAAAGGGCGATCCGAATCCTTGTACCAAAGCAGAGATGATTGAATTTTATTATGATGGTATCAAAATATTCAGATATTTGATAGCACATCAGAAGGAATATTTCCCTAAGAGAAACCACAAATTACTCGGAATAGAAACTGGGTTGGGTGTGGAATATGGCCCAGTAGAATTCGCTGGGTATCTGGATGTGGTTATTCTGAATGATACCACTAAAAAGATCAAGATAATTGACTTGAAAACGTCTACCAATGGGTGGAACAAGTGGCAGAAAATGGACAAATCCAAATCCAATCAACTGTTATTCTATAAGAAATTCTATGGAGAAAAGTTTAATATCCAGATGAATGACATTATGGTGGAATTTTTGATACTCAAGCGCAAGTTATATGAGAATATGGATTTCCCACAAAAGCGAATACAAAGGTTTGTGCCCGCAAGTGGTACACCTTCTATAAACAAAGCGATGAATGATTTGGAAACCTTTGTAAATGAGGCTTTCACTGAAACAGGAGAAAAGAATACGGAACGGAAATATCCGGCAAGGTCTGGCAAAAACAATAGAAATTGTACATACTGCCCCTTCAAAGATCATCCAAAGTATTGTGATCCAAAAGATAGGATAAGGGGTTAATTATGACCATACTTTTAAGAATATTATTAACGGATATGCTGGATAATCCAATGGAGAACATAGTTCTGCACAGAATTGAGAAGGCCACAAAAGAACTGAAAACTGGTTTTGCGGTTGAATTTTGGTATATCAAGGGGGAAGTGGGAGTTCCCAGAGTACAGAAATTTATTGATAAAATTTCAACGATGTTCCACTGCCAAATGTCGGTAAAAATGGTAGAATCTGATGCAGACCAACCACATGGATTTGTACTCCCGCCACATGAAAAGCATGTGTGGTTCAATGTCACTCCAATGAGGTACAAGAATTTGCACATAAGTTATAGGTTTGAATATGTGTACGATGGAATAGAAGATATGGGTAACGCTGTATCCGATTTTATCAAAACAGTTAAATTCTATGAAAAACCAAAACAAGATAATAGACGACAAAAAAGGAACGATTAATGAATGTGAAAATCGGTATTGTGGGCAGTCGCAAATATGCCAATAATAGGAAAATGAAGGATATCATATTCAAGCTGAAAGAACGGTTTGGTGACGATGTTGAAATAGTAAGTGGTGAACAGAAGCAAGGTGCCGATGGAATGGCTAAGAAAATAGCATTGGAAATGGGCATGAAATATGTGTCATTCCCGCCAAAGCATTATCCTTACAATAGTTATTGTATTATGGAATCATCCGATTATGGCAAGCCATACAGGGTGTGGTATTATAATGAACGGAATACTCAAATAGCCGAATATTCCGATTATGTGTTCGCATTCATTCCAGAGGGTGTGGATTCTAGGGGCACAATGGACACCGTAAAAAAAGCTCGTAAATTGGAAAAAAAAGTCGTCATTTTTAACTAGTTCATTGATATATATAAATATACAGGAGATAGAAATGGATAAAGACAACACAAAATTAACAACGGTAAAGCTGATCGACGATTGATATAGGCAGTTCAAATTGCATGCTATCAATGACGATTTCACTTTGCAAAAACTTGTAAATCGAACCATACATAGATATGTAAATGACGATGTATATAGAAATGATATGTTAAATTATGATATGCCATTGAGTGGCAGTAAATATTAATCGGAGGTTATAAATGGCTGACAAAGTTATAAAGAATTGAAATGTCGGAGACATAAGAAACGGGACAGAGGTTTTAGCACCAGAACAGAGAAAAACACTATTAATATTATCGGATGATCTGAGAATGTCGTCTGGGGTAGGGACAATGACTAGAGAAATAACTATGGGTATTTGCCATAGATTTAATATCGTTCAAGTTGGTGGAGCTATAAACCATCCAGATAAAAATAAAGTGATTGATTTAAATCAAAGCTTTCAAGACGGAACGGGTGTCCCAGAGGCACATTGCAAGGTGTATCCAGTTGATGGATATGGAAATTCGGATGTCGTTAGACAAATAATGAATACTGACAAACCCGATGCCATACTACACTTCACAGACCCTAGATTTTGGGGTTGGTTGTATCAAATGGAACATGAGATTCGTCAGAATATTCCAATTTTTTACTACGCTTTGTGGGATGATTTGCCAGTACCAATGTACAATAAAAGATTTTATGAATCATGTGACTTGATTATGTCAATTTCAAAACAATCACATTACATCCATAGATCGGCATTAATGGAAACTGACACCAAAATAATTGACATGACCATAAATGAGGTACTAAATGAATATCCAGACGGAAACAATATGGAGACCAGAGTTAGTTATGTTCCGCATGGTATCAATGAAAATGAATTCTATCCCATAGAAGAGGGTCATCCGGAATGGGATGATATGAGGAAATTTAGGAGTGAAGTCACTACAGGGACTCTTGGAAATATCGAATTTATATTCCTATACAATAGTAGAAATATTAGAAGAAAAATGACAACCGATTTGATATATGCATTTAAAGTATTTTGTGACGCTCTGCCCCAAGGTGAAGCCGACAAATGCTTATTGTTATTACATACACAGCCGGTTGACGAAAACGGAACGGATTTGCCAGCTGTAATCAGTGAATTGGTCGATAACTATAATATCGTTTTTTCACATCAAAAATTAGATACTAAGCACATGAACTACCTATATAATATATCGGATGTCACTGCACTAATTTCTTCAAATGAAGGATTTGGATTGGGCACAGCTGAATCATTAATGGCGGGTACTCCAATTCTGGTTAATACCACTGGAGGACTTCAAGATCAAGTTGGGTTCAAAAGAGAAGATGGTGAATATGTCGGAGTAGAAGATTATAGAGATGGTTGGGGTTCCAATCATGATGGTCGATATACTGAGCACGCGGAATGGTGTAAACCAGTCTGGCCTGTTAGTAGGGCTATAGTGGGTTCGGTTCCAACTCCATATATTGCAGACGACCGATGTGATTGGCAAGATGTGGCAATCAGAATGTTGGAATGGTATGGCACACCAATAGACGACCGCAAAGCTTCTGGGAAGTCTGGTCGTGAGTGGTTACTTTCAGAAAAGACGGGGATGTCTGCTTCAGAAATGGCTCGACGATTTGTGGTTCACATGGATGAAACTTTTGAAAATTGGATGCCGAGAAAGAGGTTTTCAATGATTAAAGTTGAAATGCCGGAAAAAGTTATGAAGGAAAATGGCTTGAAACTCACCAAAAAAATTGAACATGGAAATGTTTACATACCAAATAAATAGGAATAGGAAAAATTATGCCAATACCAGAAAATAAAGTAATGTTAGTTTTTATGGCCCCAGTGGCCACAAGATCAGGTTATGGTTCCCATTCTAGGGATATTATCAGGTCTATTATCAAAATGGACAAATTCGATGTTAGAATTCTGCCCACCAGATGGGGTGAAACTCCACAGGATGCGTTGGATTATCTCAATCCGGATGACAGGATAATCATAGATAGGTTGCTCCCTGAGCCCAAATTGGACAGACAACCAGAGATATTCATGCAGTGTACAGTGCCAAATGAATTTCAGGCACCCGGTAAATATAATATCGGTATCACGGCTGGTGTCGAAACTACCATTTGTCCTCCAGAATGGATAGATGGAATGAATAGAATGGATATGAATATTGTACCTTCAAAATTCGTTAAGGATATGTTTGAGAGCCTGAAATTTACGGAGAAGAATGAACAGGGTCAACCAGTAAGAGAAATCAAAATGGAAAAACCCATTGAAGTATTGTTCGAAGGAGCAGATACTAAAATCTATAAAAAGACCAGTGATTTCAGCAGTGAATTAAAAGAGGAAATGTCTCTTGTAAAAGAATCATTTGCATTTTTATTTGTGGGGCATTGGTTGCAGGGTGGACTTGGCAAGGATCGAAAGGATGTTGGAATGTTAGTTAGGATGTTTCTTGAGACATTCAAAAATAAGGCTAAATCGCCCGCACTTATAATGAAAACCAGTGGGTCTAGTTTTTCGGTGTTGGATAGGGAAAACATGCTGGCCATGATTAATCAAATCAAACAATCATTGGGTAACCATAAATGGCCAAATATCTATGTGATGCATGGAGATTTGACTGACAATGAAATGAATGAATTGTATAATCATCCGAAGGTTAAGGCTCACGTAACATTCACTCATGGTGAAGGATTCGGCCGACCATTACTTGAAGCGGTGTTTAGTGAAAAGCCAATTATCGCTCCGAAATGGTCTGGGCACTTGGATTTCTTGAATCCAAAATATGTTACATTGTTACCAGGTGGACTTACTGCCGTGGATAAAAACTCACTACAAAAGGGGTTGGTTGTCGATGGTGCAAAATGGTTCACAGTGGATTATGGTCACGCTGGCAAGGTATTGAAGGATGTGTTTGATAGTTATAAGAAATATACCCAAAATACAAAAATATTGGCGATGGCAAATAAAACCAAATTTTCTATAGAAGCGATGGATGCGGAGTTTTTGAAAATTTTGGATACACATCTTCCAGAATTCCCAAAATTGGTGGACAATCTCAAGCTCCCCAAATTGAAGAAAACGGGTGGCACTGTACCTAAAATGAAATTCCCCACATTAAAAAAATCAAGTAAACTTACTAAATAGAAAAGGGGTAAATCATGAAAAATGATTGGCTGGTTGTAAAAAATGAAAAGGGTGAATTGGTAAAAATCAATGTCGAACCCGAAATATACAAATATGTTACACAATTGGAATACGCAATTAAATTCCCGATTAGGAGCAAGATTGCGGAATTGTATCCCGATAGATTTGGAGGGGAATAGTGTCCGATGTAATGACTGGAACATACGAAGAACTGAGGCATTGGTGATACGACGTAATGAAAATTATACCAAGAAATCAGAATATGGATTATGATAAATATCCATATAGGGAATTGACTGACAAAATGACATTCAAAGATCAGGTCGACGCTGGAATAGGCGCGTGTAGGAAACTTGATCAAGACCCCGAATTTGCGTTGTACTATATGAAATATGATAGGCGGTCAAAAAAGAATGCAGATGAAATTGATGAGATAGAACTGATAGTTATAAACCAACGTGTAAAAATAATATAGGAAAAAATAATATCTTTTTTTATCTTTTTTGATACTTATTATAAAAGGAGATTACAATGGATAAGAAAAATTTAAAAATTGATTCGAATGTGCACAATAAATTAAAAGAATATTGTGATAATAATTTTTTGAAAATGAGTGAATGGGCGTCTAATATTATTTTAAATCATATATTGGAATTGGAAAAAAATGATGGGAAAAACTAAGAATAAAGGAGTTATGAATGAGTAAAAATGAAAATTATGAAGGTGAAAGGGTCATTACCTGCCCCATCTGTTTTAATGATGAAAAATGTTTTGAGGATATGCATGGTGATTTTTCATCGTATTTGTGCTTCAGATGTGGATACACAAGCAATTCACACTACACCAAAGATTCTGCCGAGAGAGCCAAACACATAGGTAACACCCCCGAACTTATAAAGGGTCTGGAATTTTTTGATAACGAGCGAGAGCTCTATTGGTATCCTAGTGTACTTAATATGGGCACTAAGGGTATCATATTTCCGGAGGGAAAAGAAGATAATTGGGTATGGAAATATGCCAAAGTAATTGATATTCCAGAAGATGAGAAAAAGGATTACCCTGTCCCTGGAAAAGATGGTGAATTTTATGACACCAAATTGGATGTAGATGGAGCCGAATCGTTTGACAAATATGATTTCTTGTCAGCGGTTAAAGGCATGGGCATCACTGTGGACTTATAAGATGGCTGAAGAGAGAATCAAAATAAGCTGGAATGAAATCGAACCGGGGATGATTTTATCATTCGTATATGGTGAGGGTGCCAGAAAGAAATGGCGTACTTGTATGGTACTAACCGACCCATTAGATTCTAGGGCTTGGCTCACGCGCAAGGATGGATCAAAAAACAAAGTGGTACATACGCTCCAGCTAAGAAAACAACAAAAATTACAATTACGTGGGACCAAGCTCAGAAGAGTATTGAATCATTTTGGCGGTGTTATCCGTGAGGAAATGGAAGGATTCAGACACAACCGCATGATTATTGGTGACATCAAAAACTCATACCCAATGCTCAGTCCGATGCTCAAAGGTACTGATGTATATAGGATATTGGAAGTAGATAAACTAAAGACTACAGCGTTGTATCTTATAGATTATAAATTTCCAAGAGACATTAAAATACAAAGGAGATACTAATGATATCATTTTCAATTTTATCACATAATGAAGGTGAAGATTTAGGTAAATTATTACATCAGATTGCCACCAAAAGTGATTTGGATTATGAGTTTGAAATTGTCATAGTGGATGATTTTAGCACAGATAGTAGGACAATGGAAATATTAGAAGAATATGGTAATGTGGATAATGTGCATGTATTCCAAAGGAAATTGGATATGGATTTTGCCGGACAGAAGAATTTTGCCAATTCAAAATGTGTGGGAGAATACATATTTTCAGTCGATGCCGATGAATATTTCCCTGACAATCTTATTGCAAATCTGTATGAATTGGTTAAAATGAATGGTGATATTGATTTAATGTGAGTCCCCAGGATTAATCTTGTGGGGGGTATTACAAAAGAACATATTGCCAAATGGGGTTGGAATGTGAATGCACAGGGTTGAATAAATTTTCCCGATTATCAGGCCCGCCTTTTTAAGAATTCTCCAGACATAAAATGGAAAAATAAGGTTCACGAAGTTATCGAGGGCGCGATGACTATAAGCCGACTACCAACGGAACAAGATTGGTGTTTGGTACATAACAAACATATAGATAAACAAGAAAAACAGAATGAATTTTATGAGACCATTTAATGAAAATTGTTATAATAGCTCCGAAAATACAAGAATGGGTGGACATGGATACAGTGGCAGCGGCAAATTGGTTAATTGAAAATAATAAACAAAATGAAGATTATAAAAATTTTACATTGGAAAAGAGTTAAAATATGGATATTAGAAAATGCCCATTAAAAGTATTAGGACCTCATGGTGATGAGTCGGATGTTCAAGCTTTAAGGGAAGTTATTGAAAGTGGTTGGTGGGGTAAAGGCCCCAAGGTTGAAGAATTTGAACACGATTTTGCAAAAATGGTTGGGTCAAAACACGCCATAGCGGTTACTAGTAATTCACATGGTCAAGACTTAATTATGAAAGCCATGGGATTCAATGGCATTGATGTTATCAATCCAACGATTTCATTTGTAGCTACAGCCGAAATACCATTATGGAATAATTGTACATCGAATATAGTCGATGTTGATCCAATTAATATGAATATAACGGCCGAAGAGGTTGACAAATGGAAAACCCAAGATACCGAATTGGTGATTGCCGTAAATATGGCCGGAGTTCCAGCTCCCATAGAGGAAATTAGGAAGGTGTATGGTGGATTCATCATTGAAGATTGTGCCCATAGTTGTTATACTCCAGGTGCTGGAATGTTGGGTGATGTGGCCGTTTGGTCATTTCAGGCTGTTAAGACAATGCCTATAGGTGATGGTGGCATGATAACATTAAACGATGATGCATTGGCCAAAAAAATGAGAGAAATGTTGTGGTTCGGTGTTACGTCGACGTGGAGTAGATCAGCCGATTCTACAGGGACAAGACCTGGTTATGCTTGGGATTACAATGTTGATAAATTGGGATATAAATATTATATGACTGATTTGTATGCGGCACTTGGATTATCACAAATGAAAAAGCTTCCCAGATTTTTAGATACTAGGAGACACATCCAAGAGAGATACAATTCAGAATTAAATTCCACAATTCAAAAGCCCCCATATAGTGACACAGTTCAATATTATTGTATGAAATTGGAAGATAAAAGAAATTATGCTCCAGATGCATCGGGATATTCTGGTAAAAGCCGCGACGATTTAATAGGTTATTTGGCGGATAAAAAAATCCATACATCTGTGCACTTCAAACCATTGCACCAATACGATTTGTTAAAAATGGATAGGGAATTCCCAGTAGCTGATGCTGAATGGGTTAAATTAATTTCACTGCCATGCCATAATGGGATGACTGACGATGATATTGATTATGTCATATATTGGGTAAATAAATTTATCGAAGAGGAATATTAAAATGAAGCGATTAATATTGGGAGATGGATTACTTGGTTCTGAAATCGCGAAACTCACTGGGTGGGATTATATTAGTAGAAAAAAGGATGGACTTGATTTTGCAGATATTAATACTTATTCTGAAATTTTAAATGGGTATGACGATGTAATAAATTGTATAGCTCATTGCAATACTTATGATGAAAATATTGATATTCATTGGAATGTCAATTATAAGGGTGTTGTGAACTTGGTTGATTATATTATGAATAAGGGGATTAAATTGGTACACATATCCACAGATTATATTTATTCAAATTCACAATCAAATGCATCCGAAACAAGTGTTCCAGTACATTGTGAAAATTGGTATGGTTATACCAAATTGTTATCAGACGCGTATGTGCAACTTAAAATGCCCAACTATCTATTAATTAGGGGGACACATAAAGAAACTCCATTTGAATATAATGGGGCGTATATAAATCAAATAGGCAATTTTGATTATATTGATGTTGTAGCTAAGATGATAGTGGATTTGATAACAGCTGAAGAAACTGGCATTTACAACGTGGGAACGGAATTGAAAACCATGTATGATTTGGCTAAAAAAACGAAATCGAATGTAATGCCAATAAATGAGAAATTTCATCATACCATGCCATCCGATGTTAGCATGGATTTAACTAAATTGAATAATTTTTTGGACGACAATAAAAAACTAACAATTCTACTAAGTGTTGTCATGTTATATCATTCTGAGGCGGATGAAGGAGAAAATCAACGGGCGGGTGACTTTTAGAATCACTTAAATTATTAAAATATATTGATAAAATCCATAAATCAGTCGATGGGGGAATTAATTTTGATATTATTATAGTTAATAATATTTCTGAAAATACTCTTACAAATGATCTTTTGTCTGAAATGGATAATCAATCCACTAAAAATGGCAAAATTATAGTTGTTTCCAGAGAAAATATTGGAATTTCGTTTGGTGGATTTAATTACGCGTTTCAAAAATTTAAAGATGATTATGATTACTGATTTTTCACGGAAGATGATATTATTTTGAATAAGCCCATGTGGTATAAAGACGCTTATGATGAATTAAATAAAAATATGGATTCTGATAATAATATTGCATATATTACTCCCAATGGCATTAATAGGGATCACAGTAGTAACCATGTGCTTAACGGGTGTGGTTTGACTCATAAAAAATTTTTAGATGAAATTTGTTTGATTAATAATGGGGAGTTGCCGCATGGGAAATTCAAGGGGAAGGACGGGTTTGTCCCAGATAAATGGGTTGCTATTAATACCGAAATAGAATTTACCAACATATTGATTAGAATGGGATATGACTTTAAGGATATTTTATATGACAATGAGAAAAAAACCAGATATTCAGATTCTTGGTACACTGCTGTAAATAAAATTGGAATACGTGGAGGAAACCATGGGCAAAAAGATAATTATAAATAATAAAATTGGATTTGTGTGCACTATTCATCAGAGTGATGCCCATAGACCAAATGGGTTTGAATTATTTAACAATTTTGTGGAATCATTGTATCAATCTTGTGAATACCCATTCATGCTATATGTATTTGACAATGGGTCTACAGATAAATTTGAAATTGAAAATGATGTTGATAATATGAAAATTATTAGGGTTGATGATCAATATGCTAGGGGGGTAACTGGAACTTGGAATGATGGTATTAAATTGGGACTGGCCGATGGATGTGATGTGATGATAATAACGGAAGATGATGAAATTATAGATAATTCTATCAATAATTTAATTAGTGTTGTATTGTCTCACCCACTTAATGATAATGCAATGTATGGTCCTGTTAGTAATGCACCAAATAATGGTCACCAATCAGCGTCCGAACCAACTGGAAAAATCTTTGAGATTGATGGTACTCCCACAAAAGAATTGAACGGATTTTGCATGGCCATGACCCGCAAAACTATCGAAGCCAATTATTATGATACCGACAACTTTTTTAGCACCGATTTTGAAAATGCGTGGGGTGGTCAGGACGTTGAAGTTCAATCGAGAGTTGGTCATTCAATTGTGGTGGGAACTTGTTATGTTCATCATATCAAACAAGGTGGTTGGAGAAAAATCAGGGATGGAAATTATGAAAAATAATAAAGTTATATATACGGCCATCATCGGCGGGTATGATAAGTTGATAGAGCCCAAATTTAAACCCAATGGTTGGGATTTCGTGTGTTTCACTGACAGGGAATTGGAATCTGATACTTGGGAAATACGCAATACCTTGCCATTATATACAGACAATACTCGGACTGCGAGAAAACATAAATTATTAACACACAGGTATTTGCCGGAATATGATTTCAGCTTGTGGGTTGATGGTAATATAAATATTGTTGGCGATCCCATTGAACTATTGCCATATATAGATAATTGCAATTATGCCACATACGATCATAATCAAAATATTCTCGATCCTAGAAAATGTATTTATGAAGAAGCTAGGGTGATATTGAATTTTGGTGATATCAATATGAAAAGAAATCCTGAAAAAGGCATGGGCAATTACAAGGATAACCCCGATGCCATTAAAAAGCAAATGATAAAATTTAAGGAAGATGGATATCCAGAAAATAATGGTTTGGTGGTTCAAATGGAAGTCTTGAGGCGGCATAATGAAATGGATGTCATAGAAGCAATGGAATCTCAATGGGATATATTGAAATATTATAGTAAACGTGAACAGTTGAGCTTTAACTATATAGCGTGGAAAAATCATTTGAGATTTGAATATATAGAAGGGGATTCCAGACTTAATAAATATTTTGTACATACTGGAAAGCATGGTGGCAAATAATGATATTTTGGAGAATTATTGGAGATAAATTATATTCGACGGGTGAAGTGGAACAACTCGGATTTAATGAAAATGATGCATCTTACATACCAGATGAGTATCTGGAAAATGGTGAATTTGTAATATGTCGAACCGCCTTTGGTTTTGGTGATTGGTCAATAATATCGGCCATGCCGAGATTGTTAAAAGAAAAATACCCAAATTGTAAAGTGAATATCCCAACGGTGGAATGGTTTGAAAATACATTTGGTGATTTGAAATATAATTGGTCAAGTTGGTCAAATCCATATCAAATGGCACACGCTGTGTTTGATAATAATCCCTATGTGGATGGATTTGTATATCCAAAAGATGGTGATATATTTCACGATCATTATAGAATTTACAATGGGGAAGACACACCGCTAGTTAAACAGATATTGAAATTCTGGCAGTTTTCGGAAAATGAAATGATTGATAATCAACCAGAACTATATTGGAGTGATAAAGAACGGGAATTTGGAGATCGTATAATAGCAGAAAAGGTGGGCGATCTTCCCTTTGGGGGATTGCTGGTATCGGATAGATGTGATGAAACTGATATTGAATTACTAAATGGGGCACTGCGTGATAATGTGTATCCATATTTTTATCTTACTCCCGAACCATTAAAAGGCGGGCATTTCAGTTATGTGAACCCGGCTATGGATTTGAGACACATGGATATCAGGATTCAATTATATATAAGGTCTAGAGCTAAATTGAATGTGGGCAATCAATGCGGGGTGTTGGACACACTACCTAGATACGCCGATGTATATTCAGTGCAACGCCAGTATCCTCTTGGCGGAAATTTTGTAGAGGGTGAAATTTATTTAAAAAAGGATAATCAATAATGGAAATTTTGGATTCAATACCAGACAAGAGAGAATATACAAATACAACTTCATTGAAATTTAAAGAAGATTTGATTGGATATTTTACAGAAAATAAAATGCATACCATTTTAGAAGTTGGGGCCGATCGCGGATATACGACAAGAATTCTCAGCTTTTTATTTGATAAGGTTATCTCATTTGAATTCAATGAAGAAAAACTTGAATTTGCAAGGAAATTAAATTCCGATAGGGATAACATACAATTTATTAATAAGGATGTGTATCGCAATGATTGGGAAGTGGGCCAATATGATGTGGTTTTTATAGATTGTGATCATCAATATGATAGTGTGATTGCCGATACAATAAATGCTATCAAATGGGCGGACAGGGAATTGTTAATAATTTATGATGATTATGGTCACCCTACCACTGGAGTTAAAAGGGCCGTGGATGATTTGTTGGAAAAAAATGATGGATTGTCATTGGTGAAATACATGGGTGAGGCTGAAGGGTCTGATTGCCGACCCGGATTGATATTAAAAGATTATGAAGGGGTCATGTGCAAATATGTCTAATATAGTATTTATTCCAAATATAGATGTTGGTGATAATAGGAGCAACCCATACTCCTATTCCATCAAAAGCTGGGAAAAGTGGTGTGCCAAACATGATTGTGAATTGGTTATTTTGGATCAGTTATTATTCCCCGTTGAAGAAATTAAAATTACATGGCAGCGATGGTATGTGTTTGATATTCTTGAGGCCAATAATATGAAATTGGGTAAGGATGATCAGGTGGCACTAGTTGACGCTGATATGGTGGTACATCCAGATTGCCCCAACTTTTTTGAATATACGGATATGAAATGGGCTGGGGTATTGAACAACGGCTCTTATGAATGGGTTGTTAGGAGCATCAATGGGTATGGTGATTTGATGTTTGACAATGACCGTATTCATCCTTGGGAATATATAAACAACGGGTTGGTCATATTCAATAATAAACACAAGAAATTCGTCAAATCCATTACAGATTATTACTGGGATAATCAACCAGAAATTATTGCCAGTTATGATAAAATCAAGTGTAGCACTGACCAAACCATTATAAATTATTTGCGGGTTTTGGGTGGGATTGAAACTACTTATTTACAAGACAGATTCAACTTGCAGGATTTACATAGCAAGCAGTTATTGTACCATGACCCATCAAATTGGTGGGGTGATTCAATAAGTAATTTATTACAATCTGGATATGTATTTCATATAAACGCTATACCTTCAAATAGATTGAATAGGACAGCCGGATACTGGATTAAACGGTTATACAAGGAGATGTACCCCAATGATTAATGTGGCATTTTTCACAGAAAACGGATTCGTAGGAGAAGTTCCTAGAAATCACAGTAACATGCGAACGGAATATTCATGAATGGTTGCCACTAGAGCAACACATTACAACATTCACGGGCCGTATGATCCAATTGCAACCTATGATTTGGGCATAGTAATTGTACCCAAAAACAATCCACAGGTGGATATGGACAGGATACGGGCAGTATGTGATAAGGTGACCATAATGCAAGAGGGCCCATCAACATTTTGGCAGGATTATTCAGTGCCAAATCAAATCCATTTCTTCAATACATTGACTGAAGCCGATTTCCTATTATGTCATAACAAACAGGACCAATTATACTACAATGGGTTGACAGGCAAGGATACGTTTGTCATGAAGTCTCTAATGATACCCGACGCGATTATGACAACGAGCCCGCGGGAACCTACCAATTCGGTCATGTTGGGGGGCAATTGGACAAGTTGGTATTCGGGTGTGGATTCCTATATACTGGGACAAGTATTCACTCCAGAGTATGAACTGTATGCTCCATCTATGGGTAGGAAAAAAGAAGAAGAAAATGAAATCGAAGATGTAAATTATTTCGACTATATGATGTGGCAGGAATGGATTGATTCCATAAAAAATATGAAGGTTGGGATTCACATGATGAGAATATTTGCGGCAGGGACCTTCGCATTGAATTGCTCATATTGGGGCATACCTTGTATTGGGTATAAGGGGTTGGATACACAAGAAACGTGCCACCCGTTGACATCGGTTGATTTGGGTGATATGGAAAAGGCTGGGCACATTGCCGAAAAATTGAAAAATGATAAAGGGTTTTATGATCTGTGCTCTATGGCGACTTTAAAGCGATACGAGAAACACTATTCAGAAGCCGCATGGTTGAAAGACTGGAAAAGTATAGAGGAGTACACAAATGGATAAAATACCAATATCGGCAGGAAAAGAAATCGCTGAAAAATACGGATATGATCAAATTGTCATAATTGGCAGAAGAGTTGGCGACGATGGGTTGGAGAGTGTTACTACATACGGGATTGACAAAGCACATTGTGGTGTTGCCTCTAGAATGGGTGATTACATTAAATATAGAATAATGAAATGGGAGAAAAATGGATAATATCAGTCTCATCGTTCCATCGAGGAACAATTTAAAATACTTAAAATGGAACTATAATTCGGTTAGGGCATTGTACCCAAATGTGGAGTTTTGTGTTTTTTCAGATTTTTCAACCGATGGTACTGTTGAATGGTGTGAAGAAATTACAGAAACGGATACGAATTTTAAGTACATTGTAAATGATGGAACGTGGTTTGGTAAGAATGCTGGCGAGCTAAGTCGCATGGGTCACACTTTGGGTTACGATATGTTAATCGAGGACGTGGCCACCAGAGATTTTGTTATGATATGGCATGCGGACATGAGTGCATTACCCAATATGTTAGAGAATATGATGAAATATGCCAAGAGTGGTCGGGTGATTTCAGCGACACGTATAGAACCTCCGCTACACCCGCCAGGACCCGAAAAGGAGATTGTTGACTGTGGCATCGAGCCCGAAGAGTTCAATTTGGAACTGGCACTATCAGAGAATGCCCGTTTACAGAAAAACCACGTGGATGAAACTTCAGATGGTATTTTTGCACCGTGGATAATCACAAGGGAAAATTTCTTATCTATGAATGGTCATGACCCATTATACGCCCCACAATCAAAAGAGGACAGCGACATTTTTAATAGATTCAAATTGGCCGGATTTCAGCTGATACAATCCCGTGACGCGTTTTGTTATCACATGACATGCCGTGGTAGCCGTTTTAAGGATGGTGCGAAAAGAAATCCCACTGGTGAGGTGTTTATGAAAAACCGTGAAACGGATGAATGGTTGGCGCAGAACATACGGAGCACACGCAATTTTATTCGCAAGTGGGGAACGATGGTGAGACATGATAACATGTTACATCCGATTGTGCCACATAAATACAACATTGGATTTGTGGTGAAAAACTGTGATGCTCAACTATTAATGGGTTTGGAACCTTGGTGTGACGCCTTGTATTTGATGGAAATGGGTGATGGGGATCGTGATATTGTCCGGAATTATATTGAATTGGAACAGAATTTTACATTATATAATTTGTCCAATAAGATTTTTGTAAACATAGAGCCCCCTAAATCGAGAGAAGATATATTGGTGACATTTGACGCTAAAGAATTGACTTCAGAAAATATGAACATACTTGCACAGTTGCCGGATATCATAACAGATAGCGGCGATGTGGGGGAATTCGATTTGGACCCATTTAAACTAAATATTAGAAATATGTCATATTATGAAGATACACTAATAAAGGCTGACAAGTCGGGCAAATTAAGGAGATAATATGGATTGGTTGGAAACTCAACAAAGGGATAGGGAAACTTGCATTGGTACGATTGACGCTTATCAATATGCAAACGGACCTTTTCCAGATAGACCGGGTAAATATTGGATATTTGCTACTGGTAGTTTTTCCAAATATTTTGATGGAAATAAATGGGAACATTCCGAATACGGATGGCACGGATTTACGGGGTATAAATATGATGGATATGGTAGAAGAATAGATGAATAGGAAAGCTATAGTAACTGGGGGTGCTGGGTTCGTGGGCACCAATCTAATTAAGAGGTTGGTAAGCGATAATTGGAAAGTGGTATCATTGGACAACTACTGTATTGGTACTGAATCCAATCATGTAGATGACAAGAGGGTGTCATATTATAATGTAGATTTGACTGAAACATCGGATTATGATTTTTTTATGAATGATGCCGATATCCTGTTTCATCTAGCGGCAATACCAAGAATCCAACCATCATTGAAACGGCCCAAGACCACATTGGACAACAACCATTTATCAACTGTCAATGTTTTGGAATATGCCAGAAAAAATAACATCAAAGTCATATTTTCATCTTCATCATCAGTGGTTGGGAATGTGTTTGCAAACCCATATACGGTGTCAAAGCATAATGGTGAAAATCTATGCGGGATGTACAAACATGTTTATGGATTGGAGATAGCGATGGCTAGGTTCTATAATGTGTATGGACCTCACATGATAGGAGATTCAGAATTTGGCACTGTGCTTGGAATATGATTGGAGCGGTACAAAAAAGGTATGCCGCTACTGGTAACCGGGGATGGTACACAGCGGCGTGATTATACCCATGTGGAAGATATTGTTGATGGGCTGATATTAATGGCGGATAATACAGAAATATGTGGTACATATTCTCCAATTGAACTCGGCAGGGGTGAGAATTATTCACTAAACGAATTGGTCAGATTATTTGACTGTGCTGAAGTAGAATATGTGGACAGACCAAAGGGAGAAATGGCACATACTTTGCGGTATGATAAAGAGAATGAAATCAATGGTTTGGGTTGGAATCCGCAAAGAAATGTAAAAGATTTTATAAAAAACATGAAATAAAGTTGTATTTGGGCAAATTTGCCGATATATATATATAAAAAGGGAATCAAGGTTATGGAATACAAAATAGGTGTTATAGGTATGGGGTTTGTAGGGACCGCCGTGCGAGAAGGATTGGTAAATCATTACCCAATTCATACTTCAGATTTAAATCCAAAAGTAAATGAGTGGAATGGTAATGATAACCATTTAGTATGTGCCGATAATATCCATGTATTGAATCGGTCAAATATCATATTTTTATGTGTTAATACTCCGATGAATAAGGATGGTAGCTGCAATACTGGGATACTTGAGAAAATCATTGGTGAATTTGATAATGTTGGATTTGATGAAAAGAAAATAGTGGTGGTTAAATCTACTGTTTATCCGGGATTTACGGCAATGATGAATAAACGATTAACAAACCCGAATTTGAGTATCGTATTTAATCCAGAGTTCTTGACTGAAGCGAATTTTATTGAAGAATTTAAGAATCAAAATAGGATCGTATTGGGTGGACCCGAAGAATCAGTTAATTTTGTGGTGGATATGTATCAAAAAATATTTCCAGATGTTGATCGTTGGGAAACTGGAATATTTTCACCGTGTGCTCATTACTTGTGTACGGATTCCACAACCGCTGAAATGGTGAAATATTCAGCCAATTCGTTTTTAGCGACAAAGGTATCATTTTTTAATGAAATAAAACAGATAAGTGACAAATTAGATGTTGACTTTGTCGAATTAATCTCGTATATTGTATATGACAAAAGGATAGGAAAGTCTCATTATAATTCCCCGGGGCCCGATGGAAAACTCGGTTTCGGTGGGTCGTGTTTCCCCAAAGATTTGAATGGCCTAAAGTTTTTAGGCAAGAAATTGGGGGTGAAAACAACGATGTTAGATGCGACTTGGGAAAAGAATTTAGAGGTCAGACCCGAAAAGGATTGGGAACAATTAAAGGGTAGGGCGGTAACAAAAGATGAATAGTATAGGGATTGGGACAGTAAATTCAAAAGCAAAATTAGTAATAGGATATTCCACAGGGGATACCGAACAAAAATCGAAAAGGAACGCAATGGAAACGCCGGAAATTAAAACGTGTCAATATGCTGTACTACCAGATGGGGTATTTCAGCCAACGAGTACAACCATTGAAACGATACCTCCAGGTATCTATCAAGGTGATGAGAACAATGGTGCAATAATCATGCAGCTTAAAGAGCAAAATATCGGGGACTTGATTATTTTTGAGGACAGTATGACCGACATGATCATTCAGGAATTTGATAAATTTTGGGAACTTCAGGAAAAATATGAAGAAATGGGTGAAATTCACAAAAGGGGTTATCTGCTTCATGGACCTCCCGGTGGTGGAAAAACTTCATTGATTGAAATTATCAAGAGCAAGTTCGTCTCAGAAGGTAACATCGTTATCGAATTTAACCACTACACAATGCAACTTGTTAAAGCTATCAAATCCATTGAACCAAACCGTAGGGTTATGGTAACAATCGAGGATATTGACGCTTGGGCAAAGGGCTCCAATGAAAGTACAATCTTGAACTTTCTCGATGGTGATCAAGATTTTAACAACATCGTAGTATTGGCAACAACCAACTACATCGAACAACTTCCAGATAGAATCGTAAACAGACCTTCAAGGTTTGACAGGGTTGAATTCGTAGGATTCCCCAACTCAGATGAACGTGAAGTGTATCTCCAGAAAAAATCAAAATTCATTTCTGAAGACATGAAACAATGGGTGGACACGACTGAGAACTGGACATTTGCACACATCAAGGAATTGCTGTTGGCAACTGAAGTCTATGATATCCCTTTTGCGGATACTGTAGCACGAATCAATGTCATGCGTAGAAAAGAAGCTCATTCAGATGACTATTTGAATCAACTGCGTGGAGAAAAAGAAAAAGCCGGACTGGGGTTTGGTGGCAATAAATAATATGCGTTACGCATTTCTCATCCCAATAGGCGATTCCATATCTGGAAAGCTCATCCCCCAACTCCTGAATCTCCAGGATTATACAAAACAGGTGGATGGTAAGATTTTTACAATCGCAAATAGAACACATGTTGACGCACGAAACTGGCTGGCAACAGCCGGTGGCGGGTTCAAGAATCCAACTAACCTAATTGATCAATGCGAATGGTTAGTGTGGTTGGATTCAGATCAACAGTTCAATCTTGGACAGATTAAGATGTTATTGGACAGACCTGAAAAATTTGTAAGTGGGTGGTATATCAAAGACCACGCTGGGCAAAGAAGTCCCCAAGCTATGGTTGCCCATTGGGATGAGGAATATTTCAAAAAGAATGGTTCAATGCAATTCTTACATGAAGATGAATTGATTGGGAAAAAAGACCCAATTGAAGTTTCGTATGTGGGGTTTGGATTCGTGAAAATACATACTTCCATTCTAAAAGAAATGGAATACCCATATTTCAGACAACACGTTCAACACATCGGTGGGTACAAAGATAATTCAAGCGAGGATGTATCATTCTGCTTGGATGCATACGAAGCGACTGGTATCAAACCACTTGTCATTCCACAACTAAAAATAGGACATTTAAAGGAGATAATAATCTAATGTCAGAATTATTAATAGGCGCAGGACATCGTAGAAAGAAATTTATGCCAATCGGTTCAACGTGGTCCGAGTTGACAACACTTGACATTAATCCACTGTGTAAACCCGATGTAGTGCATGATTTAAACGACTTGCCATATCCATTTGGGAATGAACAATTTGATGAAATACATGCATACGAAGTATTAGAACATTGTGGTACTCAAGGCGATTTTAAATTCTTTTTTGGTCAATTTGATGAATTTTACAGAATACTAAAGCCAAATGGGATTATATATGGCAGCGTTCCAACATGGAATTCCAGATGGGCATTTGCAGACCCTGGACATACTCGCATAATAACACCGGACACATTAAGTTTTTTATCACAGGATATGTATGTGATAAATCAAGAACAGCCTACCAGTGATTATAGAGAATGGTATGATAGTAATTTTAAATTAATTTTTAATAAAACGGAAGGTGCAACTTATATATTTGGACTTAGAAAAATTGGACACTTGAAGGAGATAATAATCTAATGGGATTTTTTGATGGAGTTAAGTACGCTGGCTGGAGAGTTGGTCAGTCAATAAAAGAGACATGGGACGATATTGGAAAACCGCGTAAGTTCAATGACTATTGTGACGACTGCGGACGTGAAACCGAGCATGTTATTAGCGAGGAATTTTACGGAACTGGGTCGGATACATACCAAATATGTCAAAAGTGTGGCAAAAAATCATCAGCTTATTAAGATGGGTAGGGGTATAATGAAAACCACATACGAAAATATAATGGCACCCGGACAGGGTGTTGTATCATTGGTTGATTTTATGGGGAACGATTTGAGTGTGGTTAATGCCGCACGTGTGTCATTCGGCAAACGCGCTGATTTATTGAACAAAAAGGACAAGGTACTGATTAAGTATTTGGCCGAAAACAGACATACTTCACCATTTGAACATGTAACATTTACATTCCATATTAAGTGTCCACTATTCATTGCAAGACAATGGCACAGACACAGGACATGGTCATATAATGAGGTTAGCCGCCGGTACACATCAGAGAATATTGAATTTTTCGTACCAACTAAGCTCAGACTGCAAGACAATACGAATAATTTTCAGGGTAGTGCCGGATTATTGTCTGAGGTCGAGGCGGAAATCCTTTCAGTAAGTATGGTAAATAATTGTAAACAATCCGTGGGATTATATGAAGAAATGTTAGATAGGGGTGTAGCTAGGGAACAGGCTAGAATGATACTCCCACAAAATATGTACACCGAATTCTACGCTACAGTGAATCTATGGAATTTGGCACACTTCTTAGAATTGAGAATGGATGAACATGCACAACTAGAAATCCAGCAGTATGCTGGAACATTATATGAAATTGCAAAAGATGTAGCCCCAATATCGGTTGAAGCCCTATTGGGAAAAACAATAAATAAGGGGTAATTATGTACACAAGAGTTGTTACAATGGAACGTGGGAATAAAAAAATTAAATTGGTGGGTTGCGTTCACATTGCACCACAGTCATATTTTGACAAATTACAACATGAGTTGGAAGAGGGATTGGTACTATTTGAATCGACTTCTTCAAAAAATGGTGAGAACGAGCAATTAAGTAATTTGAAAACCGTATATGGTATATTCAGTGAAATTACGGGATTGATGTTCCAAAAGGATGCACTAGATTATTCCAATCCAGAATGGGTTAATTCGGACTTATCCATTGAAATATTGGAATCATCCAATGAAAAATTTAAAGTGATGTCCACTGAAAAGGTGAGTGACGCCGTGGAAATGTTGGAAAATCTGGGTGAAGAGGGCAAGGAACGGATTGCTAGTGTATTCAAGTGGTTCCTAAAATTGATACCAATTATGAGGGGAATTGTTCCATCACGTCTGGGTCCAACTATTATCGGCCTGCGCAATGATAAGGTGATTATTGATACATTCGAACAAATGATAGATCACGATTTTATTACAATTGCATACGGTGAGGGTCACATCAAAGATTTCATCAAAAAATTTAAGAAATTCAAATTTAAAGTGACTGAAGTTCGCAAGATTATGGTGATGGATTAATGGCCGAAAGTAAGGAAAGCATTTTGGAAGACATTCTTCGATTTGGAGAGGGATACCCAGAAACGGTATTCACTATTCCATCCGGATGTCAACACGCATATTCTGAAGAGAAGGACGAGAAATTGGTCAAAGTGGGATTCACCAGTCAATATGGCGTGATTAATGAATATGTGTCAGAAGATGGAAAATCATTTAAAATCAACAAAATTGTGTTTCCGGATGGATTCGAAATTGATGTTGATACATTACTGGAGGGAAAGTAAATGAAACTGTACAGGGTTGAAAACAAAGCTACAACTAATGGTATGTGGACAGACAAATTTGATGGAAAATTGGTATTGGAGCACCTGTCCGATAAACGGCTGGCTGAAATGCCAATGCCCTATGATTCCATCCACAATACAGATGGTAAGGATTGGAAAACGGCTGTAGGTAATATGGCTGATATGAGTTATTGGTTCTCCAAACAGGATGTTGAGGAAATGATGGGTTATGGGTTTGTAATGGTCGAATTTGATTCAGATGAGACTATTGAAATGGGACATCAGATTCTATACAACGGGGGCACTCGTACAAATGTAGTGGACGTTACAGATAAATTCTTGGCCAGCGTCTAATGATATTCTATTTAATACCTAAAGACCCATTGAAAGCTGACTGAGAATATGTCACAATTGGTGAGGAAAGCTTCGGTACATTCTATGCCGAAAAAGGATTGGATGCTCTCGTTAAATCCATTGACAGGGGGTTTGAAGATCAAATTTCCATAAAGGATGAAAAGGGCAAAGTGTGGGATATTCAGAAATTTTTGGATATATTGGAAACTTTAAAAATACGAAAAAATTAAAGATTTCGCTTGACTTTGTCGTTTTTATCTTGTATCTTGTGATATGAAACGAAAGGAAACGAAATGAAAATACAAGTTTCGACGGGTAATAACAACACCCAAACGAGCACAGATGAGAACACTACACAAATTCAGTTTGGCAAAACTGTATTATTTTTAGTGTCCGTCGCATTGACAATTGGAGCAGGGGCCACATTGGGCTTCGCCGCATCCATTCTCTTGCTGACATGGTCCCCAATGGGGCTCTTATTGACATCATTGGTGGCATTTTTACATCTCATTATGGTATCGGCAAGTATTGTCACGATTTATTTAGTACCGTACCACTGGGTAGCATGGTACAGATTAATCAGGGGCATTTAATATGGGATTGATTGTTTTTGTTGTAATATCTCATGCTGGGGGAGAAGACGAGATTATGTCAATCCATTATACCAAACCTGCGGCCAAAAAGAATCTGAAAAAGATTAAGAAATGGCCCATTTTTACGGAAGATGCTGGATTTAGTATTCAGGAGCATGAAGTAACTTAACACATAACCGAAAGGAATGCAATGAAACGCATGAACTTTAAATGGCGTATTGAACTACGCCGAACCGAAGCCCTCGAGCGAGAAGAGGACAGAGCTAAGAGGAGCACTGCAAAGCAGATTGCCCTCATCAAAACCCGTAGGGGCGATTCCACAAAGGAATTGGCACGACTACAGGAGCCCGTGGTCATAGACTAATGGACATCGGCAGTAAATCTAAATGGCCATCGCGCCAATTATCTAATTTTGCACTATCCCCATTCATAGTCGATGGGGTTTCGTGTGCTAGTATGGAAGGATTCATACAGGCGTTGAAACGGAAAAGCCACGACATTCAGATACATGGGTGTACATTGGTTGGAATAGGTGCAAAGAGATGGGGATCGGGTCCTAAATGGTGGAACCGACCTCCAGAAAAACAATTATGGTGGAAAGGTCAGGGGTTCCCCGCTCATGGCCGGACCCACCTCGAATTGATTGAATTGGCTCTGAGAGCTAAATTCACACAGCATAGTGGTAGTAAACGGGCTTTACTGGCCACCGGGGATGCAAAATTAACACATAGTATTGGTAGAAACTCCAATACATCATTAAAAAAATCCGATTTTTGCAGACTACTTATGCAAATTCGGACAGAACTGCAAAAAGAGGAGCAGTAGAATGCCACAGTATGATTTGGAAGATTTCGAAGATTTGGAAGAAGTATCCACAGAGAAAATTAAACGGAGTGGAGCCAGAAAACCCAAGAAATCTTGGAAAGAAATCAATAAGGCGAAAGAACGTAAATTGGCTAAAAAGGTACTCACTAAAAAACGTAAAAATAGTGAGAAAATGATGAATATTGAGGAAGACTATGAATAAAACTGATACGGGTGAGGCTGCCTTTTGGATACTTTTAATTATTATGGCATTAATAATAGGATTCACTAATAGTTGTGAAAACCCCATATCGGACAACTACAATATTTCAGTCGATCCTCGATTGGATCAGGATTCAAGTGGATATTTTCATTTGACATTGGATAGGAACAGTTGGCAAACAATTCACCGATTTACAGGTCAGGTGTACCATGATGGTACTGCCGTAGAAAATGTTCGAGTAGAGTGGGAATCCGATAAGAACTGGATTTTGTCAGATACTATTGGTTATATTTCAACTTATAGTTATACGAGTGACCTAATATATATTGCCATTGATACTAGCTACATATACTTTGGACAGGAACAATTCATTGTGCCGATTATTAATCCAGTATCGTATTCAAATGCAGACGGTGAATTCAATATCATGTTCGCACCCGTCTTATCACAACGCGGTGATACCGCAACTGTATTCATGAATTCACTTGATAATGGGTTACAATTTAAAGTAGTATTGGATTGAAATGAAGCAATACAAACCAAATGGGCACTATTCAATATCAAGCCCAGACGTGGACAGACACCTTTCAAACATCTTAAAGGGTCAACTCATAACTGATATTAGTCGCATGATGTCGGGTCAAAAAGATACGGAAATTGACATGCACAATCCATCTATAGTGGATGTGATGTTAATTGTATCCAAATTAATCATTGACAGGGATCGGCACGACATTCCAATCCCAGAAGATATGGACCAGACTTATGGTAAATTGTTATCTAAAATTGTCACAAATACCATAAAAACTCTGGATAAACAAACGTAAAATTCTCCAAAATGATATTTATATACGAAAATATGTATATCAACGCAGTATAAATTGAGAATTGGAGAACCTTAGATGGCACTAACAGCACGTGATAAGGAAATCATAAAAGAAATAGCTTCAAATATTAAACAGGGTTCTGCTGAAGATTCAACTTCTAGGTGAGAACTAATAGCCGAAATAAAGGCCCAGACCACTATCAACACCCAAATATTCGATGAAATTAGGGCAGTTGGTACAAATATGGGCAATATAGCAACATCCCTAAACAATGGGATTACCGAGAAAATCAATACAACCGCCGAAAAGGTTGAAAACATTGAATTCGAAGTTAAAGACAAAGACGGGGCCTTAAATAAATTGTATTCTAAACTCAATTATTTCTGGATTCCGTGAGTTGGTTCTATAATTGGTATCATACTGATTATAATCAAAATATCAATGGGATCGCCCATATAGGAAAAGGTAAAAATGAAGGTTATAAAAGTGGGAGAAATGGCGTATCAAATACTAACCATGATTCCATATTCAGAAAAAGACAACATCGAAATTCACAAGCGCACAGCTACATACGATGTCTTAATTCAAAACGATAAACAACAACTTCTGTACTTCTGCGATAAAATAGAAGATGCGGAATTCACCGAGATTGATATCTCACTACAAAAAATAGAGAAAAAAGTAAAGAAAACCGTTGACATTGTGGTTTAAATCTTGTATCTTCTAGCATGTAAGAAACACTAATATAAAGGGTTATAAATGAAATGAATGATTTTAATAAACTCATTGAGTTGCTCGATGAGTATGGTTATTTAATAACAGAAGACATCTGCCTTGTCGAAGATAAAGAGTATAGAATGGTTACCATTGATGGTAACAATATTCGTGCCGCATTTTGTGAGGAAGGATATGGTGGTTATAAATCACTAGATGGTAGGGTTGCCATTGAAAACGCTGGCGCGTTCAATAAGTGGAGCCAGGCCCCCGTGTCACTCCCCATACCAACTACAGACGAACAGAGGGAAATCATAATGGGACAATTGGAATACTGGGGTACTGCCGGAGGATTCGAACTGTCCAATGGTTATGCCGAACCGATTACTAGTTATGATGAATTGATGTAATGATATTATTCACTACATGGGTTCTCGTCATCATTGGTGTGGGAATATGGACCCGCGCGGAACAAGGTTCGTCTTGGGCTGAATTCGGAGCTGCAATGATATTCGTTTGTGCAATTCTTGGGTTTGGTTTACTTGGTGGGATTGTCTCAGTCGATACAACAATATTCAATACAACCAATGATATTTACTGGTTACAAGATAGTACAGCGGTTATTGTATCATATTCCGAGGACAAGAAAATGGTTGAACACATTTCAGATCAAAAGGTATTGGATTGTGTGGAAAATGATAGCGTTAATGTGGTGTACAAAACGAATAGAAATTCCTATGGTGGGAAACTCGACGGTAGGTTCATAATAACAATTTACTCCGATTCAACCAAATTTATTATTAGAAGGACAGGCAATGGGCTTTAAAATTGGTGACATAGTAACATTAATTCCGTATTTGGAAGATGGCAAAATGTACGGGCATGACTCGTTCCATCACAGTACGATGCATTTTGATGGTCAAAGGCAAATTACTGGAGAAGATGAGGACAGGGGTTGGTATTTGGGTGATGATAATACCTTTACATTTACGACCGAAATGTTGAATTATTCAGCGTCAGAATTCCCAACTCCAAGGGAAATGCGACCTGGGGATATGGTTAAATTGAGGGTTAATTTGGTTGAAGGTGCTAGATATGGCAAACGGTACTTTTCCAATGCGATGTATTATTCTGGGGTTCGTAAAGTACGGGAAGTTTTCCAAAATGGTGTACATCTGAAAGGCAACCTTTCCGTATATGACACCGAAATGTTCGACCCACATGTTAATCCAGAAACAGATATACAGAGGTTGGAACGGAAAATTGATGGAATTATGGAGGTCTTAGGAATGTGTGAATATGAAGATTGAATTTAGTAATAATAGGTATATTGTAAGTTCCAAATGGGGCCCAATTGCATATTTTAATTCATACGGTGGGGCCGAACATTATGTAGAAATGAATAAAAAAGTGTATGCGGTACTCGATGGCAATGGAAATGTGGATAAGGTATTTTCAAATAGACATCAGGCCACATTGGATGGCCGCCAGATAGTCGAACTATCGGATATTAACGACGATTTAATGGAACAGGAAGAAGACGAACCGGAAGAAATGGAAGAGGACAATGACTGAGTATAAGATCGGGGACAAGCTTATTGATTTAATGACAACAATAGAATACGAGGATTAAACGTGAATTTTCAAGAAGGTGACAATGTAATAGTGACAGATACAAATAATGATTACCCCGATATGTTCCGAATTGGCCAATCCAGAAAAGGGGTTGTGGTTGAAAATGATGGGAGCTCCATGCCATATTGGGTTGAGGTTGAGCTCGATGAACCCGGAAAAACTGACGATTTTTGGTTTGTACCAAAATCAGTTAGTGCGGGGTCCCCACATCCGCCAGAAATTATCAAAAGAACGGTGGAAGAAATATTAGAATCAATTGAAAATCGTTTGGGCCGTATGGAAGATATAATGGGAATCGCTGAATACGAGGACTAAAAGTGGGACTTAAAGAATTAAAACAGAATATGAAGATTGAAATAGGTTATGACATAATTGAAGTCTGGGACAATGGGGTTGAATACGACCTGATAATGTGGAAATATAATAGGGTACTTGGACAAAAATGGGTGGTAAAAGTGATAAAAGGTGATGAGGTGCTAGAATATGTCAACTAAATTCGAGATTGGGGATTGGGTTGTTTTGGATGAAAACCCCGGAATATGCGCGGGATGGAGAATCTATGACTGGCCGGCCCAAGTTATTAAGTATTCACAAAATGCTAGTGGATCGAGAACATTCGTGTTGGATAATAACCATACATTCGCCGGATTCCGGATAAAATTGCATTCGAAAGGTACACTATCCGCAGCGGAATACATAACACCAATAAAAGACCCTATGGAACAGATATTAAACGAAATAAATAACAGATTGAAAAACATAGAAGAACTATTAGGAGTAGTAGAGCATGAAGATTAAGGAAAAAGAGTTAAAATTACTATGGTTACTGGCTGGATTATCAGATGGTGCCATGAAAAATATGTTGGAATTACAGTACGGCAAATCGGCTATACTCAAAGTTGATTCGCGGTCACAACACATGTTTACAACCCTTGATGAATATTACAAGTCCGAATATCCAAAGGAATATGCGGATCACATCGCGTGGGCTCAGGAATTGGAAGATAATTTCAGGCACGATGGTTGGAATGAATTTTCATCCAGAATTCCAGCGACTACAAATATGCGGGATGAGATTAAAGAGATATTGAGTATCTTAAAATCGGTTGAACAAGAGGACTAGAAATGAAAGTTGGAGATAAGGTTGTAATAACCAATCAGAATTATGCGGAATGGGGGGTTTTACAGGGTGCCATAGGGGTTATTGTAGGCATGGGTGGTGCACCCAGTTATATTGATGTGGAAATGGATTTTGCACATAAGGGTAGTAGCAGCCCTATTATTCACGTCGACGAGAAATCTATTTCTCCCATAACTAAGATGGATGATGACCCATTAGTTGACGTGTTGAAAACAATCAGTAAGGAAATGGAAATTACTAATAAACGACTTCTAACAATAGAAACCCTACTTGGGATATGTGAGGAAGAAAAATGAGACCAGGAGATATGGTAATGATGGTTGACCCGGCAACATTCAATCATCATGACCCCCCGTGTATTATCCGGGTATGTTTTTCGGGGGTTCAAAACAGATAGAACGCATCACCCCAGATGGATACCTATTATTAAATGGACGGGAGGGGTGTTATAATTCTAGATGGGTAACACTTGCGGACACAAAGGGAATTGATAGGATTGCAGCTATTGAGAATAGGCTGGCGACATTGGAAAAGGTAATAGGTGACCTTATAGGAGCGTGTGATGAAGATAGGTGATAGTGTAAGGTTAAGGGACTCCAGCACTTGGGATTGGGGACAAACACCCGGATACAGTTCTGATATGGAATTTGGGGGATTTGCCAAAATTACGGGTACAAGTCCATCAGGTTATTTGATGTTGGATGTAAAAACCGAGTATGTGTATAATGAGAATTGGTTATCAGTAGTTTACATCGGCGAGATGTTCTCCGTTGAAGATGAAATAAGGTCACTTCATAAAAAAATGGACTTGATATTGGAAATTTTGGGAGCGTGTGAGCGTGAGTAAATACAAAAAAGGCGATAGGATACGGCTTCTACAGGGTCATAGTTATTTTGGGTTGTCGGGATATGGGGTATATAGTCACATGAGCCTCGATGATGAACGACATTGGCTCGATGTCACTTATGAAGGTGAATCCTATGGGCATCCATTCCTCTTTCTTGAAAAACATTTTGAACTTGTGGGTCATCCCGTTGAAGAAGAGGGGCAATATTCAGATCATGATAGAATCAAAATGTTGGAAATAAAGATGGATCAACAAGCCCTCCAAATTAAAATATTAAATGAAATTATTTACGCTTGTGAGCAAGATAACGGTTGACTTTGTCAGTATAATCTTGTATCTTCAAGTATGAAAAGAGAGGTATCAATGAAAGTATTTTTAGTCACCGGGGATTGGTGGGACGATGGTTGTCACGAGTGTAATAGCGGTAGTCGTCACACTACAAAGGTATTCGGCAAACGGTCGGATGCTGAGGACTATATCACTGAACAGAAACAGAAATCGTTCCGAATTACTTATGATATTGACGAAATGGAAGTAGAGTAAAATGGATCATTATAAAAGAAAAACCTTGGCTGAGTTAGAAAAAATGACTGCCCAAAGGTTATTGAAGTATTATCAAATGAAACGAAATTCATTGTATGGATTTCAGGACATGGATTTCTCCATAGAAAATGGAGAAGAGTATGAAGCCGAACGTGACGCCGAGTACGATTATGTGGAAAAAATCAAACTGGTTCTAGAAACCAAAGGACATGTGGTGAGAAAAAATGACACTAATAAAAAGAATTAAACGAGTTAATAAGACTAAATTGGCAATCATGATTGTTGCAATCATCGTGGGATTTGTCGCAATATCACACGCAATCTACGGGGTCACGATAGTGAATCCCTTGATAATCTGGTGCTCAGGTGTTGGACTCATCTACGCTGGCATTTACAATTTTGCTGTACCACATCCAATAGATAGGGTCAATAGATAATGTAATATGGAGTAAAAATGACTGAAATTAAAGAGAAAATTGAAGATTTGAGAAACGGATTCAACCCTACATCGGTAAGCCTCATCCTAGATGAGTTGTTGAAGAAAATTGAAGAACTCGAGTCCAAACTAGCCAATCAGAAATCCGAATTCCAATCGGAAATTATATCGGCCGCTGGAAGAAGATAATGTTATTGACCATTGGCAAGGGTCATTTGGTAAGTATTGATCCAAATAAGATAGGCGATACTGTTAAAGTTGACCAGCTAAACGGGGAATTGAAATTTACTCCGGATATGTATTTTCAGGGGAATTTCTATGTCGAGCGGGTGGATTGGACTGACAATACAGCTATAGTGAATGGATTGTGGTATTCATTGAGATGGTTGACTAGAGAGGGCCCTGAAGAAAGGCATTCTGAATTGGATGACTTGAAAGCCGAGGTAGCTGAATTGAGGAAAATGATAGAAGATTTTATAGGAGCGTGTGAACAGGATGTCTAATACAGATTTCAAAGTTGGAGATACTGTTAGACTAACCGATCCCAATGGGGTTAGTGCCCTAGCAGGGTTCGATGGAACCAAAAAGATTATTGAAAAGAGTGCGGCGAATAATATTAAATTGGATAATGATCATTGGTATGACCCTAGTATGTTGGTACTTGTGAAAAGACCAATACCAGGTGCTTTAAATGTGGGTGATTGGGTTACTATAAATAAATCACGTATAGCACCAGCGGAATACAATTATTTTGTGGGCAGTAAACAAATAGAACAAGTTGATAACCATGATAGTACCGTTTGCTTGTCAAATCAAATGTGGTATAGCTTTTCATTTTTGGAAAAAGTGGAAAACACGGGACCTGATTTGGAGCCTAGGATAAAGACACTTGAGGAAAAGATTGACAGCATGGATAAGAAAATGGATAAAATTTTAGAGATATTGGGAGTGTGCGAATATGAATAAATATGAAATAAAAATAGTAACGGAACACATGACAAGAAAAGAAGTCAATGCGTTAATGGGACTATTGGGTAGAGCTGGATATGCTGCCTATTTGGGTTATGATAAGTCCGTATGTTTCACCGCTGAAGAGGGCGATAGTGTTACAAAAATTAAAGGGAAGTGGATACAAGATGACTAGGATGAGAGATAAGATAGATGTATACGAGAGTATATTTCACAGGATACAGATGTTGCGAGAGGTTGTTATGGATAAGGATAAGCTCCTTGAGGTGTTGGATATCATAGGTAGTTGGTCCTATGCACACAGGTCTGGCAACGGTGAGCTAAGTGAGAACGAGCAGCAAGAGAGAATTGATTATCAGTTTAATAAGATGAAGGAAAACCTTTGGGGTAAACAAGAAGATATTGATGCCACAATGGAAAAATGCATGAAAATTATAAAGGAAAATGAAGATGAGCGAAACCGTACATTATAGAGGACGACTGGTTCCTATCAATATGGGAGACAAAACTGTTGAAGAAGTGGCCAGAAAATTAGTTGGTGGTGGCAGGGTTAAACCCCATTTTGATGATTATGCCGAACAGCTGATATATGATCATGATAATTATACCGTTCTGAATGGTGCTATTTATGAAATAGTCGAAAAGGAATGGGTCGATGTTGATGAGGATATATTCAGATCAACCAAGAATGGTAATGGTACTATTGATTTTGAAATCAAATATTACAATGGTGGCTGTGGATTCGAGGAAGCCCTTGAGGAAGCGATTAAAGATGACGCATAATATGAAAATGGGTTTGGCTTACTATGGTGGCCTGATCCTGGTTTGGGTCTATCGCGGGGTTTTTAACAGCTCTGGGACTATTAATTGTTTCAGCAGTAATATACAATGAAGCTAAAGGGTAAAATAGTGAGTAAATTTTGGAAAAATTTGGGATCGGGGTTGAGTGTATATCCAGATGCTGGTGAAACGTGGATGTATAAAGAGGACAGCCCGTGGGGCAATAGTACAATTAAAATCATCGACCGCAAGGCGGGTTGGGTGTTATTTGAAATTGATGAAACCGAAGTATCAATTCCACAAAGGGATTTTTGGTCAATGTTTAGGATGGCAGAATAATGGATTTAGTAAAAGTAAATGATTTTAGTGTGGCGGTAATGATTAAGTGGACTTGTCCAAAGTGTGGTAAGGAACATGAAAACCATTGGGAGGCATCACCATATAATGCGGTGGCCGACGATGGGTTGGATCAGTATTGTGATAATTGTGAAGAATGGTTTGAATTAACTATGTATGAGACAAAATAAAGCTTGACTTTGTCAAAATAATCTTGTATATTATAGTATAATAAAAAAGGAACAAGTATATGGCTAGATATAGATATTTTTTAACGGATACGGTGGACAATACCGATTTTGGATATGAAGCGGATTATGAAATATTCGTTACCGACGAAGACGATTCGTCACAAGAATGGGATGGAGACGACATCGGTATCCATACTGAGGGGTTCTTGGAAATTATGACACCGCTGGAAATTCAGGGTGAAGATATGGAAAATGTGTTTACTGGGTACTACATTCCAGCATTCCCGACATTTGAGAGTGTGGCGACACATCTTGAATCGTTTGGATGGATACTTGATAAGGATTTGGAAGAATAATGGATGGTATGTTACATCTGAAGGTAATTTGGTCATTTGCATGGCCAACCATTAAATTTGTCTTAGTGCTAATGGTGGCATTTGCCTTCATTGGACTGGGAACGGCATTTCCAGCTGTCAGTGCGTGGATAGTTGGGATAGTTGGAGCAATTGTAGTCCTTGGATTACTTGGACTGGTATATTATGACAGACTTACAGATATGAGGGATTTGGATAATGGATAAACCACAAGTTAGAACAACGGAGTATTTGGACTTTCTTGAATGCAAAGCATTCATAGCTGACAAATTGGGTTACGATTTACGTGATACTATGGGTTGGCGGAAACTTCTGATGAAGGACAGGGAACATGAAGTTGAATATAGAGATTGGTGGCACCACTTCTTAGATTACAATGATGTCAAGAATGATAGCTACTCCACATATTACTTTTGTGATATGTTAGAAGAGGGTGAAGACTGGCAAAAAGAGATTACCCAAGCTTGGATTGATGAATTCGGTGAAGAAGGTATGTATTGGATGTGTTGGTAATATGAACGATAAAATTATATTTTTGGTAATTGGAACGGAAAATACCGACCATTGGGCGGACACGATAGTGGATGCGTTTATGGATGAACATGAAGCCGGACACAAATCATTGGAATTGAACAATCGAGATGGATTATCCAGATTGTATTGGATTCAACCATTTTTATTGAATGATGCGATGAACATGTTATTCGAATTTTATGAAGAAAAGCGACAGGGAGATTAGATATGAATTTAAATGCGATGATAGGTAAAACGATTGAGTCGATTACAAACAAAAATAATGATGAATTGATTTTCATTGTGAGCGACGACGAACAATATATAATGTATCACGATCAAGATTGTTGTGAGAGTGTGACTATTGAAGATATCATTGGTGATTTAGATGATTTGGTTGGTAGTCCACTTGTTATGGCCGAAGAAGTTGTGAGTGACGAGAATCCAGACAAGGTTTTGGTGTCTGAAGACGATTCGGACGATGAAAGGGGATATTATCCAGACTCGGAAACGTGGACATTCTACAAATTTGCTACAATAAAGGGGTATGTAACTATACGCTGGTATGGTACAAGTAACGGGTATTACTCAGAATCGGTAAGTTTTGATAAAATTGGAGAAAGGTGGCGGGATAGATGAAAAAATTAATTAAATACACAGGGTATGTGTTGGCTTTTGTGGCTGGTGTATGCATTACATCTAGTTTCTATGTGCCGGCCCTTGTACTTGGGTTGACATCAATGGGGATGGTGATATATGGGTCGGAATAAAATGATTATAACTAAGGAATTTGTACCTGAAGCACTATCGTTTGTAGTATCGACTGTGGCCGCAACGGTCTTGTCATTCTTTGCACCCGCGGTGTGGTTGGTCGCTGGGTTGGGATGGGCAGTTATATTGTACATAACTATTAAGCGTTTTATAGGGGCGTAACCAATATGAATAGTGAATTTGGAGAATTCCAAATTGGGATGTGGGTCAATCTCACTGAAAAGGCTTGGGAACTGGCCCGAGAAAACCCTTGGGCAGATTGTGTGGCCGCCAAGTGGCCCCAACAAATAACCGGACATCATGACAATAAAATGGATGTCACTCTAAACTCAGTTGGACCAATTGGAATCAGGCATTTGGTACTGGAAGAGAATCAGAAAAGGATTCCATTTATTCAACCACTTACATTGGAACAGAAAGTGGATATTTTAACAGACAAATTCGATGAATTACTAACCAAATTGGACAAGGTAATTGATTGGGATGTATTGGAATATGATAATTGAAATATCCTTTTTTAGACAAAACCCTACAAATACAGTAAATGATAGGGATATGTGGTGGCTGTCAATGGATGGCCGAAGGGATACTCATTTTATAGATGATTGGGAAATGTATGAATTTATTAAGGACCAGACATATGTGGGCCCAATTGGTTTATAATTGATGAAACGGTATTAGAACATGATAATGGAAATCAAACAGCGTAGGACATTCTGGGGGTTGACTTTCGATTTGGACATAGATGGTTCTACAATGTATGTTTGTCATTGGACAGAAGATGTAGTAAATAAAGGATTAAAGGCGTGGCCCATGGCAGAATGGGGTCCAACCTTTGAAGAAAACGCAAATTATTATATTTGTGAACATGAAAAGGAGTAAGTATGAACAGTGAGATATTGGGTGGAGTTTTGGGGAGAATTAAAAAGAGATTTATTTCTGAATCCTAGGTTTTGGGCCGGATTGGTTATGATATGGGCTGGAATAGCTATGGCCAGTCTATCGTGGTTTCCCGGTTTGTTGGTGTGTATAGTCGGATGGACTTTGTATTGGAAATTCCTTGGGGGATATCACAGATGAGCTGGAGATGTCTACCTTGGGTAAATTTTTCAATAGGGGTATGGTGTTTGATAGTTGGAATCCTTAGCACTACACCATTTTTGGGCCCATTGAATATATTTCTTGGGGTATTGAATATTGCGGCGGGGTTCCATACAATTTATCTAGAGAGGAAAAACTCGTGGATGAGAAACTAAGTACATTATTGGAATCATTGAACTATCGGCATCAGATACTAAAGGATGAATTAACTAGTATTGATAGAATGGGTACAATTGAGGAAGAAATAGAACGTGCAGGGATCAAAGGCCGCATGAATGAGAACGATTTAATGGTCGTACACATCCAGAAGATGTTATTGGATGGTCTTAACGATGACGACTAATATTGACGAATATAGGGAAGAATTGGAAAAAGAGGTGATTGAATTCGTCAAGGATTTGACCACCAGACAGCTGAGATTCGTCTATAGAAATATGGTGGCAATCAAAACTGATAATCCAGAGCTGATAGACTTAAATGAACAGAGAATCAAGAGGATGATTAAAAATGACAAGAAGTAAAATACCCAAAAAGGCCAAAGGTAATTATCTCGGTGGGCCCCACATATATTCACCGCCAAAACCTAAGCCGGAACCTACCGCTAGAAGGAAATTCTCTGAAATGAGCAGGGAATTCCAGACAACCATCGTAATGATATTGGTATTATTGGGGGCCGGATTATTCTTCGGATGTCCAATATATTTTCCAATCTTTGGCAAATGGCTGGGAATAGCAATATTTGTTTCAGCTGGATTGATGTTCTTATGGAACATGTTGTATATGATAATGGGAATTGATGATGACTAGAAGTAAGATACCCAGGAAACAAGGGGTTAATCCGTGGGGTGCCACGTTGTATCCGCCCAGCCGACCACCACCAAAAGTACATCCCAAACAATTATGGAATTGGGACAATTTGAATGTTGAAACTCAGGCGGCTATTTGGCTGATAGGTGCTATTATGGCAATCGGTTTGGTGGTAGGTGGGAGTATTATGTTGCCCACCCTTACATCATGGTTGTCATTGATCTTGGTAGTATGTGGAGCTCTGTATGGATTTGGAAACTTATCATTTTCTCGTTAGAGGAATTCTAATGAGTAGAAGATCATGACTAATCCGCCCGATGAAATGGTATTCAGGACCGACCTGTATGTGGATTGGGTGTTAAAGGAATCTGGGATGGTGCTCGATCCACCTGAATGGATTAAAAATTTTGATGGTAAGTCAATGGAATGGTGCTTACAGCAAGGTCAGGGGTTGTTGTGGAAGGACAATTTTTTTGAAATAAAAGAAGAATATATATGTGAATATGACGAGGATAGTTAATTGAAACAAAGAGATATTGCGATACCACGACCGGATCACATAATACATTGTGGCAGCGGTACATACACTCACGCTATTGTGGCGTCGGTTGAACCATTTATACTGGTATCAGAACATGGTGATATGTTGTGGCAGGGTGAAGAGGAATATGATTTTTATTATATTGGTGAGTGTCATCCCAGAGTATGGAAAGCTGTAAAGAAACGAATTAAACGAACAGAAGGAATTAAAAAATGAAAATAGTAATTAACAGGTGTTATGGTGGGTTTGGATTATCTCCAAAAGGTGAAGTGGAATTGATGAAAAGAAAAGGAAAAGAGATTTTCTTTTACGAGAATGATTATAGTGGTGGGGATTGGAGACGAGTTGATCCCGAACCTTGTGGCCCAGGTGTATCCATGACTACACTTCTAAAGGATTATGGTGCAACCTTTGATGGTAAATATGACAGTGGGGATTATGTTTATGTGTCTGAAGTGGAACGCAACGACCCAGATTTGGTGGCGGTTGTTGAACAATTGGGCGAGGATGCCGACGGTGCGTACGCCGAACTGGCAGTCGTGGATATTCCAGATGATGTAAATTGGGTGATTGATGAATATGATGGTGTCGAATGGGTTGCCGAGGAACATCGTACGTGGAACTAAGATTTTTGCGTGCTTTGGGCAAGTTAATACATATATATAGATAGGAGGGCGTATGCAAGACATTTGGGTAACAAAGGATAAACCTATCTTATATGACAAATGGATTAACTATAATGGCAGGACATGTTCAATAAACAGGTCGGGTGCTGGGTATTCCAATGGCAGGCCATATCGGACATTTGAGAGGCGTATGAGGAAATTGGAACGTAAATTGAAAAAGATTACCGAGATAGTTACGGTGTGCAAATACGATGGGTGATCCGATGGTAGCATTTATAGAAGCCTATACTAAACCGGGTGTAAGGGTAACATCCACTGGTACATCGTCTATAACCAGTGATACAACGAGTTATTCCACAGGTAGTTGCATAACTATAGGCGGCTGGACAATAGGCCCCAGTGGTCATGGGTCACCGATGGGCAACCCCTATTGGGAACAGGATATCAGGTTGGAACTATTGGATGAGAAGATAGCTAAGATACTGGAATTTGTGGAGATATGTGAGCATGGATAATAAAATGACACGTATCAATCAAATGAAATCCAATCATAATGTTGGAATTGGTACTACCCATAGAAATTACGGTACTGGCATTGATACGCACTATTTTGATAGTATTGATAGGAAGATGGCGGCATCTTGGACATGGTATGAGAAATCATATCATTCCGCATTTAAAAGGATTGATGAGTTGGATAACAAAATTAAACGTATAACCGAAATAGTGGGAGCGTGTGAACATGAGTAAAAAAATGGCAATGACCAAGGAGCAGATTCGGAAGTTGACGGATATATACTATAAAGCCGATAAATTAAATTTGGCCAAAATGAGTGATATGGATAGATTGATGAGAGAATTGACATCGGACAGGGATAAGAATTTGATCAAGATCGCTCAGGAATCTTCCGATATCAATGATCGGGAATCATTGTCCACATTGAAACGGTTGAAACTATTGGAACAGGATATATCAGAAATTAAGGAATTATTGAAATTTGGCAGTATAGAGGAATTATTGGATATATGTCAAGAGGAAGACGAGGATGAAGATGGCGTGGTTTAAGAGTAGACCCGACTATGAGGAATTGGATAGGGATATCAAAACCGATAGTGCGGTATATAGTGAAGAACAAATGGCGGCGGCCCAGAAGGAATCATACGACAAGGGATTCAGATCAATTCCAAGTGAGGCCACCGAGATAGATAAGCGGTTGGAAAAGATGGAACAGATTGTGGATAAGCTAATGAACCTATTAGGTGATCCAAAGGATTTCGAAAGTGAGGACGAGGAACATGAGCTCGACACTTAAACAATATCAACAAACTCCTCCGGGAAAGTTTAATGGTGAAGATAAAGCCTCACGGGCCAGAATGTACAGATTACTACAAAAAAGTGGAATCGCTAATCGCTCGGATAGGATGGAAAACCTCGAGAGAAAGCTGGATTTCATATTACAATTTATAATGATGGAAGACGATAATGACTAATGGAATAAATCCTTACGGAAATAAGCGAATCCCTAAAGAGGATGTAGTAGCGGCAATTGCGGCTACTTTGTCTATGCGCCAAGCTGGGCAACATTTGGGTGTATCGTACAAGACATTTCAGAAATATGCGATGGAATATGGAGTCTGGAAACCACTGGGATCGCCAGCTGGGATACCTCGACCAAATAGGAAAGTGACATATTGGACTGGATGGAAAAGACTGGGTCAGGAACAACATCTGAGACTACAGGATAAATTGGTTACGGCTGGCAAATTGATACGAGTATGTAACAAATGCGGGTATGGTAAATATAGAAAATGGGATACTCAGCATCCGCTGGTACTTACCTTTAAGGATATGGATGAGAAGAATTTGGATATGGACAATATTGAACTATTGTGTTATAACTGTTATTTCATAACCTATGAAAAGGGTCAATTCAAAAATAGAAAACCTTTGGGCGACGATAGGAAGCCTGAAACTATAGCGGAAGAACAAGCACAATCCATTATAGATAACGCAGAGGACACCGAGGAAATCACAGGTGACGATCTAATGGGTGAGCTAGGGGCCAGTATGGCGGAACTATTTAAGAAAACTTAAAGAAAACGCTTGACTTTATGGTTTTTATCTTGTATCTTGTGGTACGAAAAGAAAAGGAAAAAATGAAATCATTTAAATTTTCACTAAGAATCAAAGGATGTGATGTAATTTTCAAAGAGGGCATGGAACCTGGTGAGATATCTTCACAGGTTTTGGATTTCCATACAGTGAATGAAATTACTCGGACTGGGTGAAATCCCAGAGTTTGACGACGGCGGATACGGTCCGGATATATTTGTCAAATTGGTAGAAGATACAAATACGGTGGTATTGGATGAGTTTAGAATCACTCAAGTTTAAGATAACAAATATAGAAGAATGCAGAGATATCCAGAGTATCCTATTTAAAATGGGGTACGAATGGGCATCGGGTGGCAAGACGGTTCAATATTGTACCAGTGCCCGCGCACTATTTGCCAATGAATCTGCATGGGGTGGAGCCATAACATACGGGGCACAAGTCGACGATGATTCATTTCATGAATATGGCGGTAGGGAATGTGTTCTGAGAAGTGGTCATTTATACGATAGGGGTTCAGGTTTCCGTGTATCTGGTGATGATATGATGATTGATGAGAGTAAGAGATACTGGAAGAATCAGTATTTCAGGTTGACTGGCAAGGAAGTATCTAATAACAAGGAAATGAATTATACCATAGATTATGTGGATTATTTGGAATCCCAACTAAACGAATTTAATGACGCATTGGAACAGGAAGAATAATGAAATTGGAACAGAACAAATTGTATAAGGTTGTCTCCGATTGGGATGGTATGTGTGAATATTGCACTTATCACGGGTCATATTGGTGGGACACCGAGGATGATACAAAAGTGAACGATGTTACTGATGTTTGGGATGAAACCAATGAAACATGGATTGACATTGAAAGGTGTTGGGATTAGATATGATTAGGATGAAAATTCATGTACATGATCCAATCCATTCTGAGAATGTTCAGGATGCTCTATTCAAACTGGGGTATTCATGGTCCATTCATGGGGATCAATTTATGTACACCGATAGAGAATATCTATTTGGTACGGAGAATGGCGATATCCTACAAAGTAGGGCTCCATACGATTTTGACGATGATGGTAGTGTTGAATATATACTATTTAAGGGTAAGCTGATTGAAAAGGGTATGGTTGAACAACGCTCGAAATGGGAAATTGAATTCAAAGGGGGAACCAACTTGAATGCCCGCAATAATCTATTGGAATATTCAGCGTGGTTAGAGGCAAAATTGGATGAATTCGAGGTAATTGATGACAATAGGGATTCGTAGGCTTATGGTAGACCAGAAACGGCATCCACTAAAATGGCATTCATATAAAACGGAATCGAATTTGTTAATACCGCATCGTGATTATATTGTGGAATATGTTGATATGGATAAGATGGCTGAAATACAAGGTTATATGTGTTCGTCTGAATGGGCTGTGTGGTATGGGTCGTATTTCTATTCAACCTACAATGAATCCAGATTAGATAATATAATACGATTCAGGGAATCGTCGGGAACCAACTAAATAAAGGAAAAAATAAATGAATGACAATGAACGATTATATGGTGTAGACGTGAGAGAGTGGTTAGAACGATGGGATGCTGGGACAAATGTTTGGAGCGTTGAATTGGGTGGCCAAGGCCTCGGATATGAACAAGCCATTCAAATCACTGTCGCGGAGTTGTTACGAATCATGCTCGATACCAACAGGGATTCTTCAAAGTGGGCTGAGAAAGACAGTGGATCGTGGAAAAAGGATAGACCCGAAATAGAGGTTCTCGCGTTGGATAATGATGTAATAAAGAATTTGGGGTCATCGGGTGCTCAGTTTGGTGCGGCAATGGGGATGGCGGCCAGATTACATATATATGGTCCCACAAAACTATTTGTTGAAGCTGACAATGATAGGTTAATCCAAGTCAATAGGGAATGGCCACAATCGGTCGGTCCCCTATCAAGTATATTGGATGATGACAATTAATGAGAAAAATACGAAATAAAATATGGTATGAATATCCAAAGGATAATCACATGCTGGAATCACAAAAACTGTACCATACGATGGACAGTACCCACTCACCATTGAGCATCCCATTGCAATGGTGTGGTTCCTACTGGTATTGTGGGCAACTTGATGAGAAGATAACGGGCGTTGATTCGTTCAGGGAGATAGAATAATGATGGAAAATGGAAAACCAATATGGTATGATCCCAAAGAGGTCGAACCACAGAAACTTACAGAATATACAATATTTAATGGAGCGGGGTATGGCAAGGCCACATATTATGGCTCATACTGGCAATATTCAAACTCAGACCCATCAACTGATGGTACAAGAGTGCCGAGGGTTGATGAATATACAGAAGCGTCGATATTCGATCAGATAATGGATATCTTCACCGAGCTTGATAATCGCTCGGCTAAGGCGGACACAATAGATTTAGGAAAATAAACCCACTGGTCTGTTCATTTATCAAATAGTAGTATTTACTAGAGGGTCAGATGCTTTAGTGGCACAGGGGCAGGCCGAAAGACTGGGTTACATAAAGATATGCTCATATATAACTAAAGTGGAGTATCGTCGAGGAATAAACTAGACAATAAGGTCAGTCCGATGTAACCCGAAGAATTAAGGATAAGACAATGGAAAACCCGTGGATGATCGTAAAAGGGAATGAATGGATGCTTGGAATGCATGCTGATTATATGGTAATAACACCAGATTCAATGGTAGTTGAACAAGCTACTTATTATGGCAGTTATTGGTTAAGGGATACTAAGAGATTGGATAATGTGATTGAATTTGCTCTAATGGATGATTATGGGCAATACGAATTAATGTACGATACCCAACCAATGCCACACGATTGGTATGGTGAAATATAAATGGAAACTAGATGGCTTAGCCCAAATGAAATAGAACCAACCCTATTGGAAACGTATGCAATTCAATTTACAGACGTATCTGGATTGGTTTTGATATACAGCCCAGTAACCTATCATGGGTCATATTGGATGCAGGGTACTGAGAGAATAGATCATCATCGAGTAACCAGTTATAGAGACATTGGGGGCTTTCAGGGAAATATGGTATTTGGCATCCTACCTTCCAAAACGGGAAATCCGTTCAAATCGCGTCATGGCCGCTATGAGAACAAGCGCCGCTAATATGACTATATATTACATATTATTTGGGATAGCGATATTGAAGGTATTATTCGATATGCACGAAAAACGCGGATTTGAAGATTGGTGGAAATTTTGGGAATAATTTGGACGGACCCCCATAAGGTAGAACCCCAGTTATACACTACAACGCACATACTTGTTGAAGGTGAATCTGGGCAGAAATATGAAATGTTGGGATACTGGAATGGATCGCGATGGGATGACCCATCGACTCAGAACTATCTCGATGACTTATTCAAAGTGGTGGGCTGGTGCCACCCGCATGACTACGAACGCAGGAAATCGGATATACCATACAAGCCATATTCAGTAAAGTATGATCCGGATATGGGAAGAAAAAGGAAGATTGGAATATAAAATGAAATACTATATATTTGTTGGTGAACATAGTTGTACACTATCAGAAGATGAGAATCCGCCACAATACCTGATACATAAGGAAGAACACGCAAAGACAATAGAGGCTAGAGATTGGGATGATGCCAATATTCAATATCATGAGTTTATGGGTTGGGAACCTTACGTGGTGCCAGATAAATGGCCCGAGGATGATGAATGTTAAATTGGATAGACCCAAAAGCGATAGAACCCAATATGAATTCAGAATATGAAATTAATATTAGGTATAGAAATGATCCTAATAGTGATTGGGGGGTTATGGGTAGAGGGACATATCATGGTAGTTACTGGTATGTGGGTGGTGATAGACTTGCCCATGAATATGAAGTGGTTGGGTATAAATTGCCTGAGCCTGCAATATCTGGTTGGAACATAGATTGGGCAAATAATGGATAAAGAATGGCTCGATCCAATTAAGGTAAAACCCGCAAAGCATAAGCTATATAGGGTACAATGCTTACACATGTATTATGGGGGAGTATTCCTAAGCACGGCCGCAATGTACGATGGACACTGGATCAATGGTAAAACTCAAACAAGGTACGTCGGCTTTAAAGTGGTGGGGTATAAGGGATTACATGATAAATAGAGAATTAATAATGCACAAGGAATATACCGTATCCTGCAAGGATGTGGTCACTGACTATTTCCCAGCCAACTATTATGGGACATATTGGGTACACGCTCAGACTGATGAAATAATAAGAAGCGTCCAATGGGTGTTCTATCACGATGAAGACGGTGGTGGGTGGCATAAATGGTCAGAATTCAAAAAGAATTCGGGAGCTTAATAATAAAATGAATGATAATTGGATAGACCCAAATGAGATAGAACCTAATATGCTGCAAACTTATATAGTGAAATTGACAGCACCTAATACATTCAGATATAGATCACTAGCAAGGTATCATGGAAATTATTGGTATGATACACTGTATAAACATAGGCTAACACATATAGTAACAGGGTATAAGTATATAACTGAAAGTAAAGCTCGATGGTATGAGGACGATCCACTATATAGGGACGTGGAAGCTAAATAATGAAATCCGAATTGATACTGCATGAGGGGTATATGGTGCGCACTAAGGAAAGTAAGAAATGGTCATGGGTTATATATCATGGTACATACTTCTGGGATGAGGGTAAAAATAAACGACTTGAAAACCCAACTGAATGGTGGTGCCATAATGAAGGAAGATGGATAAAATGGAATTAACTCTTCATAAAGAATACTATGGTAGATCAAAAACTGAATGGTGGGGTTGGTATATATATCATGGTACATACTGGCAAGCCAAACATGACGGTGTTCTAGTGCATGATATGGAACTGGTATATTTAGGCTATAGACTATATGAATGGAATGGGACAGAATGGGCCCATCTATTAACTAGTACTGAAAAAGAATTTGGAAGCTTAATAATAAAATGAATAGTACATATATAGTAACAAATAACTGGATTGATCCAAATAAAATAGAGCCAGAGCAAAATGTAATCTATTATGTAAGGGTACTACTAGATGAAGTTGACTCAGATTATCTAATGAATACTAGAGGAATGTATCATGGGACATACTGGTCAAGTGTAAGTAGAGGCAGGCCATTTCCATCAAACTGTAAAGTAACAGGATATAAAACTACGGAACCCAAAGCATGATTCAACCCAAGCACATACTACTAAAGCAAAAAGAATTCGGAAGCTTAATAATAAAATGCGATATATTGATCCACTTCAGATAGAACCTACACTGCATAAGAGATATGACATACTATGCCTATTTGCAAAAGACTGGGAAATATCAGGTACAGCAACCTATTATGGCAACTACTGGTTAAATGATGATAATGATAAACTGCAAGTAAAAGTAATAGGGTATAAGGACATATAAATGGAAAACTTCAGATCACCCCAAGAGCAACAGCCTATACAATTACAACTGTACGAACTGTTCGTAAAAGATACCAAAAGGACTATACTACAGGCTATTGGCACGGTACTTACTGGTCAGATTATCATAGTGGCAGACCATTTAAAAGCTATGTAGTATAGGTATAATGGGGGATTAACACATACAGGTAGCCGCCAGTGGGTAAAAGTGGGGGATAGTGGGTAAAAGTGGGAGGTTTCTAGGGGGTTTTTTAAAAGCATGGGGGATATAACGCGCAAAGAAAATTTTTCTGGCCAAACTGGGCCGGTCCACAAATATAAAACTCGCTATAATTAAAACTATACTACATAAAACTCCCAAAAGAGTACATAAAACTCCCCAAATGAGGTAATCAATGGCAATAGACTTCGACTTAATACTTAAAACTCTAAAACTCACAGCGAATAAAGAGGATTGGGACACTAGAATGGAACAGCTTTTGATAAAACTCAAACATATAACTCTAGTCGTCGAAGCATGTGAGTATGCTGCCCGAGCGCCCTGTGACTATGATAATTAACTCAGGCCGCTCTAATTGCAACTTCGTGGGACAGGAATAGTCACTAATAGCCGCCAAAATAAATGCATTTCTAGCAGATTAATGCAAAAATAAATGCATTTCGCCGCAGAAAACGCTTGACTTTGTCATTATTATCTTGTATCTTGTAGTATGAAAGAGATTAGACGAAGGGCACGTGATATCAAAAGCCGCGATGCTGCAGCATCGGCTGTATAGCTATACAGAAATCAGTGGTTCTCGTATTACTTGGGATGGTACATGGGCAGAATGGTTTTTTAATAACATAGAAGAGGTTAGTGGTAACGCATAAGATAGATTTGGCTGACGCATTGAGCACCGCAGTGGTGACTATTGCAAGCCTGTCAGCGACTGATTACACCAAAAGATTGGATTATTTGGTGGGCCCTCGTGAATATGTAGTATATAGGGACAATATCATAGGCCTATGATATGCTAGAAGCAATTGATTTATACAACGGAATAAACTTAAGGATACACAAATGAGAATAGCGGCAGACTGGGAAACCCTAAGAGTATATGGTGGCGAGCATCATGGCAGGGTATATGACAATGCTTATACAAATAATGGATTTGCCTATGTGGATAATGGTGATGTATTCTGTACAGGACTATGGATGGAGTTACCCAATGACTAGGAACAGTATTAATTTTATCGGTGGCGCTCTTGGCTTGATCAAGCTAATAGCATTTGTATATGGCTGTTTTCTATGGGGCTGGCCATTCGTTATAGTAGGGTTATTGTTAGCATTGACAGTAGAACGCGCTTAAACAATTGACGTAGTCAGAGGGCGGCCTTTTTTATGTCCAATAATACGCCGCAATATGATGCTGCTACAGGAACTGTCGCGGACTGCATCACTCTAGCTGTTGCGGCTTAGATGATCTGGATAGTGCTAGAGCTCTCCCTTGAGCTGATTGGTGTAAGCGATTATGATTCAGACAGTTGTGGCAATAGCCGCCAAAATACTTGCAAAATCCAGCAGAAAACGCTTGACTTTGTCATAAATATCTTGTATCTTGTAGTATGGAAAAGGAAAAGACTATGAAAATATTGGGAAAGCCCGCAAAGGGTACGTGGAAACGCGTTGAGTTAGTACATGATGAGGTGATCGTTATAGACGAATTGTCCAGAATGACTGTGGCACAAATGAATCAAGCATTAAAAATGGTGGAAACTGAGTAATGAGAATAGTAATAGCGGCAGACTGGAGTTCATTGAAGAACTATGGTGGTGAGGCATACGCAGACAAGCATCACGGGCAGGTATATGAGGCCAGTATAGGTGATGACAACTATGCATATATAGAGGGGGCTAAGTTCCACTTGGCTCTGTACATGAGGTTCCCCAATGACTAATAACATATTTAAATATATCGGCGGAGTGCTTGGATTGGTCAAGCTGGGCGCATATGTATATGGCTGTATAACATGGGGTTGGTCCTTTGTTATAGTAGGAGCATTACTAGCATTGACATTAGAACATAGCTAAGCTAAAATAAAACTCTTCAGTTTTAAAGCTCACTTCGGTGGGCTTTTTTTATGTCCCGGAATATAGTTCCCCCAAGTATGTAATATATATGTTACAGCCTATATGTCATACTGCATCACTTGAGCTGTTGCGGCTTAGATGATCTGGATAGTGCTAGAGCCAATGCTATAGCTGAATGATGTAAGCGATTATGATTCAGACAGTTGTGGCGATAGTCCCGATAACAAAGATTATGGGAAGCATGGCAGCTAAATGCTGTAAGCTACTGTGTGATAGGGAGTTACAGGACTCACCCGAAAAGCGTGGGTCGACTCTATAATAATCAGCTCAAGCACCATCTATTTGGACATCCCACGAGCGACCCCGGCTATGCGTTGACGCCAATTGAGCTCAGCATGGGGGAACTATGTTCCGGGGGTAATGAAAGGGCTCCTCAACAGGTCGTAATGTGTACAACACATCAAAACGATCAGCTGCGTGTAATTCATAGTCATGTGTACTCATTGTATTTAATAACTGCATGACATTGGACATCATTTCAGCATGATACTTCTCAGCTATATAAAACTCTATAACAGTTTGGCCTTCGCATCCAAAGTAACCAGTTGTCATAGTAGCTATATATCCAAGAGTTTTATGTAATATAGCATGGCGGCGATTGGCCATAT